CCTGCTGAAGTACAGGAAATCGTAGTGCTGGTAAACATCCATGATGCTAAGAACCGTCAGCAGAACTTTGGTATGGTACGCAATGCTAAAGTAAACCTGTATGAAGGTGCAGAAGGCAACAACATTCTTGCTAAGTATGACTTGGAAGAAGATGCTTCTATGGACAGAGCGTTGGTATTCTGTAAGCTGTACCGTAAGGATGGTAGCTGGAGATTCCAGGCTGTGAATGAAGGTAAAGGTAACTATCAGTCAGTGCTGTTGTGTGACATTCTGGCTGGTTATGGTATTGATGCTGGTCCAAAGGATTTATAACTATGATAAATCTGGAGAAGGGTGGCAGAGTTAATCTGTCTAAGGATGATAACGGTAACAAGTTATCTAAAGTATTCTTTGGAGCAAACTGGGGAGCTATCAAATCTGGTGGCTTCTTAGGTTTTGGTGGAGGTACTGAGGCTGTTGACCTTGATGCTTCTGTGGTTCTTATGGATGCTAACAAGCGCAAGCTTGAAACTGTTTACTTTGGTCATAAAGACTCTAGTGACAGAGCAATCCATCATTCTGGTGATGATTTAGTAGGTGATACCGACGGAGACGACGGAATGGATAATGAGACTATCTCAGTAGAACTGGATAGAATCAGACCTGAAGTTTCATATGTTGCTTTCATCCTTAACTCATATCGTCACCAAAGATTCGACAAGATTCCTTATATGGGTCTGAGAATCTACACTACTGCTGACGGACGCCCAGTAACTCGTCCAAACTCCAATCCTAACGTATTGGCTAAGTATAACTTGGATAATGATAGTAAAGACCCTGAAACTACATTCATTGGTCGTGAAGCTATTGTTCTAGGCTATGCTTATCGTAAGGACGGTGAGTGGAAGTTCAAGGCTCTTGGTAACACTGGCTCTTGGCAATCTATAGGTGAAATCGAAAGGGTATTACCCAATCTTATTTAATTATTAAAACTTACAATTATGTGTAAAGTAAATGTAGAAGAACTCCGCGAAGAAATTATGGCGGATGGTGTAGTGACAAAAGAAGAAGTTGAAATGCTGTGGGAGAAGAAAGACTCTCAAGAAGGTGATACTACTTCTGAGTTTGATGCATTCTTTGCTGAAGCTGTAATGGCTTGGCTGTTGGCTGACGGTGAAATCAGTGATGAAGAAGCTCAATATCTCATTGACAAAATCAATGAAGATGATGATATTGACGACGCTGAAGATGAACTGCTGGAAAGCATCGCCGAGTGGGGAAGTGAAGAAGGACATAACGTTCCCGTTATCCTTATTGAAGCATTCCCTGATTACTTCGAAGAAGACGAAGAGTAAAAACTACACTGGTGGGCATCTTGTCCACCTTTTAATAATTAAATAACTTAAAAGATGAATATAGAATTGTTAAAGGGCTTGACAGATGCTGAGGTTAATCATAGTAGAGATTGTCATGGCTCTAATGTGTTAACACCACCTAAAAGAGACCCTTGGTACATACTTTTCCTTGAGAAGTTCAAAGACCCCCTAATTCAAATATTGAGTGTCGCTGCAATTATTGCATTGGTACTGGGAGTTATTAAGTCGGAATATTTAGAACCTATTGGTATTATAGCTGCTATCTTGTTAGCTGTAACCATAGGATTCTTAAATGAATATAGTGCATCTAAGAAGTTCGATGTACTTACTTCAAGTTCTGATGATACGCTTGTCAAGGTAAGGAGAAATGGGATAGTAACCCAAGTAGCTCGAAAAGACCTAGTTGTTGATGATGTAGTGCTGTTAGAAGCTGGAGAAGAAATTCCTGCTGATATTACAGCCTACGAATCTCATAACTTAAAGGTTAATGAGTCTGTTCTAACTGGAGAATCTAAGGCTGTTACTAAGCAACCTAAAGAGGAAGGTGAATTAAATGCCACTTATCCCTCTTGGCTATTACTAAAAGGAACTATCGTTGAAGAAGGTTCTGTAGTAGGTGTAGTCAATGCAGTTGGAGATAATACGGCATTTGGACAGACAGCACGTAAAGCTGCTGAAATTACTGACACAGAGACTCCTCTAAACAAGCAGCTCAATGGTCTTGCTGATTTAATCAATAAGATTGCATTTGGTGCTGCTGGATTCCTTATTCTTGCTTTATTAGTAAGGTACTTCTTTATAGAACAAGCTTATGTAGGACAAGACTGGATGCAGATTACTAATGACCTATTATCCTTCTTAATGATTGCAGTTGCACTAATAGTTGTAGCTGTGCCAGAAGGATTGCCTATGGCTGTAACACTAGCCCTTGCGTATTCAATGAAACGTATGTCTAAGGCAAATAATTTGGTCAGGAAGATGCACGCTTGTGAAACCTTAGGAGCAACTACTCTTATTCTTACCGATAAAACGGGCACTCTAACAGAGAATAAGATGAAGGTTGTAAATGAGGTAATGCCTAATAGGGCATATATTACTATCAATGCTCTTGCCAATTCTACTGCATATGTAGATGGTGATAAGACCGTTGGTAATCCTACAGAGGGTGCTATAATTAAGTATATGGATGCTGGGGACTTACTTGATGATATAAGGAGAGATAATACTCCTGTGTTCAGAATGGACTTCTCAAGTAAGACTAAGTTTATGATGTCCATTGTTAAACAAGGTGATGCCTTTATTTCGTTGGTAAAAGGTGCTCCCGAAGTTGTTCTTACTATGTGTAATGAAACAGTAGAAGGTGGCTTACCAAGTTGTGTTTCGGAGCAGAACAAAGGACGTAGAGTTATAGGCTTTGCTTATAAAGAATCTATGACCTTAGAGGATGCTCAGAAATTGAATGGCTTCACTTATAATGGCTTCATGGCTATTGAAGACCCAATCCGTAAGGATGTTCCAGATGCAGTTAAAGCTGCAAAAGAAGCTGGTATTACAGTTAAAATTATCACTGGTGATAATCCAGCCACAGCTACGGAGATAGCTAGGCAGGCAGGACTAAGCGACAACCCAAGAGCTTTATTAGGAGAAGAAGTAGGAGACAGAATGTCAATTACTACTTTGAATAATACTGATGTATATGCCCGTACTAAACCAGAGGATAAACAAACTCTGGTTAAAATGTATCAGAGCATAGGAGAGGTTGTTGCAATGACTGGTGATGGCACTAATGATGCCCCAGCTTTAAACCATGCCGAAGTAGGTATAGCCATGAATAATGGTACGGACGTAGCCAAAGAAGCTGCAGATATTATCCTACTCGACAATTCATTCCCATCTATCATCTTAGGTGTTAAGTGGGGAAGAAGTCTGTACAAGAATATACAGCACTTCATTCTGTTCCAATTAACAATCAATGTTGTAGCTATTCTTATAGCTTGTATTGGTCCGTTTATTGGTATAGACCTACCCTTCACTGTTACACAGATGTTGTGGGTTAATTTAATCATGGATACATTCGCTGCATTGGCTTTAGCAACTGAACCAGCTAACGATGCAGTTATGAAGGATAAACCAAGAAGTCCTAAAGCATTCATTATCACTAAACCAATGTGGTGTGAAATCTTTGGAGTTGGTATTATATTCTTCATATTCTTAGTCACTTTGCTCTATACTAAAGCAGTATCTCTAACAGAGTTCTTTACGATATTCGTATTGTTACAATGGTGGAATCTGTTTAATGCTAGAGTGTTCGGACAAAGAAGAAGTATCTTTGATGGCTTGCTAAAGAATCCTGCGTTTGCTGGAATTGCTTTAGTTATTCTCGTTGGTCAATTCTTAATCGTACAATATGGTGGCGCTATGTTCAGAACCGAACCTCTCTCTATGGAGACTTGGGGTTTGATTTTAGCTGGAACTTCCGTCGTTACGGTTGCTAGAGAGTTGATGTATCAAATAAGCAAAATTTTCAAATAGTATGGAATATTGGGTATTATACTTATGTAGTATCGCTGACTCAGTTCATACATTGTTAATGGTTCTTTCAATTGTTGGTTTAATTGTATCAGCTATCTTATTCTTCATGTCAGTATGTAGTTCACAGTGCGATGTTTGTGGCACCAGAACTTGCGTGGCTAAAGGGGGTAAAGAAGTCTGGTGTAAAGAGGAAACACTTTGTAATACCTACTGTAATAGCAGCGGTGTTATGTGTACTTACTCCCTCAACTAACCAATGCTATGCTATATTTGGCGTAGGTGCAACCTTACATTATGTAAATCATAGTGAAGAAGTGCGGAAGATACCTGACAATGCAATGAAAGCTGTCAACCGATATTTGGAGTCTCTGGCTCCCAACGACTCCATACAATAGTTATAGGGGTCAATTCTGTCTACATTAGTAGATGGGTTGACCCTTATTTTTTGTAGATGTATGGTAAAGTAACTGAACAAGTCAATAAGTGAAAGGACTAAGTAAAGTTAAGGCATGGCTTGAGAAGAAGGAATTTATCCAAGTAGAACAAGTTGGAGATACCAACTCTGAATATTTTCAGTTAAGTGGATTTCCAATTACAGTTAGACTGGGTGACCATCTAGGAAGGCAGAATACTATCTCTGATAAGTATATCAATGTTTTACCAGGCAACGATTGTGATTCATATGTACTCGTGATAGATAAGACTACTAAAGTTGTAAAGTATAAAGAGTTATTAAAGGTTTTAGAGAGCTTTATTTCCCTTTATTCAATTCTTCCTGACCATCTCAAGTTTAGAGTTGAGATGAAAAAGGAATTTCAACAGAAGGAGTCTATACTAAACTCTGAGATTAATAACCTGAAAACATCTATTCAATCTTTAAAGGCTAAGATGAAAGATAAAATGAACAATTTCAGTCAGGTTATTAAGAAAGTAAACAATGACATTGTAGTCGAAATGAACAACTTGCAATGATTATAAGTAATATTATAGATTCATGGAAACATATTCCGTATACTCTTAGACATTATATTGCCTTCCTCAAGACTGAGAAGAAGTATATTGGCTATTATAAGTATAAGTTTCATGATTTAGATAAAGTTCTTATGTATATTATTATCCCTTGGTTAGGCACTAAGAGAATCAAGAAAATACACAGAGCTATTAACAAACATCATATCCAAAACCATAAAGCTGCTTATGAATGTAATTATGAAGAAGCAGTAATAGATTGGGAATGTTGTCGGTTAACTAAACCTAATGAACCTATGAGTGCAAGGGAGTATTTAGAGTACAAGAAAGACACTCTCAGAGATGTACACTATGCCCATATGGACATGGTGATGAAACAATTTAACCTGTAAAGTAAATATGGTTATCGAGGAAGCTGATTTTAGAATGACATCTGGAGCAAGTGATTATTTCTGGGATTTAGAACTGCTCTATACAGTAAGACCAAAAGGTAAACCTGAGCGTCAGGAGTTTAAAGACGCAGGATTTGGTATGCCTTTAGCTACTTGTATTAGAAAGGTAATTCATCACAGAATATCTTGCAAAAGAGAAGTTGGTACTCTTCAAGAGTATGTACAAGATTATAAAGCGGAAGTAAAGAGATTGGAAGAGCTGCTCAATTCTTCTGAAGTTGAGAAGATGGTAGCTGACTCTAAACTAGCTAAATCTATAAAATCATAACTATGGCTTCGATTAAGAAATCTCCTAAGAAGGGGACAAGACGCGTACAATCAGTTAGAGTTCTGGATTGTGGCAGGTGTGGTTTACCAACAACTCACACTCTGTATGATGCAGAGAACAAAGTCTACAAGTGTACTATTTGTGGTAGCGTAATTAAATTATAAGAATGTGTAACTCTAATTCATCAAGTAAAATGAAGAAAGAAGAGAAAGAGAAGAAGGAAGAGGATTTGAGAGTTGATGTAAACAATGATGCCGAAATGGTAGCATTGGGTATTCGTAATCCACATGTAAAACCTCGTGACCCATCTGTATGGACTAAGACTGAGAAAGAACGTAGGGCTTGGAAGAAGCAGCGTCGTTTCCCAGCTCCTGACACACGTTGGGCACCTCCTACGAGAACATCACGATTTACAGGTCGTCTTATTGTCCATGTAAAGGGACTTGATAAGACTACTTATCGTCACGACTGCCCAGAAACAGATATACCTTATCTGTTGAGTAAGTACAAGAGCGAACGTAGCTCTATAGTGAGAGCATTCTGGAATGGCAAAGAAATCGACCCAGAACGTCTACTCAAACAAGCAGTATAAGCTGACTGAATATCCTAAGTTCCTATATGAAGTATCTCTATATAAGATATGGAAAGATAGGGCAGAGTGTGTAGGAAGTCAGTTCTATGCAGCTGATACACCTTTAACTATTAAGAAGGAAACTATTAGTAAAAAGGTGGAAGATTATAGGTTAGTTAAGTTTATTACTTGGCTATCGGCACCTCTAGATTACTTGATGCAAAACAACTTTAAATTAGTTACTGATGAGAGTACTAGACGCACAAGGAAATCCAGAACAAAAAGAGACTAAGCAAGGTGTTCAGACAGTGGATGCAATGCCTACTATGCAATATACAGAGAAGAACATTGATGAGAGTAGACGTAAGTGTACCTTATCAAGTGTAATGGTTGAAATGCTAGTAAAGCAACTATCAGCTGAGCTGGCTAACCATAGTCTGTATAGAACCTTTGCTAATTACTTTGATGTAGAGGGATTACCCAAATTGGCTACCTACTGGCTCGGTAGGGCAGCTGAGGAATACCTTCACCATGAGTGGATTTATAAGTATTTGACTACTAATGATGCTCTGTTCCAATATCCACCAGTTCCAGCTATTAAGGTGAACATAACTGATAGAGTTATGCCTTTTGCTGCTACTGTTGATAGGGAGATTGAAACTACTATGAGTATCAATAAGATTGTAGACCAGGCTCAGAAAGAGGGTGATTGGGCTACATTCCAGTGGTTGAATGGAGAGGATGAAGAGGAAGGTAGACTTGTTAAAGAGCAAGTAGAAGAAGAGTCTATTAGTAGGACTATTCTGGATATGGCTAAAGAAGAAGGCTCATGGTTGCGTAAGCAATCCACTATCCTAGCTTTCTATCGTAACCCCGATAGCTTACAGCCATCTCGTAAAGCATAAGATTATTTAGAACTACAAAGATTAGCCTAAAAATTATCTTATAATTTACATTTTAATATGAAAAAGGTAGAATATATCGTAGACAGTTTCAAAGACTTTACTGGTGAAGAACGTCAATTCGTAATGGCTGCTGTTAGCATTCATGGTGAACCAGAAGTTTACATTGAGGAAGATGGAGATATTATTGATAATGACATGAAAGTGTTATCTATCGGAGTATCTGTATGTCGTCCCGATGATGAGTTTAATGAAACTCTTGGCAAGACTATTGCCGAAGGTAAAGCTACGAAATATCGTAATCACGCACTGTATGCTGTAGATGCTGGATTGATTAACGAAACAATGGTAAAAGCATTACTTCAGCAGGAAGCTGAATATTTCAAGGTTAATCCTGGTCGTTATCTAGCTGGATATGATAGGGATGCTGAGAAGTATCGCAGAAGCACAAGAATTGAGAGCTATATTGACTCTCTTGAAGGAGAAGCCAAAACTACATTCAACTACCTCACAGATGCAACTGATGAGGAAATGGAAAACATGGCTGAAGCAGTAAACTACGTACTCGGTGAGTAAGAATTTACTGTGGTTAGTAATCCTATGCTTAGTAGGAGTGCTAATCTGGACGTGGTTAACTCCAACTAAGGAACCACAACCAATACCTGACTATAATGAGTTAGTTAATCATATTGACTCTCTAAATAGTGAAATAAGTTTGCTCAAACTTCAGAGAGATTCTTTACATAATGTAATAGATTCCTCTAAAGTTAAAGTTGATGTAATTGAACATTGGTATGAAAAAGAGCTTACTGATATTACTAATCAGTCTATTGCCGACGATGTGGTGTTCTTCACAGAATACCTATCCGAAGTTGGTAAATGATTCGTTAGTAGTAATTACACCTCAACAGCTAAAGGCAACTAACTTAATATTCTTGGAACATAAGAAGTTTAAACTGGAAATTCCAGAGCTTAAAAAGCAAATAACATCTTATGAAAGTTTGATTAACTCTTATGAGCGTAATGACTCTGTTAAGAATGCACAGATAAACAGGCTTATGCTTCATGCACAGGCTTCTGAGCAGGTAATGCAGAATCAACTTAGAGAGATTAATAAACTTGAATCCAAGAAGAAACTCTACAAAGGGTTAACAGTTGGTGGCGTTACTGTTAGTGTGGTCCTTCTAATAACACTATTACTAAAGTGAAGTATACCGTAGGAGCAATGGTTTTATTGTTCATAGTTGTTATACATTTTTTATTTGTTATCCCAGATCTTCTACTGGTATTACTGATACTGAACGCAATAGTGAACTTAGATTGGATATCGAACAAGATTGTAAAACTGTTAAAAAGACAAGTATGAATTTCACAGACATTTTTAAAGGTAAGAACCTGGTAGCTTTAATAGCTGCTGTTATTGTGTGTGTTCTATTGTCAGTGTTTGGAGTACCAAAGATAGCTATTTATGTGGTTATGTTTGCACTCGGCTGTAACAATAAGGACTTTGCACAGTGGGTGGAAGAAAAAATCATAATTCCATTTAAGAGGTTAATGTAATCATATTATCTGGTATAGCTAAATAGGGTCTGGAGTTCATACTGGACTCAAGGTATTTCAATGGCAAAGCAACTAAGTAGTTCCTTCGATAAAGACAAGGATGGAGTTAGATATCAGCATCCAGAGCGTACCTGCAAGGATTGTGCTAAGTACCCCTGTTTCAGAGGTCAAGAGACGAAAACTTGTGATTATGCCAAATACGGTTGTAGGAAATATAAGATAAGGAAGATTAATTATTAAAATCTCAATCATTATGATAGAGTGTAACATCTACTCTGGACGTAAGGGGAGGATAGATTATCAGGAAACTGGTAACTTCGAATCACTATTGGAGGCAGAACTCTATGCACAGGAAATTTCTGAGATGGATGCTAATGAATATGGCTATCCGCTTGAAGAATGTGAATGGTTAGCTGTAGAAACTGCTACTGATAACATTCCTTACGATGAACGAGTAGGAGTGATGTATCTGAATTAAATGGAAACAATCCATGCCAAGTTGATAACCTTACGAGAAGATGTGGGTGGTTATATAATCTATGTCTTCCAGAATTTAGCTAATGGGGCTTATGAAATGATAACTCGATTACCTAGGTGGGAATCTCCAGTTCTCAAGATAGGTGATGTGGGGTTTTTAAAGTACAATGAAGTAATAGCTGGTGAGGATACTTGGTATGACAGAGAATCTGGTCAGAAAGTTCCTTACCGCTTTACTGGAGTTTATTTTATAGACTTTGTTTATGAGAAACCAGCGGAATCAGATTTAATATTGTGAAATAGATAGATGAACGAACAAAGAGATTATTTTATATGACAAAGACTTAATATAGAATAACAATATGATGAAGGAAAAATTGGCTGCCGCTATTGCTAAGAAGAATAATGACATTAACACTTTCGTGTGGAAAGGTCGCAAGGTTGAAGTAAATGGACAACTCGTACAAGAAGAAAAGAAACTTGTTGATTGTTCTGAGAAAGAACTAAGAACGTTCTATAACCATTGTGAATCTATGCTGTATAATGACAGCAAAGAATATCCAGGTCGCTATGTTCTGTTGGACATTATTAAAGACCAAAGAGAAAGATGTAATACTGAATTATTCCTTCGCTGGTTAGAGCAAGATAGAGGTATTCCAAGATTTACATTCCTGCCTTCGCTGAGAGTGTTCCTTGATAACAACAAAGGTATTGATACCAAGGAAACATTCATCTCTGAGGCTTTGGTTGGGGACTGTCCTGCGGAGTTCGCGAGACTTCCTATTGACGTTGTCCTCGAAGGCTGTCTTGATAAGTTGGGTAAATTTAACAAGCAGCACATAACATTAACATTTATCTTAAAACAAGGTCTATGGTTTACGCAGCAGGAATCTAAAGACCTGACTGAGAAAACTCCTAATGGAGAATATCGTGAAAAGGCTGAGGTAGCAAGAGAACGCCTTGGCTTGAATCCTACTGCAAATCTGTATATGACGCCGAAAGGTTTGTCATTCACTCAACTTCGTGCAATGGTAAACCTTAAGAGTAAGAAATACTCTGAACTTACTACTGCTCAACTGGAAACATTGAGAAACAGAATTCTGTTCTCTTTGGAAGATGAGGTTAAATTCCACATCAATCAGTGGGAAACCCGTAAGAACCAAATCAAAATGGTTTGTGATGCTAAAGGATTTACTCTTTAACATCTATACCCATCTACATTGGTTCTACATTTATACTCCTGAGTTTTATTCACTTATTATAGGGGTTTTGTTTACATAGCTATCAATAGAATTATAGAGTAAATTCAAGGGTAAAATTGATAGTATATGGCAGACTTGTTTGGAAATCTAAGTAGAACAGAACGCCAAGAACAAGGTGTTCAACGATGGGTAGATAACAAGTTGTGTGGGACACTTAATTGGGCAACTGGAGTAGGTAAAACTAGAGGTGGACTAATGGCTATTAGTAGGTTTCTAAAGAAGAATCCAACTAAATCTGTTATTGTAGTTGTGCCCAGTGAGCCTATTCAGAGGCAATGGAATCAAGAACTAATTGATTGGAACTTATTCCAACAGTGTTCAGTTAAGACCATGAATGATACATCTACTAACAAGTACAGCTGTACTCTATTGGTTATAGATGAAATTCATAAAGTGGGAGCACCTACACTGCTGAACATATTTAAAAACGTCCAATATACAGTAATCTTGGGGTTAACTGCGACCTTCGAGAGATTGGATGGTAAAGATGAAATTATAAGCAAGAAGTGTCCGATTGTGGATACCATTTCCGTAGAGGAAGCCATAGAGAATAAATGGCTCGCTGATTACCGAGAATATGAGGTGCTTATTGAGCCAGAAGATATTGATGTCTATAAAGAGGTCAATAAAGAGTTCTATGAACATTTCTCCTTCTTTAACTATGACTTTAACCTTGCCATGAAGTGTGCAACTGACTGGAAGCGAAGAGCAGAGTTAGCTAAGGAAAGATGTAAAGAAGACCAGAGTGAAGACTTTAAAACTGTTAACAAGCAGATTTTAGTTCATGCCATGGGATTTAGTAGAACCTTACAGGCTCGTAAGAAATACATATATAATCATCCTAAGAAAATTGAACTTACCAACTTAATCCTAGAGAATAGGCAGGACAAGAAGTGTATAACTTTTAGTGCTACTATAGCTATGGCAGAGAAAATTAAGTATGGTGCTGTGTATTCTGGTAAAGATTCTGCCAAGAAAGGGAGAATGAGTTTACAAGAGTTTGTGCAGCAGGATGGTGGAGTACTAAACACTGTTATGAAGTTGAATGAGGGTTTTAACTGTCCTGACATTAGTGTTTCAGTTATATTAGGCTTCAATAGTAGTTCCACTACTAAGAAACAGAGAGTGGGTCGAGTTATCCGACAAAAGGAGGGAAAGGTTGCTGAAGTATTTACTTTAGTTCTTAAGGGAACTGTAGAGGAAGAATGGTTTAGAAAGTCCACCAATTCTGGAAGATATATTCCAATAAGCGAGGAAAATCTTATAGATGTTCTTCAAGGAAGACCATTTAATCCTAAGAAGAAAAAGCAAACTAAAATGATATTTAGATTCTAATGTTTGAAGTAACTTATTGTGACTTCTCTGACAAAATTACAACAACAAAAGTAGATGTTGTGCAATTTCTACATCTATTGGAGTTGTTTGCGACAGAGATAAGTTTCAAAGCTCTAAGTGTAAGCTATCAAGGTAAACCTATTGATTGTGATAGGTTATTACGCAGTTTAAAGTTTACATAAGATTCATTTGGTAATTTAAGAGATTTTTAGTATCTTTGTACTCTTAACACGGTAACAAGATGACAACAGAAAGAATGTTAGAACTCATTATTCTCAACAAATTCATGGATAGGTATAACAATATGTCTCCGCAAGTTAAAGCACTTACTTGTGAGAAAATTCGTATATCTGAGATGGAGGAGAGAAGGCTTATGTTAGAAGAAGAGTTCTTAGACCCGTATGTAATTGACAACGCTGAGAAATCAGAATAAACACTTTACAGTTAGTAGATTGTTAGTTATTGGCTAATGATTTATTTAATTGGAAAAACTAAGTTTAACAGTAGATAATCAGTTAGTAATGATGGAGAAGTATAGACTTACAGCAGAAGAAGTTTTACTAATTGATTTATTATTTCTAGCTAGTATAGAAGAAGGGCATAAAGAATATCTAGTTAAGTATTTTACTATGCCTGTAACTAGAACAGACCTTCGAGACTTATTGTTAAGTCTTCAAGCTAAGGGAATTATCACCAAATCATATAAAGTTCCCGATAAGGGTCAGAAGTTTGACCCTGAATGTGTCGTATTCAATCAGAATTTTCTTAATAACTATAGGAAGTTTAGTGGAGATTTGGGAGCAGAGTTCCTAATGACCTACCCCCATAATGGGGTTATTAATGGTGTAGAGGTTCCCCTCAATAACTGGGCTAAGAAATTTAGTACAGAAGAGGAGTTCTATTATGCTTATGGTAAATCTATAGGCTGGAAGCAAGATAAACACAATGAAGTTCTTGAGCTTATCAGATGGGCAAAGGATAATAACTGTAATCTACTTAACATGAACATCGCTGATTTTATGATAAGTAAGATATGGCAGAATATTGCTGAACTCAAGAATGGAGATGGTATTATGCGGTTTGATACTATCAAGAGTATTTAATGGGATTAATAACTAAGAATTTAAAAGAGTTAATTGATAGAGGTAGAAGGGGAGAAAACCATGCCTTATCAATGGGACTCCCAAAACTAGAGAGATTTGTAGATGGAATAGCACAGGAGACATATTATCTGATAGCTGGAGGTACTGGCTCAGGTAAGACTTCGTTTGCATTACATTCCTTTATCTATAAGCCTTTAATGGAAAATATTGACAATCCAGATTTCCATATTATATATTTCAGTTTGGAAATGACTGCTGAGCAACTGCTTGGCAAACTTCTATCTATTTATATATATGAAACATTTGGAGTTGAATTATCCTTTAAAGAATTACTTTCTAGAAGTAAGGATACCACTCTGTCCGATATGGACTATGAATTAGTATGTCAATCCTTAGAGATGCTTGATAAGATTGAGTCTCACATGATTATATATGATAAACCATTAAACAACCAAAGAATGGTAGAGTTCCTTATGGAAACTCTTAAACAATTTGGTAAGTTTGAAGGTGATAAATATACTCTGTTTAGACCTAATCACATCATTCTTGCAGTATTAGACCATATTGGTTTAGCTAGACCTTCCATTGGTAACACCAAGAAGGATGAAATGGATGCTATGTCTTCTTCATTGGTTTCGTTTAGAAATAAATGTAAGATTAGTCCTGTAGTGGTAATGCAGGTGAATAGAGGTTCCTCCAATGTAGAGAGAAGGAAGTTGAACTTCCAGGAACTCCAGTTGGATGATTTAAAAGGAACTGGTAATCCAGCAGAGGATGCCAATATAGTGATGGCACTATTTTATCCATTCAGGGAGAAGATGTCCACATATAGAGGATATGACATAAAACAAATTGGGGAGAACTTTAGGAGCGCAGTAGTATTAAAGAATAGATGGGGCGCAGCTGATATTGCTGTAGGTCTTGGATTCTATGGTAAAACTGGCTTGTTTAGAGAGCTTCCAATTGCAACCAAGATTACAAACTATGAGAAGTATAGCACCCCTGATTGGGTACTTTCTGACTCATTAGAAGATTCATGCCAAGAGATTGAAGAACAACAAGATTCTAGTAAGAAAATGACTTTAGTTCTATAGTAAATGGCAGCAGAAACTATTGCGATTGTTGGTGAAAGTGGTACTGGTAAAAGTACCTGTTTAAGAAATTTGAACCCAGAAGAAACTTTCTTGATTTCCACTACTGGTAAGCCTTTACCTTTTAAAGGATATAAGAAGAAGTATAAGGAGATAAAGAAAGAAGGCTCTGAATGGGTTGGTAACTACTATGTTAGTTCTAAATATGACAAAATCATTAACATCTTGAAGATTGTTAATCTAAAGATGCCTCACATTAAGCAAGTCATTATTGACGATTGGCAATATATGTTGAGCTATGAGTTTGTAGATAGGGCTACTGAAGTTGGTTACACTAAGTTTACTGAGTTGGCTCAGCACGCTATGGAAGTGCTTAGGTATTCAGAATCTATGAGGGATGATTGCAAGATGATATTCTTAACTCACAGTGAGAATGTCGGTGATGCTATGAATCCTAAATATTCAATCAAGACTATTGGTAAGTTATTGGCAGAAAAGGTTACTCTGGAAGGTCTATTCACCTATGTATTCTTTACTAAGGTGCAGGAAGGTGATTCTGGCAGAATGGAGTATAAATTCCTTACTAATACCGATGGGGAGTGTGTAGCAAAGACTCCAATGGGTATGTTCGATGAATTGTTAATTGACAATGATTTGAACGAGATTATAAAGGTAATTGATGCTTATAACAACGACGAGGAATGATTATAAAAATGATGATTACCTTTGACTATAATCCTGATACAAAGGAGTGTGTACTTCTAAAGCAGGAGCAGGTCAAAGAGAAAGCTCAGAAAACATCTACTAAGGCTGAGGAAGCAGAGGAGTCTGCTGAACCTCAGATTACCTTAGAATCTAACAAATATGTCCTTAATAGGGCAGCTGCATCCTTAATGGGTGTAGAATGGGAGAACAGGTTGGATATTAAATATCAACCTATTGAGAAGGGTGGATTAATGTTCCCAATTATAGGAACTGACACTGCCTGGAAGACCAAATCTGGTAACAAATTAACTAAGAGCCTCACAGTAAGTTGTAGAGGTAATGCAAACGATTTATTGTCCAAATATGGAGATACATTTACTGTAACTCCGTGGAAGGGACATGAAGGCTTGTTTGTGTTAATTGGCAACAAGGATAGGTCCGAAGAGCCTGTAACAGAAGATAAGAATATAAAGATTAAAGAAGATGAAAACCCAGTGGAAGATTTACCATTGGACACTACCCTAGATAATGATGAAGCATATGAGATAGATGACTTATCATTTGAAATTTAATTTTTATATATTATGGCAGGAATGACATTCAATCTAAATAACGTTAAAGGCACAGCAGTAGTAAGACTGAAAGCTTGGGGTATCTATGATGTAGTATTCAAGGGTATCGAGTTGTCTAAAGGGACAAATAAGGAAGGTAACGTATGGAAAGCTATGAAGATTAAGTTCTCTGGCGACGAAGGTATCTTCGAACCACTTATCTTCTGTCCTGGTGACAATGGTGCAGAACGTTTTACTGGTGAAACTGGTGGCAAGAAGTGGGAGCTTCCTTCTGCTTTGGAACAACTTCAGTTCACTATTGCTCACGTAATGACCAACCTAGCTCCTGAAATGATGGAGAAATTCTCTAAGGCTGCAACTGGACTTTCATTGCCAGAAGACTTTGAGAAATTGGTTGAAATCATGAATAAGGCTTTGGCTAAGTCTCTTAACAAGCACACTAGATTGAAGTTAATCGGTAATAGCAAGGGTTATGCATCTCTACCTAGCTTTGTTAGCATTAACAAGGAAGGTGAAGCTTATATCTCTAACAACTGGTTGGGAGAAACAGTAGCTTTCTCTGACTATGAAGTTAAGAAGATGAATGAGCAGAAGAATGCTAAACCTACTGAAGTACAAGATAATGTAGATGCTACTGACGATGCAGCAGCAGGTAACGAAGACCTTGATTTTGAAGTATAATAAATAATTAGTAACTTTGTGGTTCTAATACAAACATATGAATTAATATGAAACTTGAATTTGAACCTACGATTACTAAGCAATATTTATTAGACAGAGCATCTCAAGAGACATATCTCGAATATTACTTAGGCATACCTGTTAAAAAGGGTTTGTTTAAGTCGCCTTTGAGAGCAGACAATAATCCCACCTGTTCTTTTTATAGGAACAAGAGTGGAGATATTGTTCTGAAGGATTTTAGTGGTGCATTTTATGGCAACTTTATTAGTGTAGTCATGTACAAATATGGCTTAACCTATTATAAGGCACTAAGAATGATTGCCAATGACTTCGGTTACATTAAACATCCTAAACTTAAAAAGAATCCCAAACCTGTTACTATTAGTACTAATGAACTCAAGGAGTGCAAGGAGGCTAATATACAGGTAGAAATTCAAGAGTTCTCTAAAGAGGAACTTGAATGGTGGATGCAATTTGGTATTACAGAGAAGATTCTGAAGAAATTCAGGGTCTTCTCTTGTAAGACCGTATTTCTAAATGGTAATTTCTTTACAACATCATCTAAGAGTTGTCCAATATTTGGATATTATAGAGGTAAGAATGAGAACGAAACAGAACTGTGGAGAATCTACTTTCCTTTTAATAAGAAGCACGAGCTAAGATTTCTATCTAATTGGAAGTCTTTTCTATTGCAGGGTGCTAAACAACTTCCTAAAGAAGATGATGTCTTAGTAATAACTAAGAGTCTAAAGGATGTAATGACACTGTATTCTCTCGGAATAACAGCCATAGCTCCAAATTCTGAGAATCTATTCCTAACTGAAAGTCAATTCTCTAAATTGAAGAGTAGATTTAAGAGGATTATTGTATTCTATGACAATGACTTAACTGGTCTTCATAACATGAATAAGATTAGAAAGTCATTTGATGTAGAATGTATGTGGATTCCTCGTAGTTATGGAGCCAAAGATATATCAGACTTTCATAAGATGTATGGACGAGAGAAAACTTTAGAATTAATAGAATATGCCAGAAGAAGTAGCAGAAAAACCTAAGAAGAAACGTAATGGTGCATATGCCAGACGTAAAGGAAACAATTATGAGTTGAAGATTATTAAGGAACTCACAGAACTAGGATATGCTGGACTAAAATCAGCTAGGTCAGAATCTAAGAACTTAGATAATGACAAGATTGATATAGCAGAAACTATAGACCACTTACCTTGTTATGTGCAGTGTAAATGTACCAAGAATACTCCTTCGATTTCAGAAATCATTAAGTCATGTCCTCGTAAGGATAGACCATTAGTGATAGTATGGAATAAACAAATTGACAAAGAGGTCAATATGGCTTCTGACGGACAGTATGTAATGATGTCCAAAGAATTCTTCTATGATTTAATAAGAAAGAATTAAAGCTATGAACATATTAGTAATACCAGTACAGTCTGTTAGTGATTTGATTACTAATAGCTCATCCGAGGTATTTATCTTGGAGACTGGAAAGACGTGTGAGGAAGTCAATACTATCCTCAACACATTTACCTCTGGGTTTAGATATCCAGAGGTTTTTTCGTTAAAGGACTTTCGTGAGTGGAGAAAGAAACTCCGCAGTGGTGAAATTGAGGATGATTGGAGTTATCCAGGTACTATCTTCAGTATAGCTAATGGATGGTTCAAAGACCCAGAAGATGAAGAAGACCTTCTTAATTTAAGAATGGACTTCTTATTCGACCCATTTGACACTATAGACTATGGGAATGGGTATATAGCACATGGCTACAGTTCTAGCTATAAAGAACCTATTCATGACGCCTTTATTGAGTATCTAAACAAGAATTGGGATAAGGTTGCGTATGACATCAACCGAGTTCTTGCAGAGGAAGAGGATGATGCTGTTAGTAGCATTGATTGGAAGACTCTACGCAGACATAATTATTGGCTCAAAGATGCTCTTGAAGATGTAGCTAAGGAGTTCTTGAAGAACTACAATGGACCTGAACCCACTGTATGGAATGTTAGTAAGGGTGAGGATGTGAGAAGACTGGATGGTAAGGTATTGGTTGTAAGCAATGACGATAACAGTATCCCATATGATACTTGGGATAAGATTAGAGATTTATTCAATGGTTGGAATGTACACTTAGGATGAAATTTAGACTACAATCTTTAAATGACGTAGTAACTAACAGTAGTATGGAAGTCTATCAAGAGGCTACTCAATACACTGTAAATGCAGTAAGAGATATTATTAATGTAATTTTAAAGATTAGTGGTTCAGACAAGTCCTGTGATGATTTGTTCACCATTAGTATTAACTATGAGGATATGCTTGATTCTTACTTTGACGACTGCCTCGATAGGTCTGATATTGATGAAGAATATCTAGGTATGATTGAAGAGGTTAGGAATCGTAAGGATGATAATGGATATTTCATTAGTAATTCAGAAGCATATAAAGAATTAGTTAATATGGGTATTGTGGGTGATGTATTACCCACTATTGAGGAATATGTTGGAAACTTTGACTGTGATTGGAGATATCCATCAACCGAAGTGTCTATAGTTCCTAAAGGTGAAGCGAGTCCAGCTGATGTTGCCATATTGAACAAAATAAATGACCTATTTAATGTTGAAGCGTGCTACAACTAAGTGCTATTTAGTCCCAATTCAATCATTCTCCGACATTATAACTAACAGTTCTTCTGAAACTTATATTGTTGATACTTCCTATACTGCTAAAGCACTAGAAGAGGCATTAGAGGCAGTACACAAGGAACATGAGGATGAAGAATATTATTCAGGAGAGTGCTGTGGGATTGAGGTAAGTGACTTTAAAGAGTATTGCAGAGAAGCCTATATGTGGGATGAATGTGATGAGAATGGGACTCCATTTGAATCTAAGGAGGACTACGTAGCTTGGGTTTTCGAAGTACCTTTAAGTGTTGCTAAAGGATGTCTGGTTGTTAGAGTTGATTATGGGTACAGCGATGTAGATAAGTTCTTAACTAAGAATTTTAAATGTATAGCATCTGACCATGAAAGAGTCAAAGACGCAGACGGGCGTATTGTTAAGGATTAATATTCAGTCATTCTCTGATGTAATTACTAATAGCTCTTCGGAGATATTCTGTACTATTACTGGAGACGATTTGAAAGCTATCTATGACCTACTAAAGCCAATACTTCCTGGTAGAGATTCGGACTTAGAGCCTACCCTACATATGGAAGATAACATCATTACATTGTGGTTGCCTTATGGAGAATACGCAGTGGAGTTCTATAAAGAGGGATTAGAAGCAATTCTTGACAAGTACTTTAAAGATAACTATAAAATAGAGTATGAATGAAAGATTGGACAAACTGGGGTACTAAAATAAGAGAGTTCCCTGCATACAATTATAAGGCTATATGGGCTAACCTGAAGACTATTCGAGTAGGTACTGGAGTAGCTAAGGAATTACCTCCCGATATGGCTGAATTTTATGATGTGGGTATTAATACTGTATGTAATGCTGAGTGTGACTTTTGTTATGTATCAGCAGGACATGGAGGAGTTAATTATCCCAACATATGTGAAACCTGGAAAAAATGGATGGATATGTATGGTACTATCTCTAAAGATGAGATTACATATACTAACAAACCGTTCCAAATAGCTATTGGTTCAACTGGAGAACCAACTATGCATCCAGATTTCTGTGAGTTCCTCGAAACAGTATTTAATACTGGAGTAGTTCCTAATTACACTACTAATGGTCTTATTTTAGCTAGAGACAATGTTAAGGGAGGAGAAATCCTTGCTTATACTAAGGAATATGTTGGTGGAGTTGCAGTTAGCTTGGGTAATCCAAGTATAAGACTTCAAGCACATAGGGCTATTAATAAGCTATTAACGTGGGGTGATACGAATGTAAATATCCATCATATTATATCTGATAAGGTGTCTGTAGATGAGTTCTATGATACTGTGGTTAGATATGGTGATAGTATTTACTATCATGTATTGTTACCTTTAATGCCTTCTGGAAGAAGTAATAAGGGTATTGAGCCTGGTGTGTTTGAATATTTAGAGGATGTAATTCAAGAACATGATATAAAGAATGCAGCATTTGGTGCACACTTTGTAGAATACTTGAAAACCTCTAAGATTAAGACACATCTCTATCCACCTGAATCGTTAAGTAAGAATGTTATTCTTACTAAGGATAAGGTACAAATTACTCCAAGTTCCTTCAATCTTAATCCTATAATGACTATTAACTTATGAGTCTACCTATTGATTGGGAACTATTAGGGTATGTGAAAGGGTTATTTCCATTTAGTACAGATAGAATACAATCCATCTCTAGGGAGGATAGTAAGCTATTTATTGCTACTGACGATGATAGACGCTTTATACTGAAACTAGTCGAAATTGGTCCAGTTATGGAGAAGTTTAATAACAATATAGGTGAGCATCAAACACTCTTCTATATTAATCCAGAAACTAAAGAACCAGTGTTTAGGAATAAGACTGCATATGAATCAGAGAAAGAAGCTATTCATGCTGCTATGGTTATTAATGTGCAGGATAAAACTATTCATAAAAGACAGGCTTATAAGTGTAGCGTGTGTCATAAGTGGCACGTAGGTAGAGGGAAAACCATACTCACAGATGAAGACAAAAGGAAACTTAAAATTAAGCATAACATTCGATGACAACTTATCTACTCCCTTGTTGTGGGGATAGTTATTGCTGGATTGAGAAAGTACGTGCAAGAAACTTCTCCGATGCTCAGCAAAAGTTTATTAATGCTTTCATAGAAGATTACGAGAATATTGATGTTCCTTCCGATTGGGAGGACTTAATCAAGATTCTAAACACTCAAGCAGATATAGTAATTGGAGACATTTATGACATAGAAGAGTTTTGAATCACGAAGAGGCAACTCTCAATGGTAAGAGGTACGAGGATTACATATTTCCACTTATATGGGCAATTATGTTCCCTGGCACTAAGCTTGGTAAGTCAAATGCATATCAGAATATGCACTACCACTACGATTATTGGTGGAAGTGCTATAATAAGGGTAAGTGGAGGTATTACAAGCTAGAGGTCAAGTATAAGTACAAAGGTTGGGGAGTTTATGTTCTATGGGAACTTCTCAATGTAAATGGGGATGCTGGCTGGGGCTTAGGTGAAGCCGACTTTATTGTATTCGGTGCCAAGGACGGAATATATGTAGTTAACAGAGCCAAAGTAACAGCTTATATATGTAAAAAGTTAGGAATACAGCCTGATGTTAAATCACTAAGAGAAGCACAGTCTTGTTTATTTGATGGTGCTCCCTTATGGAAATTATGTCATAGAATATCTAGACCTAACGAACGTACTATAAAAATACCATTTGAGGAATTTATGACTTTCGTTTCTCCATTCTTCTTAAGTCGATACAAGGAAAATGAGAATAGGTTTAGATATTGACGATTGTCTGGCTGACTTCTGGGGAGCATATTGTAAGTATTTTGATACTGAGCACAACCCTAAAATGTTGGAAGACCACATTATAACACGTAATGTACAGCAGATTTTAAGTAAAGACAGAGATTTTTGGTTGAATCTTGAAGTTAAGAACAGACCCGACTTCATACCTGAATTGTATTGCACTAAACGTGTAAACAATAAGGCATGGACTAAGGAATGGTTAAGACGTAATGGATTCCCTGACAGACCAGTCTATCAAATGATTTATCAGCATGGAAACAAGGCTGATATGATTAAAGGTAGAGTGGATATATTTATTGATGATTCACTATCTAATGTGTTAAAGTGCCAGAAGTCTGGTTTACCTGCGCTGTTATTCCACACAGAGAAGACAGCTGACTTTCCTATGTTTAAAGTATTCTCATTGAACAAAGACGAGATAATTGACTCATATCTGTTTATGAAGAAATATGCATAAGAATGTTAAACTGACACCACTTCTTGACACTATACAACTCATTGAGATGAGTGACGAAGAATATTTTAGTGATAAGTGGGCTGATTATATAAGCAATTCAAAACTTGCTTTAATAAATCCAGACCAAGACGGAAGTCCTCAAATTTATAAAGAGGGACTAAGTAAACATCCTAAATATTCTGACTCTCTTGTATTTGGTTCAGCAGTTCATGAATTAGTATTGCAACCTGAAAGCTTTAAAATAATTAATAATGTTGATAGGCCCACTGCTAAGATGGGAGCTATGGCGGATGAACTATTTAAGGTGTTCCTTAGTAATAAAGGTACTGTATCTGATAAGGATATTATAGCTGCATCTGACAAAATTGATTATTACAAAGGCAAGATGGACGAGGCTAAGATTGAGAATGTTAGAGACAAATGTATAAATTATTGGTGGGATAGACGAGATTGGGAGTCTGAGCATACGAACTCAGATAAAGAGCCAATTTATCTTGACCCCAAATCTAGAGAGAAGTTACAACTTTGTTTGGCTTCGGTAGAAGCTAATAAAGAAGTGCAAAATCTATTACATCCTAAGGGAATGTTCGAGGAGCCTATCTCCATGAACGAAGCCGCCCTATTTATGGATGTGAAGGCTGAACATGAGGGTAAGGAAGTTATCCTTAAACTCAAAGGTAAGCTAGATAATTTCACCATTGATACTGAAACTGGAGAAGTAGTTCTTAATGACTTAAAGACTACAGGACACTGGTTGATTGACTTTGGTGATTCATTTAAGAAATACCATTATAATAGACAGATGGCTATGTATGCTTGGATGCTACGTTCTTACGTAGAAAAGCAATATAACATGAAACCATCTAGTCTGATGGCGAATATGCTTTTAGTTTGTACCGTACCAGATTTTAGAGCTGGAGTATTTAGGGTTACTAATGGTGAGATTCGTAAAGGTTTCTTAGAATTTAAAGATTTGCTACAACGAGTAGCATATTGCGAACTATATGACTAATTCTTCTTATGGAAGCATGGAGTCCATCGTATCAAGACCTTGAAAAATATTATCAAGAATATTTTAGCTTGGGGAACTTAAATTGTGATATTGGCAGTAAGTTTGCACTTATTTCCTTAATATGCTTTCTTACTAAGCAGGCACGAGTTAAGAATCCCGATGCTACTTGTTATTTGGTAATAATGAAGATAATTGATAATGAAGTATCTCAGCACGACCTAAAATTTATTAGGGGTTTGTCTATTGTTTGTACAGACATGATGAAGCACTGTGATGAGTTCCTAACATTTGATATGAAGTCTTCTAAGGAAATGGTCAGCAAGATTAAAGAGATTTTACACACTTATTTACCATTCTAATGACAGAAAATCAAGTAAATTCATGGGGAGATAAAATCTCCATGAGGTATGAATCAAATCAGAAGATTATTGAAATTCTATCTAAGTTGGTAGAGAGGTTTCCTCAGTGGAGATTTCAACAAATCTTGCAAAATGTAGATATTGCCTCCAGGGATGGAGAGGATTTGTTTTACGAAGAGAGTTATGATACTCTAACTACATTAATCAATAACCCAACAGTTAGTGCAATTTTATCTCAAACTGACAATTAACACTTTTTAAGGGTTGGCAGTTGCACAGTCAGGTAAAATGTAGTATCTTTGTATCACTTTCCTCAAGGGAAATATAGAGATTATAATTCAAATTTTTAGATTATTTAATACTAAGACTACTTGGTCAATCCAAATTAAAGTAGTATCTTTGTACTATAGAAAGTTACAAGATTAGACGTATGAAATAATGTTTTAACAATTTTGAATTATGCAAGCAATGAATTTTAAGAAAGTAGAAGTAAAAGGTTTCACAAAACAAGAAGCAATCGCAGAAGCACCATTCCAAGTTATTCGTGATGCAACTCAGGCATGGAAGACTGCTGGTAAGCCAATCGCTGAGAAAGCGTTGAAAGAGTTCTGTGCTGAATATCTAGCAAAGCACACTAAGTATGCTGCTGGTATTGGCTGTTCTATCACATTTGAAGCAGGTTCTGCTGATACACGTGAGCGTCCTTACACTGTAAAGGATATTAAGAACGAGAAGGGTAAGAGAAAGTATAAAACTGGTTATCAAGGTATTAACCCTGCAACTGGTGAAATTCTATTCACTAACTTCGAGACAAAGAACAAGGCTAAGGAAGTAGCTAAGGAATTGTACACCAAGAAAGATTACAAGGGCGACATCTTCTGCAAATACATCAAAGATGTGGTTGAGGGTGAAGTTGGTGCGTTTGAAGTTAAGTACACTCCATCTAAGAGTGCTAAACAAGGAACTTACATCTGCTTTGGAGTTGAAGCCTAATAGACTTCTACAACTTTAAATATCAAAGGGATTATCTTATGAAAATAAGGTAGTCCCTTATTTTTTTGTAATAGATTGCCAACTACCAAGATGATGTATTTTAAAGGCATAACTGCTATCTAATTTTAAACATCTAACGATGAAGGAACAAACTATTATTAAACTTACTAATCACCTTAAAACGGTACTCTCAGATAACATCAGTATGAATGCTTATGCAGAGAAGATTGGTCTTCCTACAAGCTATTTCTGTATGAAGAGAAAGGCTGTAGAACAAGCTAAAGAAGCTGGAACAATCCCCGATGAAGATTATAATGTCATTATGGACTTGTTCAAGCAAATTGATGCTAGACCAAGACTAAGAACTTCTAAGAAAGAATCTACTCCAGATTTATTCGGGAATGAAGTTGTTTATAGTGACTCTGAATTAGATTCGGATGATACATCTAAGGTTACTATTGAAAGGGATGAAGAAGGTAAAATAGTTAAATATCTATTCACTATCTATGTAAGAGACAAGCAACCTATACTAGGTTCATTCAATAGAGATGAAATGAACATGGTTTATAGATTGTATTCTAACTATGGTAGTGGTATTACACAAAGGGAGGTATCAAGATTCTTCCCAGATTATTCTCTCGCTGACTTTAAGAGAATACTTAGAGCATTTAGCATTACTAAGGCATCAGCTCCTTTTGCTCCTCATGTGATTGAAGAGAATGAGAAGGATAAGCTGTTAGAAATACAGTTTAGGGAGAAAGAGAATGACTTCTTAAGAAGCTATGAGGCTGAGAAGATTAAGCATACTGAGTCCCAGCTTAGGAAGTACATGAAAGAGAATCAAGACCTTAAAGAACAACTCCAGGATATGTCTGGAATGTTGGAAGGTATTGATGTATCAAATCTGCCCAAGTTTACTCCTGTTGTTAAAGGCAGGGAAGATAGAGATTTGATTATTTGGTTATCAGATATGCATATTGGTGCATCTGTGTCTGGATATTCTATCTATGCTAATGATTATGACCAAGAGGAAGTTGAAGCTAGACTTAGTAAGTTGGTAGACCAGTTAAAGAGAGAATCTTTAATGTTTGGTAACTTCGCTAACATAATTGTGTGTAATCTAGGAGATTCCTTAGATGGATATGATGGTCAAACTACGAGAGGTGGTCATCAACTAGCTCAGAATATGAACAATAAGGAACAGTTAAAGTGCTTTATAGAAGTAATGACTAAGTTTATGACTTCTATAGTAGAAGAGCTACCTTGTGGTGGTCTATCCTATTATTGTGTTGGAGAATCAAACCATGATGGAGACTTTGGATATTCTGCTAATGTTGCACTTCAATATATCTTACAAAGTATGGATATTGAAGCTACAATATTTGACAAGTTTATTGGTGAGTTTATATTAGGAACTACAACCTATATTCTATGTCATGGTAAGGATAACAAGGATATGTTCAAGAACCTTCCTCTGACATTAGATGTCAAGACAGAGAACTTTATCAATGAGTATATTGATAACAAAGGAATTAAAGGCAATGTAGTCTTCGTAAAGGGCGATTTACATCAGTCCGCAACTACTTATGGTAGGAGGTTTACTTATAAATCAGTAGGCTCTTTATTCGGTAGTTCAGAATGGATTCACAAGAACTTTGGTAATACACCAGCTGCTTGTGATTATTCTATTGTAGATGAGAATGGAAATATGCTAGATGGGCGTATATTACTGCAATGAAAATGATGTATGGAAATAACATTAGACGAATTACTACAAGGAAAGGCAACAAGAATTAAAGAGAGAGCATATTTTCCAACTGAAGCTTATGTAGAGCCTTTCTTGGAAACTATGTCTAAATTTACTTCTGATTTCAGGGTACAAGTTAAACTCCCTGACCAAATCACCAGAACTATTACTGGTGAATATAACACAGATGATGTAACTTATAACAGAGTTCTTATTGAAGCTGTGTTGCCAGATGAATACGCATGGGATAACCATGATGAAGTTATCGGATTCCTATATGGACTAGATGTTCGTAAGCCGATAGTAAAGATGTATAGAGGTGGTCTTAATAGGGCTTGTACCAATCTATGTGTATTTGACCCTTCTTTCATCAATATTCAAGAATTAGAGCCTGAGAAGGCTATAAACTACAAGCCAGTTAAGAATCTGATGGAACAAACATCTGATTTGAAATTATGGTTGAAGACTCTCCATGAAACAGAATGGGAGAGGACTGTACCAGCTATTGAATCTAACTTAGGTAAGTGGATGAGAAATGCAATCTCTCAACACTGTGACTTGGGTTATGGCAAGGTTAAGCTAGGTACTAAAGAAGTCATTGACGCTTATAAATCGTTGTTTGTGGACAATAAGTCCAAGTATTATGTTAAGGAAGATGAAGATGTCAATATGTTTAAGGTTTACAATGCATTTACTGAGCTAATCAGCAATGATGGTGGAAAAGATATCATCAATAAGGCAGAAAAGACCTTATTACTACGTACAATCTTAGACTTTTAATTAATTAATGCTAGTAGTAAAACGAAACAAGACAGTGCAGCCCTTTGACTGGGGTAAGATTGACTTAGCTATCACTAAAGCATTCCATGCAGTTAATGAACCTATTGATATGGATATTCTTAGTGATGTAAAAGATGAATTATACTTTAACAATATTATTTCTGTAGAGGAAATCCAAGACCAGATAGAGAAGGCTCTAATGGCTTGTGATTATTATAATGTTGCTAAAGCATTTATCTTATACAGGCAGAAACAAGCTGAGCTTAGAACTCTAACTAACAAGAAGCAATTCATTAGAGACTATGCTAAAGCTAGTAATGCAGCTACAGGTAGTAAATATGATTCTAATGCTAATGTTACTGAAAAGAATATAGTAACCTTGAATGGTGAATTGTTCAAAGGTGATATTATTAAGGTGAATCGTACTATACTTACCGATAAAATTAGAGAGATGTATGGTGAGGATTTAGCTAAGGAGTATATCCGTCAGCTAGAATCTCACGAACTATATAAACATGATGAGACTAGTATTATGCCATATTGTGTGGCTATTACTATGTATCCATTCTTGTTGGAAGGTTTGCAGCCTATTGGAGGTTTATCTGCAAAACCTAAAAACTTGGATTCATTCTGTGGTATGTTTGTAAATCTAGTATTTGCAATCAGTTCACAATTTGCTGGGGCAGTAGCTACTGGTGAGTTCCTAATGTATTTCGATTACTTTGCTCGTAAGGAGTGGGGTGATGATTATTGGAAATATGCGGACGCTAACTGTCAATTAAGGTTTACAACTGATACTAACTCAGAAGGAGCAGACAAGCCTATTAATACAGCAAAGGTAACTAGTATGCTTACTATTGAGAAGGTAATTGAGCAGAAATTCCAACAGATTGTATATTCAATCAATCAACCTGCTGCTGCTCGTAACTTCCAATCAGTATTCTGGAATATAAGTTACTTTGATAAGTATTACTTTGAGGGATTATTCGGTGAATTTGTATTCCCTGATGGTAGTAAACCTCAATGGGATTCACTAAACTGGTTACAGAAGAAATTCATGAGCTGGTTTAATGAAGAACGTACTAAATGTATCTTAACATTCCCAGTAGAAACTGTAGCTTTACTTACTGATGGTGAAGATATTCGTGATAAGGAATGGGCAGACTTCACTGCTGAGATGTATAGTAAGGGACATTCATTCTTTACTTATACTTCTGATAGTGCTGACTCATTGTCTTCTTGTTGCCGACTCAGAAATGAGGTAAGCGATAATCAATTCTCCTATTCATTAGGTGCAGGTGGTATTGCTACTGGTAGTAAATCAGTAATGACCTTAAATATCAATAGGTTAGTGCAGGATGCAGTTAATAAGGGATATGATATGATTGACTATCTACGTTCTCAGGTTCAGAAAGTTCATAAATATCAAACAGCATATAATGAATTGTTAAAGGATTATCTAAAAGATGGTTTATTAACGGTTTATACAGCTGGATTTATTAACTTAAAGAAGCAGTATCTAACTGTAGGGGTTAATGGTGTTATTGAAGCTGCTGAGTTCTTAGGAATTAAAGTTAGTGATAATCCTACTTATAGAGAGTTCATGCAATCTATATTGAAGACTATCAGTGATGAAAACCGTAAAGCCAAAACCAAAGAGTTGATGTTTAACACTGAATTTGTTCCAGCAGAGAACTTAGGAGTTAAGCACGCTAATTGGGATAGGAAGGATGGATATGTAGTTCCTAGAGATTGCTACAATTCATATTTCTATGCAGTTGAGGATACTAGTTTAACTATCCTCGATAAATTCAAGTTACATGGTGAAGAGTATGTCAAGTACTTAGATGGAGGAAGTGCATTGCACATGAATCTTGAAGAGCACCTTACTAAAGACCAATATAGAAACCTATTAAAGGTTGCAGCTACTAATGGTACTAATTACTTTACCTTTAATATTCCGAATACTATCTGTAATGATTGTGGACATATTGACAAGAGATACTTACATGAGTGTCCTAAATGTGGAAGCAAGAATATAGATTACGCCACAAGAATAATCGGATATTTAAAGAGGATTAGTAACTTTAGTGAGGCTAGACAAAAAGAAGCTAGCAAACGTTATTACTATAAACAATAAAAACTATGGTTCTATTTCAAATCATATTTATTGCTATCCTGCTCCTAGAAATAGGGGTAGGGCTGGCAGTAAAGTACAACTACAATGGTCTCCAAGATAAGTTAGTGTCCCTATTTATGAGAATAAATATTGAGGACTATATTAGGTATCAGTTTCCAGATAGGTGGGTATTACAGATGGTATTTCTACTAATCTTATTCCTATTGTGCTTATGACAGGTGTAGAAAATGGATGGGTATGCGATGTGGAACTAGCTAAGAATATTATATTAGCTCACTTCAGTACAATGAGATACTACTCTAGTCCAGTCTATGGGGATAAATCTATGGATGATTGGTTAGACAAAGTTAAAAACAACCTACAGAGCTTTGATGGTGATTTCTCAATTATGAGAGAGAAAGGTTGGTTCTTGGGTGGACCAGATGGTTGGTCTGGCTTTATCATCTGTACATTAGATACATGGTTAGAAGAAATGGACGGAATGGACCCCAATGAAGAGGTGTTATCTGTATGCGAAGTAGATGGAAAGCCTACTGTATTTGTCCTACATGAATCTGACTGATATGTTGAAGTATGTTAATTATGATATAGTCTTTCAGGAGATACCAAATGAAACTACACTTGCTATTAATATCTCAAACTGTCCTTGCCATTGTAAGGGCTGCCATAGTTCTTACTTGACAGAAGATATTGGAAACTTTCTTGACCTCTGCACATTAATGCGATTAATAGATAAGAATGAAGGCATAACTTGTGTTGCATTCATGGGTGGAGATTCAGACCCTCAATCTGTTAATATGCTAGCTGGTATAGTCCAAACCAAAGGATTGTTAACAGCTTGGTATAGTGGTAGGCAAGAACTATCTAAGGATGTCGATATTAAGAACTTCAACTTTATTAAGTTGGGTCCTTATGTTGAAGAATTAGGTGGTCTGAAGAGTCCTACAACTAACCAGAGAATGTATGAGGTTAAGATGTGCAGGGAGTTAGATGAAGATGGTAATCCTATATATGGACTAGAAGACATAACAAGTTCGTTCTGGAAATGAATACCAAATTACCCTTTAGTGGGCACTCGCTGAGGAAGGTAAGAGAACCAAGTAGACCCCGTATTACCTTAGCAGAGGAGCAGATAAAGGCTCTTGAAAGGATGAAAGACTTTCTAAATACAGAGGAGCCAGTACTAGTATTACAAGGTTATGCTGGTACTGGTAAAACCTCTATCCTTAATGAATATATACAATTCCTAAGGTCTACTAGGGAGGACTTCATATTGTGTGCCCCTACACATAAAGCTAAGTTAGTAGTAGAAGAGGTAACTGGTGAAGATGCAATGACTGTCCATAAACTGTTATCTCTTGCTCCTAATATAGAGATATTTGAATTAGACTACAAAGATTTAAAATTCCAGTGTAATGGGTTTGGTGAAATACCTGATAATGGTATTGTTATTATAGATGAAGCATCTATGATTAATGACGAAATATACAAGTTACTACTTGATATGTGCAATCAGTATGGAACTAAATTGCTGTTTATTGGAGATAAGGCTCAAATACAGCCTGTGTGTAGTAAGAGTACAAGTTTAGTATTTAACTGTCCTAACATTATTACACTAACTCAAATACATAGACAAGCTGACACAAATGGTCTGTTACCATTATTGTCAAGACTGAGAGAAAGACCCCTGAAGCGATTTGAACCTATTGAAGCTCCAGAAGGGTCTTTAATTATATGTGACCAAGCCAAAGACTTTATGCTTAAAAGTGCGGACTTTTTTAGACGAGCTATTAAGAAACAAGACGTTAATGAAGTTAAGCTTATAGCATATACTAATGCCAGAGTGCAAGGATTCAACCAATGTATGAGGAAGCTACTATGGGATTCTGATGTAGCTAACGAATATAATCAGTTTGAGTTCTTAACTGGTTACGAGAACTTCGAGTATAATAATACTCAGTTCTATAACTCTTTGGACTACATAATAGTAGATGCTCCAAAAAGAGTGGAGAGACATATCCCCCATTTCATGAAGATGCCTGGATATGAACTTGAATTGTTTGATACAGTATATAAGAAATTATTAACTGTATTCATATTGGAAAGAGACATCAATAAAGACTATATAGATAGCCTTGCTGCTACAATAGAGAATTTTAGAATATCTGCTATTGAAGCTAAAAGGAACGGCAACCGAACTAGGTCCACATTCTTATGGAAGAAGTACTTTGAAATGATAAAGAGCTTTGCAACTCCTAAAGATATAATGTGGGACAACCGAGTTATTAAAAAGAAAACGTTCGATTATGGGTATGCGTCAACCATTCATAAGATTCAGGGAAGCTCTCTTGGAACAGTGTTCATTGATATGGCAAACGTTCTTGTTTGTAAGAATGTTGACGAGATTAGACAGATGCAATATGTATCATTGTCAAGAACTAAAACAGATGCTTATATATTGGTTTAATCCGACTAGACATGACTGTAAAAATAGTTTATAGTGAAACTTGCTTACCTTTGAAGAATAAGGTAGTAGCTTATATCTGGGAGAAATTTCCTAAGATAGAAGTTGAAACTTACGATGAACTACACTATAAAGATAAGAAGAAGGCTATTATGATTAAAGCATCATGTGGCACTAGATTAGTTCCTTTCGTTGCTGTCTATGATAACAACAAAGAACTAGTTAAAGCTTTTTATTCAGAGGTGGGAGATTGTACAGCGGATAATATTATTAAATATTTGAATGAGGTTCAGTGAAGCAATAATGTGGGGAGATAGCTTTATACAAGCCACTCTCAAACATAGAGAAGCAAGCCTTAAAGACTTTGTGAAAATAGGGGGTAGCCCCAAACTTCACAGAGCTATAAAGGATTCTAAGGTTGGCTACATTAAGATTACTAAAGTCTCTAGCAATGGAGGGTATTTATCCACAGGTGAGTCTGAGGAAGGCATTACCGCTGCATTTGGAGAGGGTCTTAGTCTTTACATAGCTGACGTAGAACAGTGGTATAGAACATCTGTAATCCAGAAGATTTACTGGGATAAAGGTGAGTTCACCACTTTAAATTCAAGATACAAGTTTGAGTTTACAGAGATTGATTATCGTCCTATTCTTGAAGAAATGAAGAATGAAAGTACAAGTAATAAATAAATCTCAATGGGAGCTTCCCAAGTATGAAACCTTATTCTCCTCTGGCATGGATGTCAGAGGAGATTTCAGCAGAATTAAGTTAGTAGATGGTAAACCAGAGAAGTTCTTCTTTGATGCTGACGTTGTTGGTATTGGTCTAATGGAAGACCCTAACAGCAAAGGTGTAGTAGATAAGGAAGGCAACTACACTGGTGAGAAGTTACCAACCATTCAAGTAGCTAAGACTATTGAAATCAAACCTGGAGGTAGATGTTTAATTCCTACTGGTCTATTTGTAGCTATTCCGCAAGGATATGAGCTACAATGTAGAATGAGAAGTGGATTAGCATTAAAGATGGGACTCACTCTTACTAATGGAATCGGTACTATTGATGCTGATTATAGAGGTGAGATAGGTATCATCCTAACCAATACATCTAATGTTCCTGTTCGTATTAATGATGGTGAGAGACTAATGCAATTAGTTCTTGCTAAACATGAAGTGGCTGAATGGGAAGAGGTAGAAGTGCTTCCAGAAACAGATAGAGGTGAAGGTGGATTTGGTCATACTGGCAAATGATGGATATGAGTATCTTCAAAGAATTGGCAACTTTAGAAGAGAGGATTGAGAAGGACTCTAAGAGGAAAGATGAAATACTTTCTGAGATATCTTCTCTGATTAATAAAGGGAAAGAGGTAGCAGGTAACTGGTATGTAAAGGATGGTGTGTATCTGTACGTAAGTCGTATGATACATAAGCAGTACTGGGACTGGGGCTGTGATGGACCTCTCAAGTTCATAAAGTTTAACCCTAAGGAGTTTACATGTGTTAGAGAATTTATGAACTTTGAAGACCTAGATGGATTTGAGTTAATAACAAATGAAGAAGTTCTCAGTCTGCTAAGACCGATTAGTAATTCATTGTGTAGGCTACCAGACATGATGGATGCTGGAGGTAATAGATATATTAAGATGAGTCTAGTTCAGGATTATCGTTGGAGAGCTATTTGGTGATGGATATTCTAGTTAGTAAAGACAATAAGGGTAAAATCAGAGTTGTTGAGATTGACTATGAATGGGATGATTCAAGAAGAGGCTTTGTAATAAGAAGACGTACTTACCAATATGCTGGTAAGGTATCAGTTCAGCCAGAAATTTGGATATTTACTGGTAAGGCTAAAAGAACTGTTACTGAGCAAGTAAAACTGGAATATGCTTCCCATTTGAAGAAGTATCAAGATAAAGGTTATAAGCTGTTACCTTCTAACATTAGTATTGATGATAGTAAGGCAGTGGCTGAGTTCGTCCAAGAACAGATGGGCGAAGGTGTTTCTGATTCCAATGGATTTAAGAAACATATGTTAGCTAAACAAGCTGACAAAGTAGCAACCAGTGTATTTGACAAGATTAAATACTGGTGGGGAAGTAGGAAGATAGACGGAGTTAGGTGCTCTTTCTATTATAGGGATGGAGAAGTTAGAACTGCCTCTAGGGGTGGTGGCGACTACGATGCTTCTACTTCCTTCATGCGCCATAACCCTAAACTAATTCAATTCTTTGAAAACCATCCTGATATTGTTTTAGACGGTGAACTATATGAACATGGTAAATCTCTACAACAAATCAGTGGTGCTGCAAGATTGGAGAAGGATACAGCTGGAATGGATTGGCTAGAATATTATATCTATGATGTAATGGATAGTTCTAAGACATTTGAAGAAAGGCTAGAGGTTCTTCACGATATTGCTAATGAGTTAGGCTTAGACTTTAATCCTGAGAGAACTTGGGCTGAAGGTGACTTAAAGTTCCAAATGGTTCCACAGGAAAAGGTAGTAGGTTGGGCTAATATACAGAAACTACATGATAAGTATGTAGGTGAAGGCTTTGAAGGCATAGTTATTCGTGACCCATCTAAAGTATATAACTTTGGTGGTAGAACTAATGCTATGATTAAAGTCAAAATGTATAAAGATGCTGAATTTAAAATTGTTGGTTATGAGGATGGTCTACGTCCAGAAGACATGGTATTCGTATGTGAGACTGAATTAGGTATTAAGTTTGAAGCTAAACCTATGGGTCCACGTGAATTAAAGTGGGAATACCTTGACAGAATGGATGAAATCATTGGTAAGATGGCTACTGTAAAGTATTTCTATCTTAGTGATGAAGGATGTCCTCTACAACCAGTTCTAAAATGTATTAGGGATTATGAGTAACTATAAAGTACCATATTGTTATGACGTTCATTGGGGTTACATTAATGATAACATTGAGCTTAATCCAAGTGATTATCTTGACTGTAATGATGAATGTGACTTGAACGATTCAGTTTATGACGAGATAAGGGATAGCTTTAGTGTTGGAGACTTAGAGATAGACCAGGCAGAGATGGATTTCAGCTTGCCTAAAGAGTTTGTTGATGAGTGGAAAAAACTTAAAGGCTATGAATAAGTACGGGATTCCTAGTAAGTTTAGAATAGCTAATCATTATTACAATGTAGAGCTTTGTCAATTTATAGATAATGGGGATAGTTTTGGAATACACGATAACCTCAAGTTATTGATTCAGGTGGCAGAATGTATGAAGGAAGATGACGGAGAGGTAATACACCTCACCGAAGAACAAATCAAGAATTCATTCTGGCATGAAGTATTCCATGCTTTCCAATACTATTATTGTAATAAGCAAGATGAATCATTAGCACAAACATTCGCCAACTTTATGCGTGAATTTGAACTTACACAAGAATGAATTATATTGTAGTTTTTAGAAGAGGAGGGGCTTTAATGTCCCTTTTCCTTGCTCATAGGGATGAATCGGATATTGTTTATAAAGATGATACTCTGATTCGTGACGAAGATGATGTAATTAAAGTAATGGATAGGTATTTCTCTCCTGATAACGGCGAATATGTAATAAGGGAAACCCTTTTAGATTCTACTGCATTTAGGGAGGATAACAAAGCTATTACTGAACATTTAAGAAAGTTCTTGCATTGAAAAAAGTAACATTCCTTAAATTGTTAAACCTTATATCGAATGTAGGTAAGGATACAGAGAAGTTAGAAGAACTTGGCATTGATATAAGTGAGAGTACATTAGTGAATGGTATGTGTGAATTATTTGATGCTGTTATGGAAGATGCCTATGGCAAGGAGGGTCTTGAATGGACTCAATGGTGGGTATATGAAAAGTCCCGCAACCCAGAATTAAAGGCATTTGAAACTAACGAGCAGGGCGAAGACGTTGAGATAATACGCACTACTGATGAACTATATGACTATCTAGAAAAATATCATAGCTAACACCTAAGTTTTACCTTGTAAATATTTTTAAAAGATAATGGAAATTAAACAATTTGATTTCGGAGAGGCATTGTCCTTTCTGAAAAGTGGTCTCAAAGTGACTAACGGAAGAGATAACATCTACTTCATGGAGAACAATAAAGTGTACTGTATCCCTAAAGCCCAGTACCCTAAGGGCAGAAGAGAAGAAGTAAAGCTCTATTGGGATGCTGTCCTCCGTGACGATTGGACCTTGTTCGAAGATTAGTCACAATCCTATCAGATTACCTAATACAAAGATTATCAGTATAGGTTTTCTAAATTTGCTTTAAATGCAATTAACTCAATCACCTAAATTTAACAGAAATTATGCTGCCAAGATTGTAGAGATTAAGGAGTTTATTAAACATCCTAATCCAAAGTGTGAGAGATTAAAATGCTGTACAATTGATGGTTATTCTATTGCAGTAAGTATTGATACCAACCCTGGTACATATATTTACTTTCCAATAGAATGTGCTATTGATGACAAATTCTTATCCGCTAATAACCTCTTTAGAGACAAGGAGAAGAATGCCGATAAGGGACAGGCTGGATTCTTTGAAGATAACTGTAGAGTAAAAATAATTAAACTACAAGGTTATCCTTCTGAAGGATTTATTACTCCTATTACATACCTGTACAACTGGCTTACTGCGATAGGTAAGAACAGTGAGATTGTACACAAGGTAGCTCCTGGAACAGAGTTTGACTCTGTAGACAATGAGATTGTATGTAGGAAATATGTTCCCAAACGTGCATATACTCCTGGTCAACCGAAGGTTGGAGGTAAGATAACAAGGAATTTAAAGAAAGTAAAGAAAGTAATTGATACCCAATTTAGGTTCCACTATGACACTACTCTTATTAAGAAGTGTCCATCCGTTATTCATCCTAATGACATTATTAGTATTACTGCTAAGGTTCACGGAACCTCTGGTATATCTGCTTATGTACTATGCGAACGACCTAAGAAATGGTATGAAAGAGTATTTGAGTTCCTAACTCGTAAAGAGATAGATGATACTCGATATGACTATCTATGGTCTTCTCGTTCTGTAGTTAAGAATCCATATTACAATGAAACTACTAATGGTGGTTTCTATGGAGTAGATGTATGGAAGTTTGCTGATGATGTTGTTAGACCTCATCTACAGAAAGGTATGACAGCTTACTATGAAATAGTAGGTTATCTTCCTAATGGTGGTGCAATCCAAAAGTTAGGTGGTAAAGCATTTGACTATGGGTTTGAACCTCCGAAGAGTGTTGAGGAGTATAAGTATGGAGAAAACTTTGGAGTACAAATCTATCGTTTGACCTATACTAATCCTGATGGACGTGTATATGAGTTTAGTGCTCGTCAAGTACAACAATGGTGTACTAAAGAAGGCTTGAAGCCTGTAGAAGAATATTACTATGGCTATGCTAAAGACTTATATCCAGAACTGTCTCTGACAGAACACTGGAATGAGAACTTCATTCAGAAGTTAGCTAGTGACAAGAATTTCTTCATGGAGTGTGAATCTCCAACTTGTAATAACAAAGTTCCGCATGAGGGAGTTGTTATTAAGATTGAAAACTCTCTATCCGAAGCATATAAGCTGAAGTGTATTAAATTCTTAGAAGGAGAATCTAAATCACTGGATAAGGGTGAAGTTGATATTGAAACTGAATCATAAGGTGAAATTTAAACTTGAATATGTAATGGAAGTGGGTGATTTGGAATTGTTGATGCTAGTTAATAATTATCAGCAGCGTTTCAACGAACCCACTTTTAGTACATTAGACGACATTCCAGAGGCTTTAATAATTGAAGTCTTAGATGACGCTAATTATATAGAAGATGAAATTAATAACTATATGATGATTGAAGACATTAAAATTTCTAAATTATGAAAAGGTTTCTAATTCACGTTGATACTAATTGGTGTGGTGAAGAAGACACATTCAGAGCAGTTGCTGAGTCAGAGATAGAGTTATGGGACATAGCTGAACAGTTAGCCTATGACAATTTCTATTCTTTTGGTCACGACCAGGATATAGCTGAGGAAGAAGGCTATGACCCAGATGAAATGACTGATGAGGACTGGGATGAAATGTGGAGTAGGATAGATGAAACTGCCTACTATAGTTTTTCCATAGAGGAATGCGAAGATGATGAGGAATGGAATGAGTATAGCGGAGAAATCTATGGGAAGGACAGTTGATATAACTACTCTTCCTAACCATATCAACAATGAACACGTCCATATCTTTAGATGGCTAGATGGTTGTGGCTGGACTATCAAATGTGGTAATATTCACATTGAATCTAGTAATATTGAGGATGCTATTATGGACTTCCTTAAATTTACTAGTGAGCTAGACATAGTACACGAGCATAGAGGATATGGATTAGTAGGAAAGGTGGGAGTATTCCACAAAACTATTGATAATCATGGGTATTTCTATTGAAATGTTTAAGTTTTATGAAGTAGGTGGTAAGATTAGAGATGAACTCTTAGGTCTTACTAATAAGGATGTTGATTACGTAGCTGTGCCTACTGAGGCGTGTTATAGTAGTGTTCATCCTCGTGAGTCTCAACCCTCTCCTGCTAGATTAGTATTTCAAGCACTAAAGAGTTATTTAGAAGAACAGAAATTCGAAATCTTCTTAGTAACTCCAGACTGCTATACAATCCGAGCTAAATTCCCAGAGGGCTATAAGTATCAAGGAGTGGCTGATTTTGTAATGGCTAGAAAGGAAGTAGGATATATTCCAGGCACTAGAACTCCAATAGTTGAGCCAGGAAATCTTTATGATGATTTATCACGTAGAGATTTTACTGTCAATGCTTTGGCTAAAGACCCTGATACTGGTGAAATCATTGATTACTTTGATGGTAAGAGTGACTTAAAGAATAAACTCCTTAGAACACCTCTTGACCCTATAGTAACGTTCGATGATGACCCATTAAGGATTCTTAGAGCTATACGATTCTCAATCACCAAAGGACTTTCTATTGAAGGTCGTACTTGGGAAGCAATAGTACATTACAACTATAATGCCAAAATGCCAGTAGTGTCTGAAGAGAGAATTCGTGAGGAACTAGTTAAGTGTCTTAAATATGATACGGTTGGAACACTTGAGTACCTTTATGAACTCCCAGAGTTGTCAGATTACATATTTACTAAAACTAATTTATGGCTTAAGCCAACTAGTGAGAAATAGTGGAAACTAAGAAACTAATTATCTGTAGAGGTATTCAAGGCTCAGGTAAAATTAACATCTGTTAACGTGGTTTACTAGGTTCTGGAAATAAATTTAAGTAACTTTGCATATACTAAATATGATACGTATGTGTGAAGAAATTAAATTTATTAGAACGTGTCCCAACTGTGGTAAAGAGATTACATACGCTAGGAAATCAGATTACAATAAAGCGGTTAAGAAGGGTTCGGTGTGTAAGAGCTGCGCAGCTAGTAAGAGCAGTATATTTAAAACTGGACACCACTTTAATGACTCTATTAAGAGAGGAAACAGTTTGAATAGACTTATGACTGAACAAACCCCTCAATCGTTTTACTGGATTGGATTTCTGATAGCTGATGGTTCATTCCATAGTGGAGGTAAATTTGAGTTAGGGCTCGCAGAGAAAGATTTGGGTGTGATAGAAGCATTCTGTGAGTATATAGCTTATAACAATAAGATTATGTATAGAGAAGATACTAAATCATATCGTATATCCTTTGCAAATAGTATAGAGAACCCTAAATTTATGGAGAAATACGGATTTAAGCCTAGGAAGACATATAATCCTATAGATTTCTTTGTATTTAAGGATTATGATAAGGAATTACTGCTAGCTTTACTAATAGGAATAATAGATGGTGATGGAAGTATTCAACCTAACGGTTCTTCTAATGCCTTCTGTATAACTATTACAGCTCATGAGTCATGGACCCAATTCTATCAGGAATTTATGGAGACGCTTGATATTCCAGAGCACATATCAAATAGGGAAGGTTCTACAACTATAACTATCAGGATATGCAGAAGAGAGATACTACAGTTGTTACAAGATGTAATAACTAATAATAACTTATTTCATTTGAAACGTAAATGGAACAAACTAATGATAAAGGAGCCCTCTGCCAGCGAAAGCTAATTATATGCAGAGGGCTCCAGTGACAGGGGTCGGGAAAATCTACTTGGGCTAAACAATGGTGTCACGAAGACCCAGAGAACAGGATTAGATTCAACAATGATGATATTCGTAATATGTTAGGTGACTATTGGGTTCCTAACAGAGAGAAAGTTGTCACTGCAACATATAACACTGTACTAGCTTATAGTATGGAGAAAGGTTATAACATTGTAGTGGACAATATGAATCTAAATCCAAAGACCTGCGCAGAATTGGAGAAAATGGTTAAAGATTTTAACGAGAATTATACTTATGATTGGAAGTATGAGGTTGAATATAAAGACTTCTTTATTCCAGTTGATGAGTGTATTCGTCGTGATGCTATGAGACCTAATCCCATTGGTGAGAAGGTTATCAAAGCAACTTGGAGAAGATATAGAGATTTTATTATCCAAGAAGACATTAACAATATGCTAAAGAGAGCACCTAAACACGTAGACGGAGGACGTCCTGTCATACTAGTTGATATGGATGCTACTTTATGCCTAAATACATCAGGCAGACCTTATTATGGAGAAGGTGCAGCTGAGGGTATGCTGGATGATGTAGCCATAGAAGGAACTTGTGCTCTTGTTAGGCGTATGTATGAAAAGTGTAAAGTCTTTATTGTTACTGGTAGAGAAGGCACTCCAGAGATTATAGCCGCTACTAAGAAGTGGTTAGCTAAACACGATATTATAGTAGATGACCTATTCTTCCGTCCAGTTAAGGATTACAGTCCTGGAGCTGATTGCAAGAAGAAAATCTATGAAGATAATATCAAAGGCAAGTACAATGTTCAATTCGTCCTTGAAGACAATTATAAGTGTGTCAAGATGTGGAGAGAACAAGGATTAGTGTGCTTACAACCTAATGAAGGAAAGTTCTAATGGCAATATTAGTAGGACAGCTAATTGAAATACTGAAACAATTCGACCTTGATAGAGAAGTGGTAATACACACTCTTAAAGGGGAGAATGTTGAAGTAAATGGCTATTTCATACAAAAAGACCAAGATAATCATTCATTTTACTTAACAGACTTAGACGTAATTCCACGTGACTGATTTGGATAAGAGGTTCTTAACTAATACTGATGAAACTGGTAGGTTTATTGTTAAATCACTAACTACTGGTAAGAAGTATTATATTGAACCTATAGGTAATGGACACCCAGCAGATTGGGGTGATATTAACCCAGCTACTAAGAAAGTAGAGGGAGATTACGGTCAGAAATACACTGGCTGTGTATCTGAGAAGGAATCATTAATAACTCCAGAAAATGGTTTCAAACTTATTGAAACTCTTGAAGCTGGTATGAGTCCACTTAGTGTAGTAAATCAAAGAGATTTGGAATATGAGAAACTAATGAACAAATCAAATGAAATTCAAGGGTGATATTATCATAACAGACCCATGTTATATAATTAAAGATGACTCTGACGACTGGAGTAAGTGTGGTTGGGGTGAGAACATGAGGGTACTGGGTCTTACAACCTATATCTCTGAATCTACTCTTTATGGTGATTGGAGTTGTTCTACTTGGTCTACACCTCGTAAGGATGTGGAAGCACAGTTAGAGGAGCTTAATACTCTAGGAAGAGCAAGATGGGAACTTATGAAGCAGTATGGAGAGGATTCGGTTCAAGCTAAAATCTATGACGATAAGATAGCTGATGCTTCCTTAAACATTGAGAAGATTGGATACTTCTGTGCTGATGCTGGTATGGTAGCTGTGTTCTTGTTGGATGAAGTGCTAAAGTATAATCCAGACTTTGACTATCATATTAACAGAGAATGGACTACTACACTTATTAAGGATTTTGATGGTGAGATAAACTACTACGTTGATGATGAGGATGATGCTCATATTATCGGAGTAGGTAATGTCAATTTCTTTACTACACAAACAGGATTCTGATTATGAAGTTCGGGCTATATGAGGATGTGAAAGTAACTACATGGTGTAGATACTCTTACGAAGTAGAAGCTGAAACATTGGAGGAAGCTGTTGAGCTGGTTAAAGATGGTGATGTGGACAGTACAGACATGGAGGAGTTCTTTGAAAGCGACGTGTTCCTTACACCACAAGAGAATGGAGGTCAGCCTACTCACGAAATTTATCTAGCTAAAGATGACACATTGTTGTATTCTAATGGAGATAAGTAATGTACAAGTTTAACGGAGGAAATGGTGCTGTAGTCTGTGATGGATGTAGCATCATTATGGAACAGAATATTCCATTTGAGAAATATCGTAAGGAACACAGCGGTTATGACTTCTGTGAACAGTGTTTAAGTAATCTTACCATTGTAGATAACTTTGACATGATAGAAAATATCTTGGAATTTAATAGCCAGGATGAGTTCTATTTCTTACAAATCATTCAACGTAAGAAGGATGGTAATATCACTCAAATTGGGAACAATGGTTATAGAACTATTAAGACTTACTATATCTTTAGTAAAGACCAGTTCTTAACCAAGAAAGAAAAGATTAAAGAGTTATGTCTAAAGAACAACGCTAGAGCGTATATTCATCTTAATAAGAGGAATGCTCAAGAGGTTGCTTTGGCTTCTATTCAGCAATATGCTAAGCTAGTCTCAGAAGGTAACTCATATCAGGGTTATAGAGTATGGGATAGTGCATGTGGTGGAAATAGAGCTAAAGGATATAAACCACTGTGGGTGGTTGATGTTGACTCCAAAGACCCCGAATATTTAAAGACAATTATTACACTAGTCAATGAATGTAGAGGTGTTGAGGAGAACAAAGTAAGGTATCAAATTCCTACACTACATGGTTATCATCTAATAACTATTGGATTTGATATTCAGCAGTTTAACCAAAAGCTAGCTATTAAGAACATGGACCCGATTGATATTCAGAAAGATAATCCAACTCTGTTGTATTATGCAACTGTTTAAGGCTTAGAAATAAGTACTGTATTAGATTACTCGTTAGGATTTATAAAAGCAAAACACAATGAGTAATTTACCATTAGGAGCAGAGAATGACCCCTTCGCTCCGTATAACGTTCAAGAAGAGACGTTTAAATTCGACTTAGGTGTTAAAGGTATAGCATGGTATGAATACTATGGCTATTTAGACATTGATGAAGCTAGAGAGGCTATTAAACAGCGTCTTATTGCAGCTTTATCACAGCTTGGAGATATTGATATTAATGATGTAGACATAGCTATATATTAATGATATATTTAGTAACCAAGCAACAGTCTCTCTGGGCATCTGATAGATATAAAGTCATCAGTGCCGAGGAGGCTTTAGAATTATTAGCACCTCTCAATGTAGTAGAGCTGGATACTGAAACTATGGGTTTAGACCCATATACTAAGGAACTATTAACTGTTCAACTTGGTTGTGCAGACTTTCAAGTAGTTATTGATTGTACATCTGTGGACATACACCTATTTAAGGGGTATATGGAGAACCCTCAAAGGATATTCTTAGGTTGGAATATTAAGTTTGACTTGAAATTCCTATATCATCAAAGAATCATTCCTATGAGAGTATATGATGGTTATTTAGCCGAGAAGTTACTTTGGCTAGGTTATCCAGCAGGTATGCATGAGATGAGTTTGAAAGCTGCTAGTATCAATTATCTAGGAGTAGATATGGATAAGTCTGTACGAGGTAAGATTATACAGACTGGATTAACAGAAGATGTTATTGTGTATGCTGCAGGAGATGTTTCCTATCTGGGAAGGATTAGGGACAAACAGCTTATCGAACTAGAGAAGAAAGGTCTGTTAAAGGCTATTGATTTCGAGAATGAGTTTGTTAAGTGCCTAGCATATATAGAATATTGTGGGGCTAAGTTAGACATTGATAAGTGGAAAATCAAAATGACTACTGACCTTAATAACCTTGAGAGATATGAAGCAGAACTAAATGATTGGGTAGAGCGTTATTGCACAGAATACGGTGATAAGGGCTATACTATCAATCAAGTTATCCATATTGATAAATGGTATAAGTCTGAGGATGTACTCAAAGAAGAGAGAGCTAAGTTACCTCTAAATGCTGTTAGAGCACCAGAGTTTGATTCTACTGGAGCAAGTCATGACAGTGAGGCTTATGTTATTAAACAAACTGGTAACTACTGTTCTGTTAATATGCAAGGTGATTTGTTTAGTGGTTTTGATACTAAGCCAAGATGTCATATAAACTGGACTAGTTCCCAACAAGTAATCCCATTATTTGAAGAATTGGGATTGAATCTAAGAGTATTGGATAAGAAGACCAAGCATTATAAGAAGTCTGTGGATATTAAAGTGGTAGAACCACAAGCATCTAAGAGTCCTCTAATTCCAATATATATAAAGTATAAGAAAGCTGCTGTCATTGTTAATACCTTTAGTCAGAAGTTCTTAAACTTGATTAATCCTGTAACTGGTAGAATCCATGCTAATTTCAACCAGTTAGGAACGGATACTGGAAGGTTAAGTTCAACAGAACCTAATCTACAGAATTTACCACATGATGCTCAAACTAGAGCTTGCTTCGTATCTGACAAGGGGAATAGATGGATTTCTGCCGACTATAGTGGTCAAGAATCTTATCTAATGGCATCTATGGCTAATGACGAAGCTATGTTGGATGAACTTATTAATGGCAGTGGTGACTTACATAGTCTAACCGCCAAGATGGTATTCCAACAAATCCCAAGAGATATGCCTCTAAAGGATATTAAGAAGAATTTTAAAGACCTAAGACAAGAAGCTAAAGGATATGAGTTCTGTTTCAATTATGGTGGGCAGGATAGTACCTTGATAAGAAACTATGGTCTTGATGCTAAAAGGGCTAAAGAAATCTATGAGAATTATATGTCTGGTTTTGCTGGATTGAAGAGGTACCAAGATTTCAGAAGAGTAGATGTGATGCGTAAAGGTTATATCTTATTAAGTAAGATTACTGGGCATAAGGCATATATCTATGATTATGATGAACTTAAAAGGCAGATGGAAAAGCAAGATGACCCTGATTTCTGGGCATATTATAGAGAAATGAAGCAGGAGAATCCTGAGTGCGATACAGTACAAGGTGTCAGGCGGTTAGCCAGACGTAAAGCTGAGTCTGAGAAGCAATCTATTAATTATCCGATTCAGGCTGCTGGTGCATTGTGTTTTAAGTTAGCATCTATAAAGCTATTCAACTGGTTATTGAAGAATGGCTTGTTATTCAAGGTTAAGTATTGTATTCCAGTACATGATGAAATTAACCTTGAAGCTCCAGATGAAATTTCAGAAGAAGTTGCAGATATATTAGTTAAGTGCATGGTAAGTGCAGGTAAACCATTCTGTACAAGAGCACATTTAGGTGCTGATGTGGAGATTGGAGACCATTGGATTCATTAATATGGGTAAGTATATAGACTTGTGTACAGTAATTGATGTAGAGCCTGAAGTATCTCAGGTTCTAGGTCTTATTGAAGATGAAGACCTCTTAAGTGAGTTCTGGCAGAGAATGGATGAAGATTTCTTTAGAGTCTTCGTTGAAGATTACTGTAAGGATAGTGATATTCGTATCATAAAGAAGATAATTGATGAGGTGTGTCAAGAAGAATCTGAAGAGGATTGATGCACACTGAGATAGAAAGAAAATTCATAGTTACTGACAGTACTTTTAAACAGAGTGCTGTCAGAATTATGGATATTCGTCAGGGATATGTAGGAACTTCTAGCAATGGAGAAGCTAGGGTATCTATAAGAGATGAGAAAGCATGGGTTATCATAAAGTCCAACGGATGCTTAGCAAGATTGGAGTATGAAATTCCAATTCCTAAAAAGGATGCAGAGGAATTGCTCTCATTTACTTGCGACAGAGTAATCCATAAAACTCGTTATATTATTCCATGTGAGGATAGTATGCTTAAATGGGAAGTTGATGAGTTTCATGGTGAGGATGAAGGATTAATCATTGCTGAGATAGAGTTACCACGCAAGGATATGCCATTTGAAAAACCTCAATGGCTTGGTAAAGAAGTAACACAAGATACTACTTATTATAACTCTACACTCTCTAAAACATCTTGGAAAGCTATTCAGAAGTCTCGTGCTGAAGCTAAAGCTTGGGATGATTGGAGGGACTCATTAGTTAAGAAATGAAATATAGGAAGAAACCAGTAGTCATTGAAGCTATACAATTCATAGATAATGCCGACCGCATTATAGAAATTCAAGAGTTTCTAGGAGGAGATACCATAGTGATAAGCTATGAGGATGCAGACAATCCTTATATGTATATTGAAACTCTTGAAGGTACTATGAAAGCCTCTGTAGGAGATTATATCATTAAGGGAGTGAATGGAGAGTTCTATCCTTGTAAGCCAGATATATTTGAGAAAACTTACGAAGAGGTAGCTGAATGAGACTGATAAAACCATCATTTGAAATACTAGAACAAAAGCCTGGATTAGATGGGCTGTTACAACATATAGAAAGATGTGGTAGGACTTGTTATAAGTCAGAAGACAAGATTACAGAGAAAAGTGCTCCTAAGTTTGTAGATATGCTTGTTAAACGTGGTCACACTGCGATGGTTGAGCATGGTACTGTATATCTTACTCTTGATATGAGTAGTAGGAATAAGTATTTTAAGTACTGTACTAACAAGTACTCTAATGCTATAAGTACTGGAGAAGCTGAAGCTGGAACCTGGATTGGTTATGTGACAACTAACTACAGAGTACTATTGCAGGAGGGTTGGCTCAGTGATTTAGAATACATAACTGAACCTACTAAGCATATCCGCAGAATAACTGTTAAGTTTGTATGTGATAGGGGTGTTAGTCATGAGTTTGTAAGACATAGGGTATTCTCATTTGCTCAAGAAAGTACTAGGTACTGTAACTATAGTAAGGATAAGTTCAATAAGGAGTGTACATTTATCATTCCTTGCTGGCTTGATATTCCAGAAGGGGAAGCATGGTTCCATGATGGTATAAACTATAGAGTTGGAGCTAATGAGGAGGACATATTTGGAGAGTCTGTGAATCCCAGAGCCTGGACAAGAAATAGCAGTTGGAGGGAGGTAGATACATACCTCATGGTTCTAGAAACTGCCGAAGAGAGATACTTTGACTTGTTAAATCAGGGTTGGATTGCACAACAAGCTAGAGCTGTACTTCCCAATAGCTTAAAGACTGAGTTAATTATGACTGGTACTATAGCACAATGGGAAGGATTCTTTAAGCTAAGAGATGCTAATGATGCGCATCCTCAAGCAAGAGAGTTAGCTGCCCCATTGCATGAGGAATTTATCAGAAGAGGTTTATTGCAATGAAAGCAGAGGAGTACTTTGGAGACTGGATTGATGTTATTGATAAGCAAGAACTACGTAAAGTAGTAACTTGGATTAATAAGACTAATTCAGCTACTCTATGTCCTTCTCCTAAAAACATATTCAGAGCATTTAGGGCTTGCCCATATGAGGACTGTAAAGTAGTCTTCTTAGGGCAAGACCCTTACCCACAGAAGGGAGTAGCTACTGGAATATTATTCGGTAACTCCGAAGATACTCCAGAGGATAGGTTATCTCCCTCACTTCAAATAGTTAAAGAGGCAGCTATTAATTATGAAATTCCCCATAACAGAATAGAGTTTGACAATACGTTGGAATCTTGGGCTAAACAGGGAATATTAATGATTAATACTGCTTTTACTTGTGAAGTCGGAAGAGTTGGGTCACACTTTGAGTTATGGAAGCCATTTGTGTCTAAACTAATTCATAATCTTAGTTATAAGAACAATGGCATAGTTTATGTCTTATTTGGTAGTCAAGCACAGCTATTTAAGAATGATATAGTAGATAGTTTAAAGACTATTGAAGTATATCACCCTGCGTACTTCTCTAGAAAGGGTACTAAGATGCCCTCTAGTGTATTTACTGATATTAATGAGGCATTAAAGAGGCAGTACAACTATCAAATAGAATTTTATAAGGAGACAGAATATGGAGTTTGTTGAGAGGAAGTCAGTCAATGACAAATTAAGGAAGTATGACCATTTAGCTAAGGATGATGACTTTATAGAAGTTACTGAATGGGCTAATGGTGAAGGTTGGGATATTACTATCAATGAGAGGCAGCTACTCCTAACCAGAGGACAACTAGATGCTATCGAATACTTAACTAGGAGTTTGGACTATAAAAATTAAATTATGTATCTAAACATTAAGATGAAGGAAGATTTCAGAACCTTGAAGAAGGATGCTGAATATAAATTTGACTTTACCAATCGGGATAGATACTTAATGGTTGGTCCAAATGGGTGTGGTAAGTCTACACTTATCAACATCCTGCGTAGCTTCCAATGTGATAATGCTAATGATAGTCCACATGGTACTTATCAGGACAAGCTTGGATATATGGAGATTAGTAGTATGAAGAACAAAGCAGAAATTGATACTGACTTTGAGAAGTTTTACTTTATTAGTTCTGAATTTGACGACCCATTATCATTGGACAATATGGCAACAGCAGAAGCAGCTATTAGAAATGGTGGATTCTATTGGAAACGTAAGTCTAATGGGGAACGTCAGTTACAGAATCTAGGTAAGTGGGTTCAAGAGAACCAAGACAACTGGAACGAAAAGTGCTTATTGGTTCTTGATGAAGCTGATAAGGGCTTCGATTTAAGGTATCAAGTGGGATTACACAATATGCTTATTAACATTCCAGCTAAGAATAATGTAAAATTTCTAGTTGTATCTCACACTCTAATTCCGATATTGTTAGAGGACAAAGTTTATGCCTTCCAATATAGAAGGATGCTCAGTCCGTCTACATATATATTTGTAGAAACTGGTTATGATATAAAAATTGATAAAGATGAAAGAACAGAAGTTTGAATTTAATCCTGAAAAGACTTTCTTCACATCTGATACACATTTTGGTCATGCTAACATAATTAGATTATGTAATAGACCATTTAAAGATGTAGAGGAGATGAATGAAAAGTTGATTGAGAACTGGAATAAAGTAATTCCAGAGGACGGTACAGTCTTCCATTTAGGAGATTTTGCCTTCGGTGGTAGTGCACTATGGAACAGCATTATCCCTCGTCTAAATGGACAAATCTACTTGATTATTGGTAATCACGATAGGAAGAATCTAAGACAAGGTTACATGGATAAATTTGCAGCTGTAATACCTCAAATGCAAATTCAGATAGAGAAAAGAAGTATCTATTTGAATCATTATCCATTCTTGTGCTATGGTGGTTCTTATCGCAGTGAAGCTGATGCTGTATGGCAGTTATTTGGTCATGTTCATTCTGGACCTACTAGTTCTGGTTTGGATTGTGATAGGTTGTGTAATCTATTCCCATATCAATATGATGTTGGCGTAGACAACAATAACTACACTCCAATCTCTTGGGAAGAGGTGAAGAAAAAGATTCAAAACCAAATAGATAATGGGGTGGAGAAATCTGTCAAGGAACATACAATTCCTGACGAAATATACAAACTATAATGACTAAATTGACTTTAGAAATCGACGGAACTATCTGTTCTATGGAGATACCTTACAATGATGTAAGTGCTACTGAACTAATTAAGGGATTTGGTTCCTTAATGATTGGTCAGACATTTCTTGCTTGCACTGTTAAAGAGGCTCTAGAAGATGTAGCCGAAGATTATGAAGACGAACTAAGAGTAGGTTATGAATCCCAACACACTGAGGAAGATTAAAAGGTTAGAAGCTGGTGAATCATTTATCACCAGTGAGCCTGGGAACTCTATGCTTCCGTTATATAAGAGTAATGAGAAGCATAGGGTTACTCCAATAAAATGGGAAGATTGTAAGGTGGGCGATGTAGTATTCTGTAAGGTTAGAGGTTCATGTGTAACTCACAAAGTCTATGCAGTAGATAGTGAGAAAGGTTGTCTAATAGGTAATAATAAAGGACACATGAATGGATGGACTAAGAATGTATATGGCAAAGCCCACAAAATTGACCAATCGTTAAAAACTAAGAAGCCTTGAGAATTTGTGTAACGTCTGATTTACATGGCATTCTTCCTAAAATAGAAGAACCGTGTACAGCAGTATTGATATGTGGAGATATTATGCCATTACGTATGCAGAGAAACATTCCTCAGAGTGAGAAATGGTTAAAGACTGAATTTGCAGAATGGGTTAATAATCTTCCGTGTGAGTCTGTTATTATGGTAGGAGGCAATCATGACTTTGCTTTAGCTAATATGTACAGGCAACCTTTAAAGATTAACTCAATCTTAACGCAGCCAACTAATGGTAAACTTGAGTTGTTAGATAATGAAGAGACTTGTATTATTGATGAGAGTGGAAAATGTTATTTAGTATGGGGAACTCCATATTGTAAAATCTTTGGCAATTGGGCTTATATGTATGAGCCTGAAACTCTAATCAAGGCATATAAATCTATGCCAGCAGAGTGTGATATTGTTATATCTCACGATGCTCCTAAATTATGCGGTCTTGGTGTTATCCACCAGAGATTTGACCAAGAGGATGCTGGTAATCCTTGGTTGGCTGACGAGATGCTTCGTAAACATCCTAAATATACATTCTGTGGGCATATTCATAGTGGAGAGCACAATCTGCAAACCCTTGACGATATGAAGATGGCTAATGTATCTTTAGTAGATGAAACGTATACAGAAACGTTTAAACCTTTATATCTCGATGTCTAAAGTTGCAACAAGGGGAGGTATAGGCTTCTTCCCTCTATTGTTTATAGTACTACTAGCCTGTAAGTTATTCGGAGCTAATATAACTTGGTTCTGGGTTATTGCTCCTTTATGGATGCCTCTTGTAGTAGTGCTAGTAATCGTAGTATTATTATTTATTATAAGTTCAATAAGATGAAAGAAAAAGTAACCCTAGTAGTTGTGGACTTCCAGTATGACTTCTGTCTGCTGGGAGCACCACTCTATGTTCCAGGGTCTGATAAGGCTCTGTGGAACATCTCTCATTTAATTGAGAATAACAAAGTTGGTCGGGTGATATTTACTGCCGATTGGCATCCATCTAACCATTGTTCCTTTAAGAAGAATGGTGGTCAGTGGAATGAGCATTGTGTGCAGTTCTCTAAGGGTGCAGCTATACATGATTTATTACTATATGGTTGTATTGGTGCTGGAATACCTTATGAAGTAATTACTAAAGGTACTCTATCACTTTCAGAAGAATATGGAATAAAGGTTGCTCCAGCTAATGCTAAAGTCCAGTACCATACTATCTATAGTTCATCGGTAGGAGTTGACGTTCAGCCAGATGAGCAAGTAGTAATTTGTGGTTTAGCAGGAGACTTCTGCGTACTTGAAACTTTGAAGAACCTAGCCCCTGTTAACCCTATGATATTCCTTGATGGTGTAGCTTCCCTAGATGGAGGAGTTAAACTCAATGAATATGTAGAAAGTAATGGAGTTAGGGTATGGTCATAAAAATTATCATACTAGTGCTAGTTCACTTATCAATATCAGCAATAGCTATTCTTATGGGTAAGTACTTACCTAACATGGTACACAAGGAGAATGAACGTGAGGTATTCTCATTCATTTATTGTTGTTTTCTTCCCATAATGAATATAGTTGTTGTTTGCATTGGTTTATGTGAGTTAGTTGATGTAGTAATGCATAAAATTATAAAATATATAAAGAGATGGTTGTAAAATCTATTTTAGATACGGACTTGTATAAATTTACAACTTCGTATGCCTATATGAAACTATTCCCTTATTCTATTGGAACATTTGAGTTCTTTGATAGGGATAGTACAGAATATTCCGATGAATTTCTGGAAAACCTGAGAATTGAGTTGTGTAACTTAGGCTCTCTTAAACTTACTAAGGATGAACAGGAGTTTATGACTAATAACTGTAGGTTCATTCCTCCCATGTATTGGGAATGGTTGTCTGGGACAAGACTTGATGCTGGAAAAGTAAGAGTGTGGCTGGATGAAGAAAAACACCTGCACATCACAGTTACAGATTATCTTTATAGAGTAACTCTGTATGAAGTACCTATCCTGGCTATTGTGTCTCAGTTAAGAAACCATATGCTAAACCACTGTATTGATATGCAGCTAGTTATTGGAAAGTTAGCTCCTAAGATTAGTCTGTCTAATAAGAGTGGTATTCCATTCTCTGAGTTCGGCACTCGTAGAAGATATTCATTCAATGTTCAGGATGAAGTTATTAAATACATCAAAGAGCATTCTATTTACTGTACAGGAACATCAAATTGTTACTTTGCAATGAAATATGATATGAAGATGATGGGAACTCATCCACATGAATGGTTTATGTTTCATGGTGCTATGTATGGCTATAAGCAAGCTAACTACATGGCTTTAGAGAATTGGACTAATGTATATGATGGTGATTTGGGTACTGCATTAACTGATACCTATACTACAGATGTATTCTTTAAGAATCTATCTCGTAAGCAGGCTAAGTTATTTGATGGTATTAGACAGGATAGTGGAGATGAGTTCCAATTTGTAATGAAGGCTATTGCCAGATATAAAGAACTTGGAATTGACCCATCTACTAAGACTATTATCTTCAGCAATGCACTGACATTCGATAAGGCGGAAGAAATTCAGGAATATTGTAGAGGTAGAATCCGATGTGCGTTCGGTATAGGTACTAACCTTACTAATGACACTGGATTTAAACCATCTAATATCGTTATGAAGCTGACTTCTTGCCGTATGAATAAGAACCAACCAGTATTCAACTGTGTGAAACTATCTGATGATTTAGGTAAACATACTGGTGATACTGAAGAGGTTAAACACTGTATTCAAACTATTAGTAAGTTTTAAGTAAATGCCAACCTGGCGATATGCACTAAAATCTAGTATTTCCAAACTTACCCCCAAAGAGCTAAATGCTTACGGGGATAAGGGTTGGGAATTAGTATCTGTGGTATATGTTGAACTAGTGGGATTCATATATTACTTTAAAAAAGAATTAAAAGTATGAATAGATTAAATTATGAAAAGGTTTTCAAAACCCTCGTTGAGGAGACTGGAAATTATCTTGTTAATCATAGTCTTCGCGCTATGGTTCTTGGGGTTAGTGGCGGCATTGACTCCACTGTTGTAGCTGCTATTTGTTGTGAGGTAAACAAACAAACTAATATTCCTCTAATTGGACGGAGTTTACCAATTAAGAATAAGAAGGATGAGTTTGATGTATCTAAACTGGTAGGAGAGGCATTCTGTAATAACTTTGATGTTGCAAATCTGTATGATGAGTATAAATGCTTTCTAAGTGGGTTAGTATGGAGGGAAGAGAGAATTGATTTATTGGATGATACTGAAACCATGCACCCAGAGAAGTCCAAACAACAAACTCTTATAGCTAATGGTAATATCCAAGCTAGGCTCAGAATGATATATCTCTACAATCTTGCTTCCATTCATAATGGTTTAGTAATGTCTACTGATAATCAGACTGAGTATCAGCTAGGATTCTGGACTATTCATGGTGATGTGGGTGACTTTGACCCAATTCAGGACTTGTGGAAGACTGAGGTTTATCAATTAGCCGAATGGCTTAAACTCTTCTACTATACAGATGGGGATGATGCTGATAAGGCTGTAGCTATTGGAGAATCTATAAAGCTAACTCCGACTGATGGGCTTGGCATTAGTAATAGTGACTTAGACCAGATTGGGGCAAAGAGCTATAACGATGTCGATAGAGTGTTGCAAACTTTAGTCTGTCCTGCTTCTCCTGAGAATGACAGAGTGCAAGATGCTTTAACTGTTGAAATAGGTCCAGAGATTATAGATAAGATTATCAAAAGACGCAGTAACTCTAGGTTTAAGCGTGAAAAGTCTCCTATCTATATATCTAGGGAAAGGTATGAATAAAATTGTTTGAAATGAAGTTATATTATTTATTTTTATTAGTAATGTTCCTATTGATGGGTTGTACTAACTCATCTAACATTAGTGGTCCTAATACTATAGGAACATCTAAGGCACATGGAGATGTGTACAGCTATGTTATTGATGGACACGAATACATAAAGTTAGGTAATGGCTTTGCACATTCTGGCACTTGCAAGAAATGTAAGGCAGATTTGGAAAGTATTATCCGTAAAGTAGTTAAGGAGGAACGTTCACAATGGTAGGGATATTCTTTGGGTCTTTTGACCCTCCGCACATAGGTCATGTTAATGTAGTCACAGCTGCTCTAAACTCTGGTAAGGTTGATAAAGTAATTGTAGTTCCTGCATATAAGAGTGTATGGAAGAATACTGAAACCAAATGGGAGTATAGACTTGCTATGGCTAAGGAAACATTTGATAATATTCCTGGAGTAGTTGTAGATGGTATAGAATACCGTATATCTAATGGTGAACCTTTACCCACTTATAAGACTATAGAAGCATTAAAAGAGATATATGGAGAGTTTACTATTGTTACATCTGCAGAAACCTATAAGGAAATTCCTAGATGACAACATGGTGAAGAAATACTAAAGAATAACAAATTCTTAGTAGTTGATGTAGCTCACTTTGACAGTGAAGATATATCTTCGGATGATGTCGATATTGTATATGCTCCAGATATTACTATATGTTCTACAGCTATCCGAATGTGGGTTGATAACGGGGAGATTATATTACCATTTGTAACAGATGCAGTTAATTCAATAATCAGAAAACTTGGGCTATATAAATGAACCAAATCTATGTTTCAGGTCCTTGGTCTTTTTCCTCTGGAGTACTTCAAGTAGTCAAGAGTATAAAGACTAAATCAAAAGATAAGGTAGTTTATAGTGAGAAGGGAGAAGATTATCAATTCTCTAAACTTGAACAATCTAACTATGTCGTATTCGTATTAGATGGATTTGCATGGCAACAAAAACTTGAGAATATATCAAGAGGTATGCTCTCAGAGTTACTGTGGTGCATAAATCATAGGATTCCCATGTTTTTAGCTTATAAATCTGCTAATGGATTAGGCATATATGGAACGGAAATAGATGACAATTTAAACTTTAAGGGAGTTGCTGGGACTGCAGATAACTTCTACCAGATTATAAGTGGACAATTTGGAAACATTGTTGCTGATGATTCTGTGTTCCTAAAAGGATTTAGAATATCAGACGTAGGAAATGTATATCTAAAAGGAGAAATGCTCGCAGACCCATTGGACTATCTTAATGTTGAACAACCTAAGAGTTATTTTTATTAACATGAAGAACTTTCCAATATTAGACGAAAATGGTAAGGAATGGTGGATAAGCCGTTCTATTGCGGTAACTGGATGTATATTTACATTTCTGAATGGTAAGTGGTGTGTATTAGCCAATAAAAGAGGTGAGGGCACACCTGACTTTCAGGGAATGTGGAATATGCCGTGTGGTTATTTAGACTTCAATGAAACTACGGCTGAAGCAGTAATAAGAGAAGTCTATGAAGAAACTGGGGTTAAGGTCAATCCTGATTATCTTCATTTCTGGTGTTTCAATGATTCTCCAACTCAAAACAGGCAGAATGTATCATTTAGGTATTATGCCTTAGTCGATGCACAGCCTGGAAATATTAGTGTTGGAACTGGTAATGATAGAGGTGGAGAAGAGGATGAAGTAGAAGCTATAGGATGGATTCCAGTAGATACCGTTGATAATTATAAGTGGGCATTTGGTCACGATGAAATTATCAAGGACTTTGTGAAATGGATGCACTTAGAAGATAATGATTGGGATGATATTGACTTAGACCCAGTATGATTTACTTTATAAGTGGACATAGAGACCTAACATGGGAGGAGTTTGCCAAATGGTATGCTCCTGCCATTAGTAGGGTACGTAGAACTGATAATGGGGCAAGGTTTGTAGTAGCAGAATGTGAAGGTGCTGACAGAATGGCTCAGGACTATTTACTAGCCTGTGGTGTTGCCCCTATAGGTATTACTGTTTATCATATGCTAAAGTCACCTAGATATTTGGCTAATGAGAGTATACATACAGTAGGTGGGTTTACGTCAGATACAGAACGTGATGAAGCTATGACTAGGGACTCTGACTATGACATTGCTTTTATCCGTAAGGGTAAAGAAACCTCTGGAACTGCTCAAAACATCCTAAGGAGATGGACAAAGTAAAAGAAACTGAAAAGGAGAAGTTTGAGAGATTAAGACTACACTTTACTAGTTTATTTTTACAGCATCCCAAGATGTTAGAGACTCTTACTTATAAGGATATTGTAGTTAAAGCTAAGGAGTTTACTAAAGAATATCTGAAGCATGAATAAGTTTATATTCCTAGATATAGATGGGGTTATGAACAGTAACCTTTTCTATTCTGAAAGAACCCAAGATAAGAGATATGATGAATGGATTAAAGACCATCCTCAGCACATAGCTTGGGGTGCTTGCAACATTGACCCAAGAGCAGTAAAGAGGTTAAATAGAATAACGGATGCTACTAAGGCTAAGATTGTAGTTTCCTCTACTTGGAGAAGTGATAGTAACCTCCAAGAGGTATTTACTTTAGTTGGAATTAAAGAGCCTATATATGATGTTACGCCTTATATGAGGAGTAGACATAGAGGTTCCGAAATACAGGAGTGGTTGGATAAGCAAACTGAGCCTTATAGGTATGTTATTCTTGACGATGATAGTGATATGTTAGACTGTCAGCTACCTTACTTTATCCAAACTGACTGGTTGAAATGGGGTTTAAGTGATGAAGATGTCGAACAAGCAATACATATTCTAAATGATACAGCCGCTTAGACATATCTATAATGACCCAACCCTAGACAGGGAGTTACTTCTTCGTAAGTTAACCTCTCTAAGGATTAAGGGCATAATTAGTATTGAAGAATACGAGTATTTAAAACATTTAATAAGAAAGGAGAACGAAAATGCTCAGAGAGCAAATGGATGCACTTATTAAGCAATCAATGCTTGATAAGAATACAAAGAGAACTGATGTATTAAGAGCTATTAAGAATGAGTTCTTAGTGTTTCAAACAGCTAAAAATGCTAAGCCTTTAGATGATGCAGCTGAGTTTACTATTCTTCGTAAGATGGTTAAGCAAAGACTTGATAGTAGAGACCAATATATTGCAGCAGGAAGGAAAGACCTAGCCGATAATGAATCTAAGGAGATTCTAGTGCTGGAGTCTTTCCTTCCGCGAGAAGCCACGATTGAGGACATCAATAAGGCAATCTATGAAATCTGTACGGAGAAGGGATGGTACATACCGCAGAGTGAAGACACAATCTGTCCAGAAATCCCGAAAAAGTCTATGGGAGAAGCTATTAAGGTGGTCAAGGGAAAGCTTGATAATGTAGATGGTAAATTACTTGCTGATACTATTAAATCATTCCTTGTATGACACTAAAGGAAATAGTAACTCTTCCGAGCGAAGCAAAGTTTGTTCATGCAATAGCTGGAACTCTATATTATAGAATCATAACAGATGATGTAATTGTAGAGTTTCCTATTGATATGAATGATAAGGATGATGTTGGTACTACCACATTTGTAGCTTCCTATAAGCCTATTACATTAATGAGGTATATTAGGAAGGCTATTGATAATGAGAGTATAATAATCATCCACAGATAAGATATGAATAGTTGTACTATGTGATATTTGACTTTTAAATCAAACTCTAATCTATTTTCATGAAATTCATAAATTGATTTGGTGATGCAGCTTATAATGCTTATATTTGCAGAAATTAAGTGGTTAAACTGTTTAAACGTATTAATTTATGAAAATCGAAGAGAAATTTAGAAAATTCCAGCAAGGTGGTGCTGCACCTCAACCTGGTGCTGAACCAGCAGGCGGAGCACCAGCAGAAGGAGCACCTGCTGAGGGTGGTGCACCTGCTGAAGGGGGACAAGACCCAATGGCACAGATTCTACAAGTAGCTGCACAAGCAGTTCAGACTCAGAATTGTGAGGCTGCAATGGCTGTATGTCAAGCTCTAATGCAAATCGCTCAAGGTGGTGCTGCTCAAGAACAAGCTCCTCAAGAGGAACCAACTTTTGCAAGAAAAGGTGCTAGACTAGTAAGAGTAAGATAATTAGTCAACAAGGTAAGAAGGGGCGTATATTAATTATATGCTCCTTTTTTATTATACATAGTATATGTCACAAGTAATAAGAAAGTACAACTCTGGAGGTCAAACTGACAAACCTAAGCTTCTAAGTATAAAAGGGCTAGGTGACTTTAACCAAGATGACCTAATAAAGAGAGGTTATAGAGATGTGGATGAATATACCTCATCTAAGGGGTTAAAGAATGCTGCTGCAGCTGATTTTAGGAATGCTGTGCAATATATGCTTGAGGGAATGAACAATGGCACTATAACTATGGATGCTATGGGTAACTTTCAAGATGCAACGGGTCAAAAATCAAGTACTGGTGAGTTAGATAGAAAGAAATTCTTGGGTATAAAAACAGGGGTTAAGAATACTGAGAATAATGCCTATGGATTAGCTGCTGATTATCTATACAACATCATTAAGGGAGCACCGCAGTATAAGCAGCCTGAGGTAAAGGCTGAGAAATTTAACACCAATGACTATCTAACTAAGGAGATTTCAAAAAGATGGTATGGAGGAAACAATATAGATTTTGGCAACTGGTTTAAAAATAGGTCAGAGAAAGACCGTAATGCACTCATAGCTGACATCTTTAATAGTGCAGATTATAATAAATTATATCAAGAGCACGATTGGACTGATACTGGTATCAATAGCGTAGAAGACTTAATGGCTCGTGGAAGGGCATTTGGCTCTGCTATTTCTAATAATAAACTAGACAATGACGATTACAACACATTTGCCACACTAGGTGGTAGTGATTTAGATAAATTTATGAAAGCTGCAGTTGAAGCACAGCCAGCACAAGCTCCTGCGGTAGAAGGTCAACAGGGAAGAACTGACAGAGGTTGGTCTAACTCCGAGTATGACAGAACAATTGATGAGAAAGGTCAATATCATATATATAAAAAGGGAACTAACCAGGAAGTTAGTGGGATACTTCCAGGTAACGTGTTTGAGGGGGTAGGTAATAAGTATGCCTTTAATGGAAATATCTATGATGATTCAAACTTGCCTGAACAATATAGACAAGACATTACTAGAGCAAGACAAGCCCAATTAAATGAGTATACTAGACTTACTGACAATAACCCATTTACCAAGATGCTGAGAGGTAGGGGTTATAACTATATTACTAACTTATCTCAATTTGCATCTGGGGCTGGTGATAATATTCTGTATGGGGCATATTCAGACCCATCAGATGTAAGTGGAAAATCAGAGTTTTACTTAAAAAATCCTACTACTGGAGAAGTACGCAACGGTTCAGTAGAATTTAATAAATCCTTAGGACAATACCAATTTGTTGGTAGCGATGGTAACATTGTGAACCTAGGAACATATAATCCTGCAGGAGCTAGGAGTAACCAAGGGACTAGCTTTATAGACTACAGTGATGTTTCAGAAAGCAATAGGGATAATTTATTCAGTGCATGGATGAATGACTCTGGATTAAACAACCCAGCCAGTGATGCTTATAAAATGGTTCAGAGTACCTTATCTAAGTGGATTTCATCTGGTCAATCTCCTTTTGTGAGTTATAAGGGTCAGTACCAGTGGAAAAGTGGTGATGATGTTATGAATGTTAGGAAGGGACCAGATGGACAGTGGCAATGGAGTTTCAATAAGGGATTTGATAATTCCCAAACCCAAAAGAATGAACGTCTCGAAGCCTTACTTCGCATTCCAATTAACCAAAGAACTAGGGAAATAAATGATGAGATATTAAGACTTCGTGGATACAGAAAAGAAGGTGGAGTAATAACTGCTCAGTTAGGTACTAAATTCACTAAAGTAGAGGATACCCCAAGTGTGACAAGACCTAAAATTAGTGAAGAGCAGGCTAAGAAGAATCAGGCTGCACATCAGTCATTCACTGGTAGGTCTAATGCCTCACTAGGTAATGACAAAGATATAACTGATGCTGGTGGAGTTATTAAGACTTCTGATAAAGTTAGATTGAGAGCAGCTATGGCTGACTTAGCTAGTGTTGTACTTGGGTTTGTCCCTGGAGCTAACCTTGCTTCTACAGGTATAGGTGTAGGTTCATCTCTAGCAGAGTTTGGCGCAGATTGGGCTAGTGATGGTTTAGATTTAGGAGACGCTGGTAGACTCGCAATGAACTTGGGAATGGATGCCTTATCCTTAATCCCAGTTGGAAAAACATTGAAAGCTACTAGAGCATTAGGAAAAATAAGAAAGAGTATACCTCTTATTATGACAGCTGTTAACGCTGCTAATTTCCTAGACCCAACACTAAGGGCAGAATATAGTAAAACTCTATCAAAACTTACTAAGGGTGATATTAAGAGTCTTAATACTGGGGACTTCAAGAACCTTTCTGCTATTGCTAGTACAGTATTGATGGGAAAGAACTATGCTCAATCTAAGAAGGGTTGGTGGAACTCCTCAACTACACCTTCTGGTAAAAGGAAAGTTACTGCCATGATTGACGGTAAGCAACAAACACTAGAAGTTGATGATGCTTTCTTCCAGAATACAAAGGGTAAAAACCAGGTAAGTGAACTCAAAGCTAAATTTGCACAACAATATAATAAGGCTAACAATCTTGAGGGGGATAATGCAATAAAACCTGAAAGTGTGTCTATAGATACTAAGTATTTCGGACTAAGACCTCAATCCGAGAAGGTTGAAGGAACAAAGAATGCTGGAAATTGGGTAGCAGACACAAAGATAGGTAACTATTGGTTAGGTTATAGAGATGCTTCCCAGCCTAGAGGTAATGCTAACATACCATTCTCAGACGCATGGTTTTACAAGAATGGAATAGTTGGAGGACGAACAAGAGCAGAGAAGAACAAGAGGGACTCTGAAATAGCTCAGAAGGGTGTGGAAGGAGTATCTAATCTAGTTCAAGCTCTTAACTATGCTTCCAAATACAGAACCGCCCCACTCGCACTTCCTGCACCTGGTCAAGCAACCCCATCTAATAGGGTGTTTGTTATGGGAGATGGTAGGCAAAGACAGCCTTTAGATAAAACTGACCCCTCTAAACTAAGTAAGCCAGGAACATATCAGGATAGGGCTGTTCACACAGGAGGTACTCCAGTTGAGTCTCCAAATGCTAACGCAGTAAGGACAGTTAGGACTATAAATTCTATTTTAGAGCCATTTGTTCCTAAGACTACAAACTTGCCAGCTGTTATCCCTGCATCTAGAAATGCTAATAAAGTAGTTGCTTCACAAACTATACAACCTTCACAGAGGTTAGACCAGTTTATTGAAGGACAAATACCAGGTGGAAGGCAGTTTGGTAAACAAAGAGCTAAAACTGAGAGGGAATATAGAGATGTATTCCATCCTGCAGCAGAACGTGAGTATAATGCAGTTTGGGACGAAGCTGTTAGAAATAGGAAGGACTTTGGATATGAAGAAGTCTTCCCTAAGAGAAGTCCTTATGCTCCTCCTACTCCTACAGAGGTATATGTAGTACCAGAAGGTGCTATGAAAGACCCTAATGCAAGGTATCTTTGGGAACTTATAAACAAGAAACCTAATACTAACCATACTAAGAGGGCAGACTTACCTCATAAGAAGTCAAATAAAAAGAAGAAAACTTCTAAGGATGATAGAGTCACTAAGAAAGCAGAGGGTGGATTAATTCAGTTCCTGCAAGGTGGTGATACAGTAGGAAGAATCAAGGCTAAAGATATGTCTAACTGGAATAGGGCATCTGCTCTGGCTAATTATGACTGGGTAGCTGATATTGATAGGTGGAAAGCTTCACATACTGGACCAGATGATTGGCAATCTTCTTATATGCTCTCTTTTAATGGCGGAGAAGATATATATGACCAATTAACTAATAAGACTGGAGATTACTTCGGTGGTAAGTATAATTACTCAGTACAAGACCCATTAGCTAAACAAAGGCAAATCACCTTTAGAGGAACTAATCAAGGCTTTGATGACCTAATTAGAAATGGTATCGTAGGCTATGGTACTACAGAAGGTACAACTGGATTTGACGTATATGCTGGTGATAGAACTGGTAACAGAACACTTGCCCGCGGAATGACTCCCGAAGACGTTGCTCGCTTTAATAAGCAATTAGCAACCAGAGGAATGGAATTATATGACAAAGGTAATGGAACCTATCGACTAAGAGCACTTCAAGAACCAACTCAACACCTAGACGAGGTTGTAGTTACAGCTCCTAAAGTAGAAGCTGGTGACACAACTAACCCATCTGGTATAAAGCGCGTAACAAGTACTCCTAAGAAGAAGCTTAAACTTAATGTAGCTCCAGAGGAAGTATTAGCTTTAGGTAGAATGGTTGGTGGTTTGGCAGCTAACAACAGGGCAGCTAAAGTATATAAGGAAGGACTAAAGCCAACCTTATTAGATACATTTGAGAATACTGTTCCACTTCAAGGTAATTTCCAAGCTAAGACCAATGCAGAGCAACAAGCAGGTAATTTAGAATCTGTAGCTGCAAGACCTAGAACTTCTGATGCTTCACTGCAGTTAGCTGGAGAGTTAGAGGCTAGTGATAGAGCAGGACAAGCTAGATTCCAAGGTGGTCTCCAAGATGCTGAAATGTTCTACAAGACTAGGATGTTAGGACAACAAGAATCTGATGCTGCTAAGGCAAGAAGAGTAGAGGTTGCTAACAGGAATAGAGCTTCAATGAATGCTATAGATGCAGCTAAGAAGCAGATTGATGCTGGAAGAATAACTGCTAATTATCAGCAAGTTATTGCTCCTTATTTAGCTGGTGTGGAGAATAGATTCAGACAAGCTAGAGGTATGAAGAATCAGTTAGCTTTAGAGTCTTATCTAAACAGAGTTGGTTCAGAATACGATACTGAATTAGCTAAAATTGGAGAGACTTACAAGAATGACCCAGTGGGGGCACAGAGAGAAATATCTAAATTACGCTCCAAGTATCAGTCAGATGCACTGAAGGAAAGAACATCACTGATAGATACTCCCTGGTTAGTTAGATTTAGTGGAAAGGGTTCTAAGCTGTCCTATGCTGAAAAAGCTATGCTTCAAAGGGCTAAGGATTTCAATAAGAGACTATCAGATGATAATAAACAATTTCATAAAGATATAATGGAATCTAAGAGGGAGCATAATAAGATGATTGCAAATATGTCTGCTCTCACTGCTGCACTTATAAAGAAAGGAATGCAACTATGAAATTAATTGATAAGCTACAACAAGGCGGGGGTATGCCCGCCTTTGTTAGCTACACTAATGTACCCCAACCTCAAGTAGCTGCTCCCTATTCACCTGCAACAACTAGTAAGGAGGAATCAGACGGTTCTGTTGGGCTGCTAGACAAGAATATGGTAAAGTTTTTATATGAGAATGGTATACCTAGTGATGTTGAAGCATTTATAGAAACTTCAGGTATATTCTCAGATAATATATATAAAAATCCCTTTAAGAAGGAAGATGCCACCGTCCAATATAAGACAATATTGAAAATGCTTCCTAGAATAAAGGCAGAAAATGAAAGATTTAAGAGTGCTATGACACAGGCGGACAAAAATGGTGGACTTGGAGAAATTGCAGTGACCGACGGTGGTCATGTAATTACGGTTAATGCTGAAGGTAAGTTACAGAAGAAGTCATTAAATGATGTAGACCTTAATTCTGAACAAATATTAACTAATTCTGAGTTAGCTAACTATCGTGCCAATAGTATTAGTGCAGCCTTTAATACTGACCTAACAAGTATTATAAACAATGCTATAGGTGTCCCTAAAATCACCGAGTATATACAGTCAGTAATTAATAAGCTGGGAACTACCTCTATGTCCAGAGAGGGGTATGTAGGTCAGCAATCTGGAAAAATATTGAAAGGTATAGAGTATCTAACTGCTTTGCAGCCAAGTAGGGAAGACCTATCTGGAATGTCAGTAGATGGTCTTTATAAGATGTCTAGCTTAGACAAGTCCCAGCAGGCTCAAGCTAATCAAGCATTGGGCTACTTGTTAGCTTCCTTGCCAAGAAATATGAGGACGGTTTTACAAGCTAAGGCAGCTATGTACTTAGGAGATAATTCTGGAGAAGGGGTTAAGAAGTTGTTGATGTCCTTAACTCAATCAGCATTGAGTGGGGAACATACTATAAAACTAGACCTACAAGAGAAAATGGATGCTAAGGGGAATACCAAATCATCTGGTAGTAAGGATAACAATATTACAGACCCTGCTAAAGCATTCCTACTAGGATTGGGTGAGATTAAGAACCATAAGATTAACAATGGAAATTCTTATAGTTTGAATCTTCCTGGTAATAGTGCCCCAATGGTCGACACATCTGGTAAGACTATAGGAAGTGCTACGTTAGAGGATGCTGCAAGGAGTACATTCTCTGGAGTATTAGATTTTAAGAATGCTACAATGGGAGGACAGTTATTAAACTCTTCACAAAGGAGTAGAGTAGCTATAGATGGCTCAAATGTGGTGGCTGTAGACCTACCTATTGACGTAGAGGCATTACAGTCTGGGGTTCTTAAACCTGATATAGATTCTTTAAAGAGATTAGAATTAGCTGAAAATGAGATTAGAGAGGGAGATATAAAGGACGAAGCTCAGAAAAATGAGATTTATGCTAAGTATAAATTGCCTTACAAATATGTAAATGGTCAAATTAATACTTCTGCTTACGGAAGATTTGCTATATTAGACGCATCAGCTGATGAATCTGCATTTGCAGAAGACCCAACAATGGACGATACACTTAGTGAGGTTACTGACATTAATGAAAGAGAAAGTATAGAAAGAATACTAAAAGCTGCTGATGCATCATTTAAGATGAGTCAGCCAGGTCTATTCTCTAGTGGTAACAATGTATATTCTGGTTCAGTTTATATTCCTGTAAGACAGAATCTTATTAATGCCTCTCTTGGCTCTGGTCATTATCCAACAATGCAGGGTAATGATGCTATGGATATAGAAGCTAAGGAGCAGCAAAAGCAAAAGTTACAAACCTATGTGCCAAGTCCTTCTCTATCTACACTATAAAATCTAGTAATATGACAAATTCAAAGGAAAATGATTGGCTGTTGAATAGAGTATCTAATCCTACCTTTTCTATCTCTGATTTTAAGGCAGTAGGATTAGATGCCACAAACACTTCATTAGAAGATGCAAGTGTTTATAAGAACATTCCACAAATTCAAGATAATCCTGCATTTCAAACTGATGGCAAATTTGACGAAGCCAAGTTTGATAATATATATAAATACATGGCTGAGACTTACAACCAGTTGGCTGATGAGTCATATCAGGAGGATATTGTAAGCCAAGCTACGTTCCATAGAGATAATATCTTTGCAGAACCTGAACAAAGAAGGAAAGGTCCAGATATTTATCTATCTAGGGAGGCTAACCCTCTTAGACAAAAGAGAGGAGTTAGAAGGTTAAACTTGCTGGACGCTCCAACTATGTCAGCGGATGAAGCTGCCCAAACCCAAAAAGTATTGGCTAATCCTATAGGAGCATCCAACGGTGCTAGCCCAGTGTGGCATGATTCTCCGAATGATTCATTCTGGACTGATTTCTGGGATACTAGGGTCATGGCACAATGGGATGAAGATGGAGAACACGTAGACCCAATATCTAAAGAGCTAGTTAAACACAAGAAGGGTGAATTAAAGCTAAATGAAAATGGAACCTACTATTATGAGAATTTAGACGGACGTGATGTTTATGGAAGGAGAGTTTTATCTAAGCTGAATACTCTAACTACTGATGGGTCTGCAATTAATAAATATGACTTCTTTGATTCAGACGGAATTGATAAAAGTGTTGCTGGCTCTCTAGCTAGGAATGCAATTTCAATCCTTCCTATGTTTATTCCTGGCATTAGTCCCTGGTATATAGGTGCAGGAATTGCCTTAGAAACAACTAAGGTTCTAGCTACTCTAGGTAAAGTGTTTTCTGGAAGTGACAATAAGTTCCTTTCATCTGTAGAGGGATTTACTAAGTCCTTAGAGCCTACAACCTCTGAATATGGTCAAAGTAATGCCTGGTCTATGGAGAACTTTATTAACCTGGCTGGAGATGTATTTAAGCAGCTATATGAACAGAGGTGGATATTTAAATATGCCCCAGCTATAGTAAAAGGCAATCTAATGGATGAAGCTGGAATAGCTAAGAAAGAATTAGAGTTCCAGAAAAAATGGGCTACATTGCAGGATTACACTAAATTGTCTCAAAAGGATATAGCTAAGCTAGGTCGACAATTAGAAGAGCTTAAAGCTGTTACAGCATTAAAGGCTCAGAATGATTTAGAGAACTATATGAAGGGCTATAACAAGATAGGAGAAATTCTATCTAAGGCATATATGACTAGCATTACAGTTCAAGATGCCTATGGTGAAGCTAAGGAGCAGGGTGCTACTGACATGGAAGCAGCACTACTTACACTAGGATACGCTGCGGGTGAGTATGCTATTATTAATAGTAAGCTAGGAGAATGGATACTTCCAGAACTTAGGATGGATAAAGAGCAGATGAAGCAGGTGGTTAAAACTTTAACAGAAGGTTCTAGAAAAACTGTTGATAATGCTTCTAAGGTTCAGAAAACTGAATGGATGAAGAAAATATTTAAGCTAGGTAAGGATGTTGCCCAAGCTAATTATTCAATAGGGAAGAGTGGACTAAAGGCTACTGCTGCAAATGCTCTTGGTGAAGGTATAGAAGAAGTATCTGAGGAAGTATTGTATGATTTTGCTAAATCTGTTACCAATCTCGGTATGTGGTTAGCTGGTAGTGATACTCCTCCCTTACAAGCATGGGATAATATGCTAGACAGATATGGTATGTCCTTTGTCGGAGGTATGCTAGGTGGTGCTATGTTTGATGCCTTACCTAATCTTAGGGCAGCTAGGCAGCTTGGAAGTATGGACAGCAAACAAGCTATGCAACAACTTGTTTATATGGCTAGAAATGGTAAAATGAATGATTTCTTAAAGCTAGTAAATAAGATGGAGCTTGGAAACAAGTACTTATCTGCCACTAAACTTGTAGATGGTGTAGATGGTAAGAAAATATGGGCACAGGGTACAGACTCTGACAATCAAGACCTTGCTGCTAAATCTGAGGTTAGGAGAATAGCTAAATTTGTTACTGATACATTAGCTGCACAAGGCGCTACTATTAGTGATGATGCCTTCTTCGACACACAAACACTTAATGACCTTAGGTTTTCTGCACTAAGAAATAGTAGTGTAGCTGCTAGTTACCTACAGGATTATAATAGCGTTTGTGAGAAGATTGTAACCTTGACCAATCAGCTTAACTCTCTTGGGGGAACTCAGGAAAGAATGGAAAATGGAGGTCCCACAGATGCACAAGTAAAAGAAAATGGTGATGAAGCAACTAAGGCTGAGAGAAGCAGACTAGAAGGGGAACTTAAGGCAGCTATTGAGAGAAAAGAAGCATATATGAAAGGAGAACTAGCTCCTCAGCTTATATATGAGTCTTTATTCGAGATGTCTACCGCTGTTAGTAGTGCGTATCTATCTCCAACTCTTATACAGTATGCTGAAAATAAAACTGGTAAGAAGGTAACAGATATTCCGAAAAACGAGTTAGAGGAAATATCTAAGGAGTACGAGGGATGGAAGAACTCTGGATTTAAAGATGCAGTACGTACTGCAGCTTCTATCCATAAGTCTATAGCTAAAGTGGTTGCCCCACTGTTTCAAAATCATAGCTTAAAATACTATGAAAGTTTTGATGAAAATCTGCACTCTACATTAAGTGTCTTACAATCAGGATTGAATGAGTATGTTAATAGGCTTAACGAAACTAAAGACTCAGAGTCATTCTCAGAAGAGATGTCTCAGTTCAATGTACATTCATCAATGGGTATTATAAGCCCATTATTAGCTACTTTTGGAACTGAATCTAAGAAGTCTACGTTCACCGATATTATAAATACTCCAATAACTGAGGATTATACAGCAGAGGTACAAGCGGAGCAGTATAACAAGTTGGTAGGTAAGTTCTTAGTATCCCACATAGAGGCTATTACTAAGCCTATTATAAATCAAGGTTACATTAACCCAGAACTAAAGAGAGTACTGAGTAGTACCCTAAATTCAGCATATTGGTACTTTATTAATCAGGCTGAATATTATGGGGATGAGAACAGTTATATAGATGCAACTAAGATGGAAGCAGCTAAAGCTCAAATTGATAAGTTGAAGCATTCAAATATCATTGAACTTTTAGACCAATTCTCTTTAAGTACTACCGACTCAGATGTTAAAGTATCAAGTATTCTTGAAGAAACAGATGCTTCTTTAAAGGAGCATATGGAAGACCTATCTAACTTTAACTTAAATAATGAGAGGTTAGACCAAATTGCTGAAGCTCTTTCAGTGATTAACATATTTAAGGCTCAGCTACTTAGTGCTAGAGTTGACAACGCTGATTTATCTAATCTTTATGGTATGAATGTTACTATAAATGAGTTAGATTCTGAGGCTAACCTTGCTGAACTGCAATCAAATGTAGCTGACGCAATGATGCAAGATTTGGAAGGTATTGAACTACGTCTTAAAACATTCCAAAAAATTATTGCCGCTAACAACGCTCAGAAATTAGGGGAACAAACTAGAACTGCTAACAATAAGAATATACTTATCTATGATAGGATAAAAAGATTTATTCTTAGCATCCCCAATGACTGGTCTGGAAGGGCTGAGTTTGAGAGTGTGGTGAGTAGTCTAAGTAAATTAGAGGAAATATCTGCTGCTAAGAAGGTTAATCTTAATAAGGAGGAGAGGTTCCAAGTTGAATCAGAAATAGTTAAGTTAGATGATGCCATATATGATTTCTTTAAAGCTAATAGCGATAAAGTAAAAAATCCAGAAGCTCTGTCTAAGCTTATTAGTGTTGACAACTTTGGACTTATAACCCTAAATGATAGTATAGAATCTCTAAACTCTAAGTCTACTAGTATAGATGATAATGCTATAGTTTGGTACATCGCCTCTAGAGCTGCAGTTCGAGCTTCTGATTTCTATGAAGAATACAGGTCTATTATCAGTGATAAGATTGCACCTATTCCAACTCAGGAATTGGCTACTTATTTGGGATATGCATCTATACTTAACGGAGGTGTAATAGAGAACTTCTGTGATGCTGTAAATACCTCCCTAAAGAACCACGCGGATTCTATGACTGATGCTGAGTGGAACTCTAAATATGACTCAGAAACTATTCTTAGAGAAGGAGTATTAGATTCCTTAGTTTCTCCGAGATTTGCTAGGGTTGCATTCATTGAGGGCATTCCTGGTAGTGGAAAGACTACTGGAGTATTTAATAATCTTATAGTATTGTTAAAGAAATATCATCCCGACGTTCTTAAGAATGTTTGGATTGGTCATGCTACTGAGGATAGTGCTAAGGGTCTAAAAGCTGACCTAAATCTTGAGTCCGCCACCACCTTAGACAGAGAACACCTTATGAAGAGGGTATCTCAAGAGTGGAGAGATTTCAAGGATTATCCTCAAAAATCTTCTAAGGAGGTAGACCCATCTTCTAAGGATGATATTATGGTATCAATAGTTGGTGATGATATATACTTCGATGACAACAATATCACAAGGTCAAACTTCAAAATTAATGAAATTTCTGAAGTGCCTTCTCTAATCCTTATTGATGAGGTGTCGAGATATACTGTTGTTGATATGGATTTGATTAATAGATTTGCTCAAAAATATGGTATTCCGATTATTGTGGCTGGAGACTTTGACCAAAGTAAAGCTATTGGTAGACACCTGATTAACTTCAAGGGAACAAATGTTAGAAATACTATACAACTAGCGCGTCGAAACTTTGTGAGATGTCCTAAGCTGGGAGTATCAATGAGAGCCAATAATCAGCAAGTAACAGTCAACCTTAACTATCTTAAGAGTATTCTGTCAGACCTAAGAAGCAATAATTATGGTTCTGACATAACGATGCATTACTACCAAGACAATTCTGGACTATTTGGAACCAAAGTCTATAATAGTAAAGACGTAAATGGTTCTGTACCATATAGCATAGAATTAGTTAAGGCTGATATTGACCTTATGATTAGTAGTATGAATCCTGATGAGAAGATAGGATTTATCTATTATGATACTGATACTGAAATATATAAGTTACTTTCAAGTGCTACTTATAAAGATAGAATAGACTTTAAGCAAGGTAACTCTTCGCAGGGTCTTGAAGGTAAGTATTATATAATTGATGATTCTGCTGGTTTGGAAAACGAAGAGTACTGGGACGACCTTTATACTGGTATCTCTAGAGCTATACAGGGAAGCATCGTTCTACATACTAAGGACAACTATAGAACCAGTAACTCTAATCAATTAGCCTCTATTCAAGATTCTTCTACTAGTGTCAGTGAATTATCAAGGGATGGAATTAAAACATTCTCCTCTGAAAGAAGGGATATGTTAAATAGGCTTACATTAGACAGTAAACCCACTGAACTAATTAAGAGAGAGAAAGATACTACTATACCCTCTGTTACTGTAGTTCCAGAAGTGGGATTAACCTCAAAGACTGCTACAACAGTAACCGATGACGGTACTAAGGAAACAGTGATTATCACAAATAACGGACTTCCAACCGAGAAAGATATAAGGGATAAGACCTTGGCGTCTAGTGAGGATACAACTCCACCCCCTGTACCTGCGACAAGTGTTAGCCATACCTCTAGTACTAAGACTGAAGCTATACTTGACTTACTAATGTACACATTCCCGACATTTGAATCTGGAACTACATTTGATGAGAAAGGTAATTTAATAGTAACTCCAGAAAATAGTAAGAGGTTAGATAGTTATTTCGGATTGAATAGGCTGCCTGGAATCCAAGTAAAGAACAAGGAGACTTTTGATGAAGTAATAGGTAATCTAAGAAGTATTATATTTAATACCTCTGACAAGGGAGACCTTATTAAAAAGGTCAAGACTTTGTTAGGTCTGGGTAATGATGTCTACTGTACATTCGCATTTAAGAGTTCAGCAAGTACTTTCAATAATGCTGAATGGGGCAGGTTTAGAAAGGATGCTGGCTCAGAATCTCTAAGCTATATGTTCTCTGAAGATGAAGAGAGCAAGAACATTAAATTGAAGACTCTATCTATTATTATAGGAGAGGGTACTAATGATGTATTAGAGCTACCTCTAGCCATTCTACCTAACCCTGTGACTGTGTTTAAGAATGATAAGTTTAAGGCAATTAGAGATGAGTATAATGAAATCTCAAGGAGAGACCCTAGTGCTACTATGTTTGATAGGTTCAATGAACTTATTAAGTTTATACAAGCTAATCCATCTATCGAGGGGGGAAGTGCTCTAGTGAACTTTTTGAAAGTATATACCTTTAACTCAAATGGTATATTCTACATAGAGGACAATAACTGGACATTAGCTGGAGGACTAAAATCACAAGGTCCAACTATAACTAACGTCCTTAAAGGTATGGATTATGAATATAATGGAAACTTGAAGTATGAGGGTAAATGGATAACACTCGACGAATTATCGAAAGTTCCAGGCATGACCATCTCTAAAGTAAAGTTATCACCTAAAGGTGTGTATACATTCGGTGGAAAGACTATCAATTTTGCCAAGCCAGGACATCCTTTTGTATTTGTTAGCAATGATATAATGTTACAGGGTTCAGACCTTGAAACTTATTACTATAAACAACTTGAGGATGGCTCTGTAGAGAAGAAGGTAAAGCTAGTATATGTAGTTCCTCCAAAAGCATCAGTTAAGGAATATTTTGATAACTTGCTAAGCATAGTTTCTGGAGATAAGAAATCTATCAAAAGAATAGGTAATGACTTTACTGCTTATAGAATTATCAACATATTATCTGCTCAACCAGAGTTTGAGAAAAGTGACCTAAACTACAACACTACCGCATATGAAGGCATCATGCAGTTAATTGGGAAGCTTAATAATGCAGAAGGAGATACTAAGGCTCAAATGGCAATCCTTAATGACCCAGTGGATATTAAAGGTTTGAATGCCAACATTACAGGTAGACAAGCACTTCAAAATTATCTATTAGGTTCCGTATATCCGCCAAATGCTGATAATACCAGTAGAGTGTTTAAGGAAGCTAACTTACGTTCTGTAGAACATATTCTAGGTCAAAATAAGATTCCTGGAATATTCTACAATATACAATATGATAAGTCTTCTACAGATGCTATTGCATTGGATGCAGTATATGATGTAGGTAACTATTCTATTGACAATAATCCATTTATGGTGAATGGTAAGATAGACAGTCCTTCATTTTATGGTAATGTAAGCCCACTACTAGAAACGATAGTCAATAAAATGACTGATAAAGGTAGTTTTAAGGGTAGTAAAGATAATAGTAAGTATCTAGCTGGACATTCCCGTATAGGAGTAATTTCTAAACCAACAGTTGATACTGTCTTTAAGTCAATGAATATTAAGGCGTCTACTTCTGTCATGTCAGAAATGGATATAGATACCTTACAAACACTATCTAAGGAGCAGATTTTGGATGCGTATAGGAAGACAAACCATCTAGTAATACCTATAGGTTCTGACATCTATATAAGTGCAAAATCTACAAACCTTGATGTGTCTAACTCTGTTGCTTCAGATATTTCCCAAATAGGTTTAAATATTCACAAATTTACCTTAACATTGGGGAATGAAATCTTTAGTGCAGAGCTAAATCTAAGTGATAATGAGATTACCTTAATAAAGCAGGCGGATGCAACTACAGGAACACCGCTTACTTCATTCAGTGTAAACTCACTGTCAGAAGTTGCAGAATATAAAAACATCCTTAGTGTATTTAACTTTGCCACACTTGGTAAGGTTCAATCTGCAAAGGGTGTGGAAGCATTTAATAAAGAAGTTAATGCTATGAGAGCAACTTCTAAAATGATAAAAAGGATGAGTGAGGAAATCGACCAATTCGAGGGGTCTCAGAGAGACATGCTTAAGAATTTGGTAGATTTCTTGCAGTCTAAGCAAGATGAAAAGGCTCGTCTAAACACTACTGACAATTCATGTCCAATAACCATAAAAATTAAATTATAATCATGGGTAAATGTAAATTTAACAAGAATGATTCCAACTTAGATTTACAAGATGTATTGCAAGATACATTAGAGGAAATTTGGGAGGAAAAAGACGAATTTAGTAGAAAGGCGATGTTTATTAATAGTCTGAAAGAGATTGGAGAGGGGTATGACATCACATCCCTCTCCGACCTTGCGGACTTTATTGATGCATTCGTTATGGAGATTGCTCCAGCATTACATGATGTTGTTCCATCTAATATGACTACTTACCTTTCTGGCAATAGTAGTAATATTGATGATACTGCTGAGGAAAATCCTACAAAACTGGATGCCTTAGATGACCCTGAGGGTAATGCTGATGCAAAACAAAGAATTAGAGGATTCATAGTAACTAATTATGGCACTGCAACTGAAATTGCTTCGGCAATGGAAGCTAGTGTTGTTGATAATATAGTTAAATGTTTCCTTGTAGACAGAGAAGCTGGTAAAGTTATAAAAACTGAACATGAAATCAATGAGGCACTTAGGAATTACCAAGAAACCCTTCTACAAGATGTGGTTGCTTATTTAAAGGATGTATACTCTAAACTTCCATCTAAAGATGCCCAAAGTGCTCTTGAGAAGTTATCTAATCTTACCATGTGGAAGGACGGAGTGTATCTAAATGCAGTGGGAGAACTTAATGCTGTAGGTGAAAGGTTTCTTCACCATTCACACTTCACAGCTGACGACCTTAGAAGGATATATTCTAGAAATAGGGTTATTGATAAAAAGTTTATTAAAGCCTATAATAGCTTAGTTATCCTGAATCACTTCGATGACTTACTTAGTTCCAAGTTGGGAAAGGTTCTTAAAATTAATGAGAACTTCCCTAAATACAGTCCAGAGGATAGATATTCTCTTACTGGTACTGGAGCAAACAATAGTAGGAACTGGGGTGACAAGGAGAAGGATGTAAATATGAATGACCATGTATCTGATGTAACTAAGTTACTGGTTGAGACTACTCCTGTATACACTTGGGGAAGTAGTACGCCTGTTGCCGATAAAAAGGTTAAGTTGGATGCATTCAATTATATCATATCCAAGATTAAGGGATTGGCTAATTCTCCTGATATTCATAACCCTGCACTCACGTTTGATGGAATGTTCTTCCTTAAATACCCTCAATTTGAGCATTTACGCTCTTCAATTGGAGGTAAGTCTTTTTATACACTACTATCTTCTGCTAGTACTGGTAACGTGCTTGAAAACTATCACGCTTTGTTCGAATTACTGAGTGATGAGTCTTTCTTCAATAGCAATTATGAGTTACTTAGAGGATTCAAGAGTATAGAAAAGAACCTAGTGTATTCACTGAGGCAGGGTATCTTTAGTAGTGATACTCACTCCTTATTTGGGATTTACAAGAATAATATTCTTGACACTAACTATTACTCATTTATCTGCCAGCTAGTGGCAACTGCTAGTCCTCTTGACTTTGTGCAATATAGGATTAACGAAGATGGGGAGATAGTCAGAGCAACTTTGAGAGATAATCTTAATAGACAATTAAGAAATCAACTTGAGAGAAGTATTTCTTCTGCATTAAGTATTACAGCTCCTACACAGTATGAGCCTAAAGTTGCTAAGTATAATCCCAGATATGAAGAGGATAAGGTTACGGATGCAAAAGAAGGATTAAGAACTGTTTCTGTGTTTAGATTCCAGATACCAGAGTTAAATATATCTGTTCAATTTAACCCAAAGGCGAAGAGGTCTAATGCTTTTTCAATATCTAGAGATGGAAAGCCTTTAACAACCTTTAATGGTAAGGAAGATTGGGAAAAAGCACTTCCTTTCTTTAAAGAGTTCCTATATCTAGATTTTGTTTCGGATGGACCTTTAGTTGAAAGTTATCTTGCTCTGAAGACAAAAAATGGTAATATCCAGTACGAGTCAGCTATTAGTGATTTACTTCAACTTAGTACAAGTATCTTCTTCAACTCATACTTCTCCCATAATCTAGTTCCAAAGGAAACTAGTACTCAGGAATTTAGAAGGAGACAAGAAGAGGTATTTGGTGTTGAGAATCTAACTTCTATAAAGAGAGGTTCTAAGGATATTGGTATTCTTCTACCTAGCTATGTGCCAGTAATGGAAGATGTTGCGGCAGCCTATGCTATGACTACTGATGCTTATGTAAGTGGTATTGCTAGGGATGGTGAGGGTCGTGCACTATCTGGAGTTGCTATGTCTATGCTTGGTACTAATTATAGAAACCAATGGGTAAATCAGTGCATGAATCCAGGTTCTGCCACTAATGCCTTCTCCCTTTTAAATAGCTCTTTCCTTCATAGAGGAATGGTAGTGTCAAGAGAGTATAAGGGTAAAATAGGTAGCAAGAAGCACATTGACTTCAATATGTCAGAGTCTTTCTATACTGCATTTGTAAGTAATTACTTATGTAATATAGTAGGTAATACAGATGCAGCATTCTTACCTTCTGTTATCTCAGATAAGTCCTCTCTGATTCACATGGTTGAGAATCTAAAGTCTACTAGTGGATTAGACAAGCCCTACGCGAATCTAACTAAGGATGAAACCATAGCTATTATAAACAAGGAGCTTGGAGATTGTTATGTAAAGATAATAAACTCTATAACCTCAGAGTGGGAACAATTAAACTCTGCTCTTAGGAGTGTTGATACTTCTTTAGTGTTTAACAATCCAGTTCAGTATCCGTTGTTGGCAAGCAAGAAGGTAATTCCTGTATTTAACCCAATGACTAACTTTGCGGAAGTGAATGTAATCTATGGGAATGATTCAAGAAAGGTTCTTGAAGAGGTATTGAGAGTATATCAAAACATTGTTAGGGGTAAAGACCTTGAAATTAAGGATGAAGTATCATTCCAAGGTAGCAAAACTTTATCATTCAACAGAACTTTAATATCTCTTACTAATAGGTTTAATCCAGAGTATTTTACTAGAGCTGGTCTTAACGTAGAAGAAGTATTTGGTAAGCTTACTAATAGTGAGAACTTTTGGAGGATTAAGGAGGTAGAGTTATTAACTGACCTACTTGACAATGACTTCATGATTGAAACCACTGATGAAAGAGGTAATGCTCTTACCACTCCAGAGGTAGCATATCTAGCTAAGAACAAGGATTGGATAAAGTTCTCTACCAAAAGAGTAATATTGGCTAGGTATACCAATTTTGGTAAAACTTTTGACATTACTAAATGGTCAGACCTATATTCCATAGGAGGTTACACTGAGAATGGAATAACTTATAATTGGGGGACTCCTGGATTTAGTTTTTCTAAATTCTTAGAGATAAGAGGAGGAGAACTACAATTACATCCTGATTTGGCTAGATTTAACGTAATAGACTATCTACTTAGCCAGGAGTACGTACTCTCTACCGTTGGAACTCATGCTAATCATCCAGCTAAGAAGGCTACTTCAAGTCCGAATGACTTAGTAGAAGAAGCTGCAAGATATATTGCTCAGCATAAGAGAAATGTATCATATACAGCTGCCAAGCAAGTTATGATTCAAGGTCTGATAAATGGTATATTACCTGAGTATACAATTGCTGTAATTGAGGATGATACCGCCCCAACCTATAATCCTATGGGAGACCATGATGAACATGGTGTTAAGCAATATGATGGTAGTACATTTGTATCCCCTGAGACAATGTATCTGGAGAATAATTCTCTTGGTGGTGCTAAGGTAGGTGTGGATAAGAAACCATTTATTCACTTCTATAAGGAGGGTAGTGCTACTGGTGGTATTATTAAAACTGCTGGATTTGCCTTAACCAACTTTACTATGCGAAATAGCAAGTTCTATCAGAGAATGGTAAAGAAGATGTGGGGCAAAACATGGGAGTTTGAGGGTTCTCTGTTTAATGATAATGTATTGGTAGATTTCCAGGGCAATCTCATACCCTATGAGGATGTTTATTACAAAGGAACTGATGGTAAATTTTATATGATTAATAGTATTACATATGTGCCAGAGGATGGTACATATATGATTATTAAATCTGAAGTTGAACCTGATGGTACTATTGTAAGACAACTTCCAGCTGAGATTACTCCCAAACCTGGAGAAGGTCCGAGAGTTACAGCTAGTGGAACAACTCTTTATCCAGTAACAACCAACTTTGGCTTATATCAAATGTTTGGAGGCTGGAACTCCTATTCTAAATCAGAAGATGGTTTAATTCCATCTGAGGTTTCAGTAAGGAATGTTGTTAAAGCCGTTAATGGTGTAGGAGTTAAAATATCTGATTCTGTTGTTTCTCAATCAGATGTGGTTCAGCCATTAAAGTGGGCATCTATTCAATACGTGGTGACAGCAGGTGCTATTAAGCAAGGTGCAGCTAATGTCAATTTGAAGCACGCTTATTTTGATGATAATCCATATCTGACTATGAAGTTTAAGACTACTGATATTGGTATTCAGCTAGATGCAGAACATAATGCTGATGAATCTACGCTGTCTATTATGACTCAGGTAGTTAATGCTTTGTCTTCTAGAGGTTACACTTCAGAGCAAGCTGGAGAAGTTTACGAAGCTATGTTTGCTCTAACTGAGGCTGGAATCAACGATTACGTTGAAGGATTTAGGCAATACATGGATGATAGTGACCCTACTAAGTTCAAGGATGCTATAATCTCCACAATAGTTAAGTCTATTCAGAATAGTACTAGCAGAGATGGAAATCTTATGCAGGCTGTCATGGATACATTAATATCTGATACTAAGGCAGGTAAACTGGTAAAGTATAAGAATGTTGAGGGGGTAATTCCATTTAGTGACCCAAGCATCTTTAATGGACTTTGTTCTGCTATATCGTCTACTTTAACTAAGGCAGCTATTAGATTACAATTTAATGGTAGCCTTGCTGTATTGAATCCTTCTCATAAGATTTGGAAGCTGTATGGTGATAGAATGTATGATTCTTTTAATAATGATGAAGAAATTCAGAAGTTACAGGAATTGTATAACTCTAAGCCTATAACTAACTTGTCAGAGTTGAGACTTGGTAGACACTATACAATTACTGTAGGTGACACTACATCTACAGAATTTATAGAAACTCCTCAGCAGTACTGGGATTTAAGAAGCAGATTAACTCAGTCCGAACTAATGGGAATACCATTTAGTATTGTTGAAAACATTACAGCAGGTCGTGATTTAGCATCTTACAACTTTACGTTCAAGGACGTAGATGGAAACCTCTACAATATGTGGGATTTAGATGTAGTTAAAAATCTTTACTCTACCACTGACTCTAAAGAAAGAATACTCCTAAGAAGAGAGCTTCAGAATGCTTTGGGTGCAGTTAGTAATGGTACACTTAATTCTGTGTCCGTTAATGGGGCAATAGTACAAGTAGATAAATCTTCTCTACAAACTCAGCCATTTGAGCTGATAATGCCTAAGATTTACGCTAGTAGATTTGGGCTGAAGAGAGGTGATAGTCTAGCAACCATTAAAAATGATGACACATTCTTCCTAAAGAGAATGTTATCAAATTGGGAAAGTAAAGTTAATGATGCTGATTTCGACATTGAACTGAAGAGGTTAAATGGTAAGCACGTATATCTAGTAGACAAGAGAGTTTATAAAGATACTCACTTGACTCCTGTGGAAATTGAGACTAGGTGGGATGGAGCTAAGCTTTACAGAGTTAATAGCTCTGGAGAGAAGCTACACAGACTATCTGATGAATCAGATAGAATATACACTGATGTTAATGGTAATGAAGTAATTGTTACTAATAATACTCAGTTCTATATTGATTCATTTAATTACCACACTATAAAGGTATCTAATAGTGCTGCTATGAGTAAGGATATTAGTAAGATTATTCAGCCTATACTAAGTTCAAAGTCTAAGGTGGCGAGTAGATTTGCCAAGTATATAGGTAAGAATGACCCTACCGATATTATAACTTATGTGAATAAGCTATACTCAGAAAGTATTAGTAAGTTAAGAACCAATCCTAGAGCTAAGATAGAAGACCCAAGTATTGATGCAATCAGAGATTCTGCTGCTGAATTACATACGTCTTTTATTAAATCTTTGGATGTTCTAGCTGCTCGTATCCCTGCCCAGTCTATGCAATCATTTATGCCTATGAGAGTAGTGGGATTTGACGAGACTGATACAAACTCCGCCTACGTTAATTACTTCCAGTTTTGGCTACAGGGTTCTGACTTGGATATTGATAAAGTTTCCTTGTTAGGATATTCATTTGACAGGACAGGTAAATATGTTGGATGGAGTCCATACTTTAATTTGAGTTCTCAGAGTGCATTAGTGGAATCTGAGAAGCTGCCATTCCCTACAAATAAAGAGTTAGAGTTGGTTGAGACTGATGATACAGCATTGACTAATTGGGCTTATGATTTTGTAGGTTCAGGGAAATTGTTTAACTTTAGTGGTTCAAAAGTTCTATTCCTGCCAGAATATGACTTGGACAATTCTTTAGGTTCAATACAATCTTTATCGAACTTCTTAAGAATGATTAAGAAAAACGGTGGTAAATTGTATATCCCTAAAGGTTCTAGGCTTCCTTTTAACGAAATGAAGGAGTTGATTGACCGACACAATTTATACGTAAGGAACTCTAGTAACCCAGAGGATATGATTAAGAACTTCATATCTTCTTATATGTTCAAGATTAGTGATAATCCTATTAATTTAATGCAATCACAATCATCTATTGATGATGCTGTAGCATTGTTAAAGGATATAGCTAAAGGGTCAACAGAAGGTCAGAGAACTCTACAATTTACTCCAGGTAATGTAGTAAATAAGTATGAGTCTATGTATGATTTTCAATCTGGTAAGAAGAACGTTGGTATAGTTGCATCTGCTATTAAAGTGTATGATGGTTTAACCCATTATTATAACACTACACTAGGTAGCGGTGATGTAATGAAGCAATCTGGACTATTATTCAACAGAGTTGTTTGTGGTAAAACTTTTAGACTGTTAGCTAACTCATATACTAGTAATCTAGAATCTGTAAGAAATCCCGAAGTATTAGATGCGTTACAGAACGTGGATAATGACACTGATGCTAAGTTAGTATTCTCTGCATTAATGTCTGCTGCAACTGATAATGCTAAAGACCCGATATTGGCTAAAATCAATGCTGGTCCTAACATGATGGGATTATATACTTATGGTACAGCTATTGGTATTCCTTTAAATGATTTAGCTGGTACTATGATGTCTAAAACTGCTCGTATCCTTTCTAAGCTTATGGACTCTAATGTATTTAATAGGAAAGATGGTATGTCAATTACCAGTGCTATTAAGTATATCGAAAATGGTCCCAGCATTGGGGAATTAGACCCTGAGTTCATCTCTATACTAAAGAAGGAGTTTGGGTCTGGTACAGATGCATCTGACTTCGTAATTGGTAAGATGTTACAATATAGACTCTCTGACTTATCTAAAGGTCACGAATTGATTGATAGCTTAAGAAAGAGAATAAGGTCTATGGAGGCATCTATGAACAAGGTTTCAATGTATAAGTTTCTAGAAGAGTTATCTGATTATATTAGATTCGTCTATATCATAAACAATGATGTAATCACTAACTCTGAGGGAGTGCAGTACAGAGCCATTGATTCAATAAAGCAATTAGTTCAGGGTGCATCTGAAATGGGTAGGTTAAGGAGTATATATGCTCTTAATCAGGGTCTTCCTAACAAAGTAGAGGATAAATTTAAGTTTATTGATAAATTTGAAAGTATCTTCGAGGATAGAATAAGGGAGATTTCAGGTGAAGAGAAGGAATCAACTGTAATGGTTAATGGAATGGTTATGAAAGTTTCTGACGTTATCTCAAAGCTAAGGAATCTAACTAACGATGAAAGTAATCCATATAGAATTTCTTTCAGTAGATTCATGTCTGATGAAGAGTATAGAAATACCTTAATTGTTCTATATGGAGGATTAAAGCATTCATTCAATGTGTTAGATGCAGCTTGGTCAGTACCTCACTACAGGGGCTACTTAGAAACTTTCCATATGGATATGGAAGGTAACTACATGATTATGTCTAAGTACAGAATGATGAGGGATTTAGGTCCTAGAATCATCAAGGATGGTAGCTTCTATAGTAGTAAGGAAAGGTCTAATGTTTATAAGAAGCTCCAATCATTCTGTGATATGACTCTTAGAAACACTTGGATGAAAACTTCTGAAAAGGTAATTACAGTCCCAGCAGGTGTAACCATTATGAATAGTATTGGTAATACCTTTACTACTCAAGGTAATACCCCTATTATGTTAGGAACAAGATGGGGTAATGAGTCATTTAAGATGTGGATGGATTCTGTGGTGATTCCCGAATTAAAGGATATAGAACCTAATGAGTTTATTCAATCTCTAAGTCCTATTAGATTAGATAGAACACTTAGTGGTAACTCTGCATTTGTGTATTCTTTACCAACTAATATGTTGCCTAAGTCTACATCAGAAATAGAGCGTTTAAACAGATATAAAAGAGCCTTTAACCAATTACAAGGTGCTCCTGCATATCAAGGTTATCCACTGACTGATTTATTCTTCTATTATAATCTGATAAACTTTAACAACACTGTCTCTCAAAGTTCTTTGACTACAATCTTTGAGGACATCATTAGAACAAAGTCATCCCCGCTGGTTGAAGAATTTCATAAATTCACATCAGTGTTAGATTCTAACTCAGAGTTAGTTGAGGGAGTAGATTTCTCTTATGAAGAAGCTCAAAAGTGGTGCGCCCCTATTGAGGATACTAATTATTCTACTAGTTATTATGTCAGAGACTATAACAACGCAGATATGAAGTATCATCTATTTGTAAGGAAATCTAATTCTGCTGACGTTGGTGAGGTGGATGGAGATTTTGACTATGATTCCGATTATATGGATTGGGTTGGAGATGATTATGATAATGGAGACATGGGTGGGCGTCAATATGGTCCTAACCTAGAGGATTATACAAAGGTTATTGAAAATACCAACTATACTAATCCTTGGGATACAGCTGACATATATAACGACTACAACATAAGAATTGACTCAAATTCTGTAATTAATCTTGATGCTGACAAGAAGCTAAAATCTATAAGCTATAAGGGTAAAACCTATAGTAAGGAGGTTCTAGTGAGTCTAGCTAAATCACTAGGTGGCTCTGAATCAGATTTAGATATACCTTATGTAACCAGAGTTGTTGATGGCATAAACGTAAAAGCTATTGATGGTTTACAGTATTCTGCAATCATAACTCAACTATTAGACAATCCTTGTTAATATGGCAGTATGTCTTAATAAAAATTCAGTAGAGTACCAGACATTGTTGAAGATGTCTGGTCTCTCTGAATTTAAATTTAATGCTTTTACATCTACATTTGTAGATAAATTTGGTAGGTATCCAGAACTCGATGAGATACCTGGGGCTGACTCTAGACCTTATCTGAATAACTCTTTGTCAGTCAAAACGATAGATGATACGAGTTTCGTAAAGAATGATAAGATATTTTCTCAAACTGGCACAACAGATGTCAAAGAGGCTAATATTAGGATAAATAACACGTATCGAGACTTAGAGGTTAAGCTAACTCCTTCTAGTGAGGTGTCTACGATACAAGTTAGGAAACGCCCAAATAAATGGGACAATGTATATGAGGGAGGAATAATCATTGATGATTCCACATCTTCCTCTAGGAATGTTGGAGTCTTTAATAGTATATTAGAGAAGTTGGCAAACCTCTATGGTATTAATTTTGTTAGCATTACTAACGGGGAACTATCCTCAGAACAATGGAAGGGAGTCGTAGATGATGCTAAAACAACTAACGCTTTCGTCTACAATGGTAATATATACATTAATATAGATAATTCTAGCATTGATGCTCCATTGCACGAAATGTTACACCTATTCTTGGGTTCAGTTAGGTACAGTGACCCTCAACTATATTTTTCAATGGTGGAGGCTATGAATGAATTACCTAACAAAGCGTTGCTGGCTAGGAATTATAAGGACAGAACAGATTCTGACATAAATGAGGAATTGTTGGTGTCAGAGTTTTCAAAATATATAACTGGGCAAGATAGTATTATTAGTAAGTTACCAGTTAATGTGCTGCATAAAACATTTTACAATATGGGTAGAGTGTTAGACTCTATCTTATTTGGGGAGCAGAGTATAGCTACTATGGACACAAAGAGTCTATTCAACTCCTCTTTAGTAAAACTGTCTGAATATCTAGGTTCTGCACTAACTAATAATCAATATTCAGGAACCTTTAATGTTAAGTCAGCTGAGGTTCACAGAGTATTAGCTAACGTTAAATCAGATTTAATGAAGAATAAAGACCTAAAAGAATTTTGTGGATAATGGGATGCATTTATGATTACAAAGGACATATCTTCCAATCTGAATTAGAATTAGATGATTTCTTACTTGAAAGGGGACATTTAGTATCTAAGTATGGGGACATTGTGTTTAGTAAAAGCAATAGAGCTATCCAGACTTATGACTCTGTAATGAACTTAAAGATGGATACTGAGGCTCTTAAAGCAAGTAAGATAATCTCTGAGGTTGAAGATGGAAAAAATGATATTGAAAACATTAATGTATCTGGAAATGGATATATTGGTGTGAATAAGTTTCTACAAGGTCTTAGAAACTTGGAGGGGGACTTATTATTCCCAGAATTTAGACCTGAAAATTATTGGAAGGAGATTAAGCCAAGATGGGCAGGAGGTAAATTTGACAAAGAGGAGGCTGATGCAATATTTGGTGAGGGAGTAGAAACTAGACCTATTGTAAGTGATGAGGAGTTTGCTAGAGCAAGAGAGGTTATTGAAAACAAATGGAAAGCTCAGGGTAAAATTGGTACTGAATTGCATAAGGCAATACAAAAGTATTTCAGTGAATCAAAGAGTGGTGGGAATATAAGGGAATCAGATGATAACTTCCTAATCAATACGTATTTCCCATCTATATTAGACACTAAGCTAGTTCCAAGCAAGGTTATTGCAGAAACCGTCAAATACTGTAGAGACCTAGAGAAATCATTACAAAGAGAATTTGGTGAAGACTTGATATACCTTCCAGAAGTTGCAGTTTCTGGAACTACTTCTCAAATAGGAGAATCTGGAAATCCCAATAAGCTATTAGGAGTTATTGACTTACTAGTAATTGATGGAAGGGGAAATGCCCACATTATTGACTATAAGACATCACCCAGACCATATGTAGGAACTGCTTCTGAAGCTGGGTATGATTCTGCTAAAATCTTGACCTTCAAATACCAGCTAGGTGTGTATGAGCGCCTGTTAAGAAAATATGGGATAAACACTAGCGGTTCTAGGTTGTTTGTAGCTCCCATTCAACTATCAGATTTTAAGAGAGAAGGTGACGATTGGGTATACAGTGGTATAAAAGAATATTCAGGTCATGTAGAAGACTTGACTCAAGATATTAAGACAAATATTAATATACAAGAGAATATTGACGAATTCCTTCCAGCACCGTTTGTTACTAAAGCTACAACGGAAAACTTACTCCAAACTGTAACCAGTGTAATGTCAAAGTGGTTCCCTAAATATGATAGCGTTCCAGGAGAAATCACGGATGATATGGTAGCTGAAACTATAAAAGAAGGAAAGGGTGATAAGCCTAACCCTGAAACAGGTAAATATGTATACTCTCCGAAAGGTAATGGATACCCTCTTAAAGGAGATACATATGAGGAATTATTTGTAAAGGTAAAAAGAAGGATGAATACTATAGCCAACAATAAGATAAATACTACTCAAGTTATTAAGGAGGGTTTAATAAAGGCTATAGAGGATGAGAATCCGTACTATGAGTTTACAAAAGCACAAATTCCAGACAATCCTAGTGGAGTTAATGGATGGTTCCAAAGAAGAATGTCTAGGTATTGTAACCGTAATTGGGAAGTAGTTGACTGTGAACCTGCAGAATATCTAGGGTGCATACTACTAAGAAATAAATTTACTAATCAAATAGATGTAGTGAAAATTAGTACATCAATGCTAAAAAGGTCTAGAGAGTTAGTAAAGGGAAGACATGGTCTTACTGGAGCATTCGAAAGTGACATTATATCACAGAATAAACCTAATTCTTTGATGATGGAAAGCGTTAATGGTAATATAGAACTGATGGAAGCTATGTTAGTGCTTAATAATTTACCTAGCCTGTTTGAGGAGAATGCTATAGTAGGAGAAGTTAGTGTATATAACCCATTCAGAGAGGAGGGTATATCTGCAGACAATAAACAGCTGTTATACTGCTTCAATGAGTTGGATAAGCTGTCTCCTATTGGCGTAAATAATATGAAGGGGAGAAATGCTGCTGTTAAGATGGCAAATAGGTATGATATATTCTATAACAGGTTTAGGGAGATTATATCTAATGTTAAGGATGATACTAAGATAAACAAGAAGTGGAGAAAGTTTACTGAATCTACCAGTGCTCTAGATGCTTGCATTGGAGACCCAACTCAGCTTAGACTAGAGCTTCTTAACCTTAGAAAAGAGTTTTTGGAAGCATTTCCTAACGTTAATGATACTAGACCTAACGATGATGTAATAGGTATGCCTCACGTTCAAGTATACAGGATGCTAGAAATGGCTATTGGTGAAATAGACGGTCTTGACTTCAGACAGCAGCTTAGTGACCATGATAAGTGGTTAGAATCAATTTATGTATGGAAAGCTGGTATGGAAGGTACATATCTTGATAATCCTGGTAATATGAAGAGTCCTATCCTAAATAAGTTGACCTCTCTAGTAACTGTGGCTTATCAGAATATTAGGGATACCGTAAATAGGTCTCAGGGAGAAATCAGGAATTTAGTCAATGAATTAAAGAAGGACCAGAACTTTACCTATTTAAAGGAAAGGACAATAGGTAATCAGGCTACTCTATACAGAGATATGATAGTATATACAGATGATGGTGATATACTACTAAAGAATCCAGACGACCCGACAACTGGGCTATCTGAGGCGCAGAGGAAATTTCTGAAGTATTTTCTTAAAACAGTTAATTCCAACAGATTTAAGAATATGACTGAGGAGGAATTAGAGGAACTAAGGTTGTCAGGTGATGTTAGATATTACAGGCTGCCTCTAGCCGCTGGTAATGCTACATCTATTGCCTCAAGTAAGGGACTATTATCTGCAATAAAAGACAAGCTCCAGGATTGGAATCCAAAGAAGGCTGTAGAAAGGGCTAAAACAAAGGTAGAGGGTTTCTTAGACCCAACCGACGTTAAAATTGAGAAAGTCCGTAAGGGTGAGTTGTGGGAAATGACTAACTCATTTGATATTGGTGAAAAGGGTTCAGAGATACGATTAAGTCTAATAGAGGACAGGAAGCCAGAGTTCTTTGAAGCAAACCTTGAAACCCTGTTACTCAAACATATTACTGCATACTCAGCTAAGGAACACTTAGATGAAATCTTTCCATCACTCCAAGCTCTAGCTATCCATTTAAGTGACATGGGTACTATTCTGAATGATAAGTTTGAAGATGACTTAAAGTATTTAAGTGATTACGTTAGAAACAAGATATTTAATCAGTCTCTAATTTCTGACGACCGTAAACCTTTAGCTGCAATAACTGGAGGATTGATGGGATTTGCATCAAAGATTGCATTAGCATTCTCTCCAGTTCAAATGTATCAGCATTTAGATGGAATCTGGAAGGATATATCATTGGTAATAAGAAAACCAGATGGAGGTTTAGCTTTTACTAAGGAGAATATGACTAAGGCTTATAAGTATGCTATAGCTGATGCTATCCATTATGGTAATACCAAATCCATGTCAGAGTTATTAAATGAACAATATGGTCTTAATGATATGGACATGAATACTTATGCTGATAAGATAAAGTCAGACCAAGCAGGTATATGGAACTTTTGGGCTTCAGCATTTAGATTTGCATCAAGACCTGACTTCTATAACAGAATGACTATATTCGGAGCACAAATGAGAGGTGACGGATGTTGGGAAGCACACTCTGTGGTAAATGGTAAGTTAGTTTATGACTGGAAGAAGGATAGCAGATTTAGTGCATACGCTAATGGTAATACATCTAGCCCCGATTACAAGAAGCAAGAAGCACTATACTATACTATGGCACACCAGTTAGTTAAGGAACATACTAGGAATGCAGATGGCTCATTATTCAGAGTGGGTGATGCTCTACCAAAGGCATACACCGTTCAACAATCGGAGAGCCATAAGGCTTTAGCTGACTCTATATATGGATATTATTCTCATGAGAAGAAATCTATGTTTCAAAGTACTCTAATTGGAGGTCTATTCTTCCAAATGTGTACATATTGGTCTTCTAAGAAGAATCAATATCTAGCCCCTGAAGGTATAAAACTACAGGGTAGACTAGTCCACTACGAAGAGAATGGTCAAAAGTATTATCACAAATTAGATGATAAGGGACAGCTTACAGATGAAGCAACTACTGAAGATACAGGATTTCCATTTTATAAATGGGAAGGACGATTTGAGGAAGGTATCTTATTGACCTTTACTAAGGTTTTAAATGACTTAGTAGTAGGTTCTTATAAAAAGGGTAGTATAAGAGAGGGATGGAAACTAATGACTAATGACATCTGGAATAACGAAGATGAGAATCTTAGAAGGGCGTATAGGTCTAATTTACGTCAATTGTTCTATGACTTGTTCATGTTATTATTCGTTGGGGCAGTAGTCAGTGGCTCTTTGGCAGAATTTGTTAAGGATGATATTAAGGAGAGAGGTAATGATACCATGAATGATGCTGTAATAAACACAACTCTATCTCTTGGTAGTAAGATACTTACCAACTCTGCTTATGACTTTAACTTCCTTGATGCTATTGCTGGACGAGGAACACAATGGACTCCATTCTCATTTGAAACACTTAACAGAACAGTAGATACATTCTCAAGTGTAATATCAGGAGATAAGTCTTTGTATCAGGGTTTAATTAACACTGTGGCAGCCACTAGAGCTACTAAGCCAATCTGGGATTATATAGACCCAACTAAGGAAGAATAGGATAATGTTAATAGGAATTTCTGGTAAGAAACAGTGTGGTAAAGACACTATATGCAAAATAATTAAAGCATTAGATGAAAGATGGGTAAAACATGCATTTGCAGATAAGCTAAAACAAGCTTTAGCTGTAATACTTGATGTAAAGGTGGAAGCTTTTGAAGATAATATATTCAAAATGTCAGATAGTACTATTGCTAAGCCAGAGGGAGGATTCTATACATATAGAGAATTACTACAGAAGTTTGGAACTGAGGTCGGAAGAAACATTAGCCCTAATGTATGGGTAGATGCTTTGTTTTCCAACTATTCCTTAGAAGATGACTTTTGGGTTGTAACGGATGTAAGATTTCCGTCTGAAGCAGATGCTATCAGAGAACATGGTGGTATATTAATAAGAGTGAACAGAGACACAGGATATGTAGATAACCATCCGTCTGAAACCGCATTGGATGATTATATGGACTTTGACTATATTATAACCAATGATAATTTAGATGATACTATTGAAAAAGTAAAAAACATAATGAAGGAAAACTACTTCATATAAACAATTAGGGCGATACTGGTGATTAATTTCACTGGTATCGCCCTTATTTTTTTTATTTAGTCTTTCTTTTCTATTGGGGTAAAGCTCCATTTATACTTATCTTCTCCTTTCTTTCCATGAAAGGCTTGTTTATGGTTACAAACTCTACTAATAGATGTACTGCTATATCCTAGTTCACGCTCGGCTTGTAGTGCTGACTCCCAAATCCTTACTAGTTCATAGTCTAATGTATACTGGTAAACTTGCTTAGACCTGGGATTCTCTTTACCATATTTCTTCTGCCCTAGACGCTCCTTATATTTCACTTCGCCAATGTTATGAGTAGTACAGCCATATCTCCATTGAAACCCTCCAGCAGTTTGTTGTTTCCCTTTACAAACTGCTATAATACCTGAGGCGTCAGTATCAGTAGATAGTCCTGCCTGTGCGGCACTATCATAACAATCTATGTATTCTCCAGATACACTATACTGAGACACCTGTCTACATATAGAGGCTTTTAGCTTCTCTTTATGTTCCTCACTAAGCTTATGTCCGAAGGACGGATGATTATTACCCCTTAAACTATGTCCTCCTATAGTTTGATTATACCCATTCTTATATGAATCATATTGTCCTATGTAGTAAATTTCTAGAGAATCTAATTTACTGGTTAAATCTTCTATAGTATCACTATACGCAGTATTTAATACCTCATACTTAAGTGAATCCCATCCGTACTTTCTAATTGCCCTATAGAATGGACTGTTATAGTCCTTACCATCTTCATAATATGCCTTATATCTATGCTCATATTTCCTTTTGTCCTCATTAACAGTTTGTCCTATGTAACATTTACCACTAGGTGAGGTATACTTGTAAATAATTCCTTTCATAGTTAGCTTTTAGCCGATACATATTCAGGTTCTCTTTCGTCCTGCTGCTTCAGATAAGTAAACATTCTCTTACCTAATGCTTTGTAATCCTTTTCATCCTTAGATTTAGAAGCCCTCTTAGCCATCCTAATTAAAGTTCTAGTATTCTTTCTACTAAAGATTCTCTCACCACCTTCCAATTCCATTTGAGTAGAACCATCTGGGGCGATTACCTTCATTTTAGGTAATTCTTCATCCTCTTCAATGTCAAGTTCATCCCCTTCTTTAATTCCAGAGCCTTGATTGACCTCTAATACAAATCTAACATCATCTTCCTCTGCTATATTCTCGTTCTCAGGTTCTCCCTGATATACTGATATTACTTCCATATCTTCATTAATAAAGATGATGTCAAGAGGAATTTTAGTATCTTTCATCCAAAATCCTACAGTCTGTGGTTCTTCAAAGAAGAATAACATTCCTTCATCATCTTTCATTTCTGTAACTCCTTGCAAACCTTTAATTCTTTCTTCCTCAGTTCTAGCACAAGTTACATTATACTCTCTGTCTCCTATTTCAATCTTCATTATTCAACTGTATTTAATAGTCCTGTGTTATCAACTGTATTTTCAAGAATCTCATATACAAGCAGCTTACCAGCCTCGATAGCAGCTTCATCTGAACCATCCTGCATTAGTTTCTCCAATTGCTTAGTGACTTCAAGATTGAAGATTATCTCCTCTCTCTCAACCTCTGCATGTTGCTTAATGTCTCCGCCTTTCTCTTCTGTAATAACTGGAATACCTTTAGTAGTTACTTCTTCAAACTTCTCATCCACGTTCTCTAAGTGATGTTTATGAGCGTGTAAAGCACCATCTGGAATCACATTAACTGAACCTCCGTTTTTAAATCCAGCTACTTCCTCAGCCCTAACTTCTTCCTGAATTTTCTGTACCTTACTCTTTTTACCTTTGGATAACTTAACTACTCTCTTAGCAAAGTCTCTATTCATCTTTAGTCCAGACTTACCAGCCTTTACTGTATTTTGTTGATAGCCACCATTTAGTTGTAGTTGAGTTCCAAGTCCAAGTAAAGGATTGCTAGAAGCCGCAAATGCCATTTGAGCTTCATCTGCTATGTTACTCATCTTGGATTGTTGCATCTGAGCATTGTGTATTTGTCTATTAGCCCTATTCCTTGCCCCACCACTTAATAGTCCATACTTCTTACCGCTCTTAGTAAGGGCATCATCTACAGTAGATTGAGTTCCACCATAAGATGAACCTACTTGTTCAAATGCTTCATTATCCTTAGTAATAGTATCGGCTTTCTTAGCTCCAATAGCATTAACCAATCCAATTGGAGTTAGTTTAAGAAACTTACTATCTAATATCTTGTCCGCTGTAGTCATTTGGTCAGTTCCAACTCCCATAGCTGTTAATCCATCTGATAACATTCCACCTACCTTCATAGCACCTCCTATAATAGTACCAACTCCAGGTATAGCAGATACAGCATTAGCAGCAGCATCGTAGCCTTGATTTAGTCCAGTAGTTAGTGCTGATTGTTCTTTCTGGGGAATTAGACTTCCAACTACATCAGCTATACCCCCAGCTACATTCATGGTATTACCAATCTTAGCTTTGCTAAATATTCCACTATTAGGAGTAACAGTAGAGGAGTTCCCACCAAACCTCTTTATATCCTGTATAGCCTTATTAGAATCTCTGTTGAATTTCAAGGACATACTTAATGGGTCTCCCATCTTAGCGTTAAAATCAATTAAGCTGTTAGTCGGAGCCATTATTTGCTCAGCTGATTTACCAAAGTCAGCAGCCCAGTCCTTTCCCATTAAATTCTGATAGACTGGTGTCCCATTGTTTTGTGGAATGGTGTAGGGACCCCATGTTGAAGTCCCTCCCCACTGGTATCTTTTAACTAGTTTACGCATAACTTACGATATATAATGTTTTTAAAGCTGTTATTATAGCTAACTCGTCACCAGTATATCTCACTTTAATCTTTATGTACTTATCCCTAATTCTAGTCTCTTTTCTTTCATTAGACCATTTATTAACATCTAATGACAAGAAATCAGCACTATAACCTCGGTCTCTTAATTCAGATGGAATGTCAGAATTACTAGTAATATTTAGAGCAGTCATACTCTCAGGTAATGGATTATTAACTAGGTTAAGAGGAGGATATGTATTACCATCCTTATCTTTAACAGTCCAAGCTAATTCATTCTTAGCCCAATAAGTTATAGATGGTATTTGAATATCCCACTTATCTTCTAAGTAGTCCATGTTACCATTGATTCTACCATACTCCATAACTTCATACCATTTACCATTTTGAACTAGCACATTCGTATATCCAGCTGCTATAAGTGAGCTATATCTATCTTGAGTTATCTCTTGTAAATATCTCTTTTTAAAAGGACATGCTTTTATATGAGTAGCTATCTTAAATTCATTTAGCTGATTATCATGCACAATCTCTGAACCAGATATTGATTGGTAGTCTCTACCAGCTGATGTCATTGATTGATAATGGTCTTCAATATCGTTTAGACTATCTACCCTCGAATATAATAGTGGGAACATAACTGACATATCCTTGTACTTAGTAGTACTGTACAATATGTCTCTTTGTTCTGGTATAACATCCAAGTAATCATGATTATAAACTATATCTGCACCATTATACTGGTATAGATGCTTAGTAGCCTCTTGCCTAAAATACATATTCTTTTTGTCTTTGGCAAAGTTATATACTTCTCCAACAACTTCAAAATGGAATGATTCAGGTTGGGTCTTATTACTTATAATCTGTAAGTTATTAAAGATTTTATGTACTGATGGATTATCAACTACAATAAATTCAAACTCAAACGGATGTTGCTTTCCATACCAGTAGCAAGAACTAATAGGTTTCTTAGTAGTCATTAGTCCAGCTTGACCATGTTTCCAGAATGAAGTAGTAAGTAAATCATATCTCATCTTAGTAACTACAGTTACATTAGAATACAATGTTTTTACTATGTTCTTAACTTCACCTTCAACTAAGTCAGTTCCCTGATTATAAACAACAGCTTTAATAGGTATTGTCCATCTACTATCTCCTACAGAGTTAGCATTAACAGATACTTGATTACCATTGGTAATAAAGAACTTGTTTCTAACCCTATCATCAGCAATGCTATATTCAATACTAGAACCACTAATATCTAGATTTAATTGAAGATTTCCCAGTTTTGCCTTACCGTCTACAACTGTTAGTACATTATCAACTATTGCCCCTCCTTGCATACCAATAAGAGGATAGTTAGAAGTTAGCTTTGTAATAGTCTTAGATGTATCTCTGTCAAAACTAAAGAATATATTATCGATATTTTCAGAATATGATGGCACCCATGAGTAGAATGTAACAAACTTTTGCATAACTTCGTTATAACATAAGTTCCAAACATTCTCTTCTAATGTATTAATATCATCATAGAACGTGAACATTACATCCTGCTTAAACCTGTTATAATGTGTTTTTACGTTCCTAATACCAATAATAGGAGTCTTTTCCTTCTCAGTAAGTGAGATATTATCATTTAAGAACTTCTGTACCTTAAAATCTGAGATAACTTCAAAGGTCTGTCCATTAGTTCTCCAAATCTTCTTCCCAACGGTATCCACTCCATAAACGTAATAGGGAGTTTTTATGACACTTTCACCCCACTGAGTACCGAATGTATCACTAAGCATTTTTGGATTCTCTGGCAGCACGTTAGAGGTGTTTATGAAGATATTTCCGCCTGCACCTTCCCCTGCAACGGCTCTTTCATTGACTGGTATCAAAGCAACACCATGTTCAAATACACAGATAATGTTACCAAACCATTCAACCAGCTTTACAATACTACCATAGGTTAGAGGATAATCCCTATAATGAGTTAATTTAAATACTCTATATCCATTTTTGAATGAGTCATTTACATTAATGTCAGAGTACATAACTCTAATATGAAATTTATTCTTAATAGCTGGAACATTAGGTAGTTCATAATAATACTTATCAGATGTTGTGCTGTTAATACCAGCATTTGTAACAAATGATTCAGGTATTTTTGATTCTCCAGTTACTGACATGGCTTGTAATGGATAGAACCCTCTAGCTTTACCAGTAAGTCCCAACTCAGAAGTATAAGACATATCAATGCTTCTCATGGACAAATTAACATTGCTACATACTTTTATAGTAACCCAGTGTCCTATCTTGATGGCATTAACATCACCTCTGTTGATTTTACCATTCTTCTCACTATCTCCTATAGTATAGTTATCCTTCCATGACATTTGGTCTACAATATCATCATTAATAGGAGCTGATGAATCCTGGAAGTTTCTACACATTCTATGTGTATAGTTACCTATGTAGCAATCACCTCTAAATAGGTTCTTAGCTATCATAGTATCTCCATCCTCATCTAAATCATCCCATAACATTCTATTACATATAGCATAGAAGGCTGATGAATCTTCATACCTAATTTCGAAGTAAGTATCTAATAGGTTCTCCTCATAGTTAGGAATCTTAATGTCAATAAGACTCATCTTATTAGTATTATATCCCTCCAAACCAATATAAGGTCCCCAACTTCCTCTTAGTAGATTACGAGCATTAGATGATTTATTTGTATAGTTATAGTAAGATACTCTCCATGCCTCTTCAGCCTCTCCAGCTCTTGCACTAAATAGCTGTTTCTTACCCTTTAATGCCTTAACATTATCACTAATAGCCATAATGTTATATGTTTCATCTTGAGTAGAATCGTTAGTAACATAAGACAGATTGTAGAAATGAGTACCACTTCTATCAAAATACTTCTTGCTGAACTGTGATTTAGCCATCTTAACCTCAAACTGAGTGCCAGTAAATAATTGATTAAAGTAAGATTGTCTTAGTTCAAATTCTGGACATAGGGCTGCATATCCTTCTAATACATTATCCTTAGCAATGTCTTCGCACCTCCTGTCGAAATCATGTGTAAGAACTCCGTCCTTGTCTAGGAATCTTTCTACTCTATATTCATCAACTCCAGAAGGAAGTACTGGTAAATGACTTGTATTCTCTAGACCTATTGTAACGGCTTGTGCTAGTGTAGTAGGTATTCTCTTTTGTCTTACAAAGAAGAATCCTTTAGTATATCTCTTTAATTCTCTGACAGCATCCTTACTAATCTTAATATCAAATCCAATAGGAACTGTACCACTCTCAGCTAGCTGATTACCATTATACTTAATTTTAACTACACCCTTAGAGTTTTCATTTTGGCTATCAAGCTTATATGTCTCCTTATTGATAGGAATGTACTCTCTATTAGCTTGAATAGTGGCTATATTATTTGTACTAGTTGGGTCAAAACCTTCCTTGAATAGAGGATAGTCTTCCCAATCTATTCTATCAGAATCACCAGGAACAGCTAATCTACTAATACCTCTAACGTTAAATACTGGTGACAAGGTATAATCGTTAAGAATATACACTACTCCTAGTCTGTAGATTTCATCATTCCAATATCCGAGCTTATTATAGATGTTCATCACATTATAATACTCGTACTGTCCTGTTTCGTCCTTGTAATCCTTATCAACCCTACCAATATTATTCTCTACATTTAACTCTGGTAAGAAGTGTAGAGATAGGTCAGTAAGCTCTTTATATTCAATATCTGGATTTGCCACATTACCCAAGAATAGCATATTCTGACAAGTAGTTTGTGCAGCTGCACTATTAACTACATTATAAGCAACGTTAATATCGTTAATACTAACAGATTGTACAGTTTCAAACCCAGTAATACTAATCTTAGCAACGTTGTTATATACAGCAAATTGCTTCATAATCTTAAATGAAGTAGTCATTTCATTTCCATCTACATCGGATGTACTTCTTGTATAATAAACTACTACATTGTTGTAAGATGAATCTATATTAGTTAATAAGAATGAAGCTGACTTATAACTGTTCTCATCTCTAATTCCACCTTGTATAGAGGATGGGTCATTCAAATTACCAATATGGCAAGTTACTATGCCTGACTCAGCTATAAAATCTGTTTCATTCCCATCAGAATCTGATAACTTAAAGTAGAATACATAGTTACCAACCCTTAAATTACCACTGGTGTTTAGTCCCATGAATGTAAGGTTAGCAATATTGTTAGTCTTCTTATAAAGTGATATATCAGACTCAAAGGAATCTATATCATATATATTAGTGTCATTATCTCCTTCCCTATCTACAATCTGATATGTATTCATACCAGTAGATGAGAATCTTGTGTTAATTAGCTTAGGATAATTACTACCATCATTAAGGATAAGGTTTACTGAACCATCATAAGACTGTTGAGGAACAATGTCAATAGGATGGTTCAGGTCAAAACTGAGTAATTCTGTATCCAGGTTAATTAAACTACCTTTAGGATACACAATTACTCCGTTTTCCCTTATATCTTCATTAGTTCTTAGTACTCTTAGTGGATTGTACTCATAAACTAATGCTCCCTTCTGTTGAAGTTGATTCAATCCTAAGTCTAAGTTCAGTGACTTACCACTTAGTGATTTGAAATTCATATATTTATGTGTAAATAGATTTGTTACTCTTTAGGACATTGATAGCTAAGTCTGGTGCATCACTATCCTTACCTTTCTTCCAGGTTCCAATACGAGTACTTGGTGATTTAACTAGGATTTCGTTATAGTAACCATCAGGTATCTCTCCTGATAACTTCTCATAAGCATATGAGGTAACGAATACATTGTTAAATGACTCAGAGAATGTCCATGTATAGCCTTTCCAATCAACCAAAGTTGTAGCAGATGCAGCTTTAGGTTTGTAAGAGTTAAACGTTAAACTACCATCATTGTTAACAGTATATCCAACACTTGAATCGGCTACATAAATCTTACCTCTATCTATACCACTTAAGGAATCAGAAGTAACTGTATAAGCTGAATAAGCATTAGTATAACAGTTAAGAATATCAGCATCCTTAGAGTAGTCCAGGTCATCTCCTATAGATACTACAGTAGACATAGATTGATTCTTATGGATGCTAAATATAGGAAGATAGTTGTTTAATCCTTTAATAACAGCTGTCCATCTATTCATATGAGTCTCTATAGATGTAGTATCACTTCCCAAGAAGAAGTCTACATTTACATTAGTACCACCATTTGGAACCCCAATGTTGATAGTACATAGTGTATCAGAAGCTATGTGATATACATAGTCAAGATTGTTAGGTCCAACAAAGTTGATTGTTTTACTTCCCTTCTGTAGTATAAGAAGTTGACTTAGTAAACACCTTACCATTTTGTCAACTCTAATAAGGTTATCTGTCCTATTGGAGCCACTGGATGGTGTAGTAGGTGCTGTACGTCTAGAAGCTAAATTAACTGGATGGTGAACTCCATTTACATCTTTCCATGTTGCAAATAGGAAGTTATCTCCACCATCTACCTCATTTTTACTACAGCTCCAGCCGTCTATGGTTCTTCTTGAAGCATTATACCACAGTGAAGCACTATCTCCATCTTTACCTCCAAATATACCCACTGTACCATTACCCATGTTAGATAGACTGGTTTGTAATCCAGTATCATCTACACCTGCACCACTATTTTGACCACTACCTACAGCAGCACCGCTAGCAGTAACAGAGCAGTTATATTCCATATTCTTATCACTAGCCAGTACGCATCTAAGATTACCATTCTCTTCTCCGAATGAGAATAATTTCTCCTTCTGTGTTAAATCCATGGATTGTTCATAAGCTGGTCTTAATACCTCTTGGCTTATAGTCTTAGAAGCCACACCTCCAGCATTAGAGTAGATGTACCTTGTAGTAGCTAGTTGTCCTACTAACTGATTATTACTCCAAGCAAAAGCTTTTGCAATCTTTGAAGTTGGGTTAGATATACTAGCAGTTAGTGTAGAGTTATTATTAGGTAGAACCTCTGAATGGTCAAAGTCGCATGATGTTACACTTGGTGTAGTTCCAAAATAGTTATTTACTATTTTTTCATCAGGCTTACCTGCATACATCTTCTTATCGTAATCATATCCAGCAGCTGGGGTTACTTTAACTTCATAAGTTCCAGTTTTACCTACCTCGTATTTATAACCAGAAACATCTGTATCTAGTGAAGGTACTTCTGTAATGAATTGAGATATACTTACCCTCGTAATAGGAGAAGGGGATGTAGCTGCACCTGCCTTTAATGTTAAAGATGGAACTCCTGTCTTCTTGACTGATGTATTAACCTCACTTTTAACATCCAATAAGATTCTACTCCTAGCATTACCACTAGGAAGACCAGTGTTGAAATCTGGAACTTCCTCATAGAAATCATTGAAATATCCCCCAGTATAGACTAGTTTATAACCTACAGTCTTCTTAACTCCAGCTACATATCTGTCTATTCTAACTATATAAATCCAATTTTTTTGAATTGTACTATCATCGAATGGTATAATCTCTTCAAAGCTACCATTATAGTACTCTTTAGAGATAGCATATTTATAGTTACCGTTAAGAGTCTCAGCACTTGCAGCATTAGCTGAATCAGTTAGACTTATAAAGGTAAACTCTATTTTTTCAATGTCTGAATCCTCATTTAGGTTGTAGTAATCATATCCCCAACCTATTTTCAGGTATGTATCAGTAACATAGAACCTCCACTCTCCTAACACCTCAGAATTAGTTCTAATAGCATCAAAGTCTATAGTTCCACTCTTAGCCATTCTCTCTAATACTCCATAAGGACAAGCTGGCATAATTTTATACTGAGTCTTACCTGTCTTGCCACTCTTAGTAATAGTTGACTTAACGGCAGATGAATCAGCTTCAATCAATCCAACCTCATCTGGATTATTTTTGGTTGTTCCTTTAAACACTCCTGTAGTTTCTCCAGAGAACTCTACACTGATAACCTTAGTATCATCATTACATGAATACTTTCTAATAAGGTTGAATGTATCAAAGGTCTTCAACTCAACTACTAAGATTAGTGCTCCAGATGATTTAGCACTAAATACTTGGACTAATTCTTTTGATTTGATAACATCCAGCATTGGGGTATTACTATTCTCATAAATCCACAGTCCATTGTTATATATCTTCAAGTTCTTCTCATCTATATAATCAATACTACCACTACTATTTATAACACCCAATCTTAGTTTAATTGCACCTCTATTGATTGCCTCTTTAATAGTTGCATCTATAGAATTAGTAACTATCACAAATCGGTCTCCAGGATGAAATATCTTTACTTCATCTGAATTATTAACTTGAAATAGTTTCTGCTTGTAGTATTCTAATTCTATATAGGGCACTGAACCCTTCATTGTGATAAACTCATTGAAGTTAAACCTAATAGGAGTGACATTTAGGTCTTCTCCCTCATACAACTGTTGAGGAGATGGGAATGAACCTATCTGACTCTTACCAGTGATTGGATTATGAGCTGCAACATATATAATACCTCCATGTTCCTTCATTCCTACAGGTACATATCCTTTATCAAGATAGGCTGTGTGAACTTCACCATTTCCCATATCATTCTGTAATACAAACTCATTACCATTGTATGTTATTATAGTACCATTTAAGCAGTTTGTTAATACATTACTGGGAGTAGTTAATGGATGTAAGTCCATTATTAAACCCTCACCAAAGGTATTAATTGCTTCTTTTCTCATATTTTATAAGTTCATAGTTGTTACTACTAATAAGTATGTCCTTGAACGTACTTGGATTATCTCTTACTAATGCAATCTCTAAATCATTGCATTTCATTGTATCTTTAAAGAATGTATACCCCATATCGGTAATGTATCTATATCTTATAATGTATTTAGACCAGCTGTAAAACACCTTAGCCTCGTCAAATACCTTCATCCCGAATTTATTATGGAATATGAAATTCTTCTTCTTTCTTCCTCTTCCAGTGGTTGACTTAACTACAGTTTCATACTCATCGTCAGTCAATCCTATATAATAGTATCCATCCCACTCTTTAACTTTCTTAGAGTATAATACTCTTAGCTTCCTCCTTAACATTCTCCTATAATAGTTATAGTGTTTAATAGAATCACGTGTAAGTTGTCCGCAGTAGAACCAGTATCTAAACTTAGTACTACTAATAAGAGTATCACATCCTCTAAGATTATAGTAATATAGCATCCTCCATCCATATTCAACGGCTCGTTTAATATCTTCTGGAGGTACGGTAGGAAATTGGGCTATTAGGTCTGGTAAATAATCATTGACACTTTTAAGCATTAATAGTATTGTTTACCTTGATTTGTGTGTTCTAATATCCTATCTCTATGCTCTGGGTCAAGATATATTAGTTTTTCTCTCATAACCCCTTTAGATTGGAAGTGAAATACCATTTGGTATGCACAGAAATTAGATGCCAGAAAGTCCACCTTAGCCCACTTTCCATTTCTCCTTGCTTTAGAGAACTCCTCTCTCTCGAATCTCTTCATCTTCAATTCAGCTCTCCTAGACCGAGTCGGAAGGACAAATGTAGTATTATTTTCGATTACATCTTCTAAAACCATATTCAAGGCACTTTTAAATATCTTCTTAGCAATAACTTCTTTGTGCCTATTACCTATTAATTCCTCACATGCCTTTGATGTCATCTTCATCTTCTTAGTGGGAAAGGAGATGAATAATTCATCTATATTCATGGCATATCCTGTAGCGTAATTCATTATTTTACAAATTTCCAAGTCTTATTAAATATCTTCCTATTCCAGCTTGTCTTAGCATCCAAGATTTCATTCATATCATTCTGGTTGATATACATAGGAACTCTGGCAGCATCACATAACTTATACCATCTTTGTTCAAGGAGTTGTGCCTCTTGTAACATACCTTGATTATGTTTACTCCAGCCCTCTTTGAACCTATCAGTATAAGCACAATAACAAGCTATTGCATCCTTTTCTTTCTCATTGATAAAAGGTAATCCATCATCATCTAATAGTATTCCTTTATATAATATGTTAACAGAGCCATAATCCTTATCAAAATAAAGAGTATCATTGACTCTCTCATACTTGGCTAGTTTACCACTAATGTAGAATGGGTTGTTATAAACCTTGCGCCCTTCAATGTAATTCTCAATAAACTGTGATTGATAATCTCCATTGACTGTATCATTGGTAGTATATCTCCAATCCTCAAAGTCATATGTTACAGCTTCAATAAAATCACAATTACATGGTAATGTAACGGTTAGGGTTTCGCAGTCTATCTTACATCTATATCTATATAGTTTAGTTTGTCTATTACCTATTTTATTCCAGGCAATCAGACCTATTTCTTCGAACTCTTCTGGTGCTAATTCTATACCATATAATAGGTTAGCTTGAGCATATGCTGATTGAAAGTTTTCCATTATTTAGGAGTTTGGTCATTAGGTAATATTGGAGCAGCTAACTGTCTATAATAACGTAGCTTCTTCTCTGTCAATCTCTTCTTTATTTCAGCGTCGATGAAAGTCATATTATTAATGTCTAATGCAGAGCAACATCCATAAGTTTGTAGCTGACGAGGGTCTTTAAATATACCTACTACAGATACTTGCTTAATAACTGGAAGATTGAATATCCAACAATCATACATATTATTAGCATTGGGAGTTACGTCTATATATACATAAGGTTTGTTCTTAGCCCTCTTTCTATATTTATGATACTGCATTACAGTAGGACTTATGTACCATATAAATGGCTGTCCTTTATCTACAGAGCCTATATATTCAATACCACCTCCGAACTCAGTTAGAAGTTGTGGTATTTCAAAATGGAATGTAGGAGTACCATCTGCCTTATTTCCACACGTACAGTTCTCTATATCCTTACAGTCTACGTTAATGCAGTTTATAGACATTAATAAGTCCCTCTTAGGGATAAGTCCCTTCATGGAATACTCCTTAATGATTTGGAGTCTTTCATCTACAATATCATCTTCTAATTGTTCTATTGATAAAGTATTGGAAGTGGTATAACCTCTAAGTCCAGATACTATATCATTATAGATTGCAGATGCTAATTTAAAATAATATCCCATAAGTACAAAATAAAAAAGGCGACGACTTAAATGGTCATCGCCTTAGTATTAGTAGGTTTATTAAGCTACGTCTTCGTTATCTGCACCTGGTTTCTTGATTTCATGGATAGTACCAAGAACCTTTAGAGCAGTTTCAAACTCAGTTGCTAGTGAATCTAACACATAGAATACATGAGTAGTCTTAGATGTAACTTGCTGACCAACAGCAGCTCCACCAAACAGACCTCTATCTACCTTGTACTCGATGATGTACTGGTTGTACTTAGCACCTGGTACAGGAAGCTCTTCTTGGTTAACAGCTTCGAACTTTCTAGCCTCGATAGTAGGTAGTCTAAGGTCTTTTAGGATATGAGTATAAGTACCGAATCCTTCAACACTCTTAGTGATTTTTCCTTCGATAACATCCTCAAATACTTCATTAGTAAGTGGGTTGTTAGCAGCTGTGTTAAGTTTTTGAATCTTAGCCTCAGTGAATAATTGATATTCGTCTACTCCATGAATTGTTAGCTTGTCGCTAGATACTTCAGTCTTGATATATTTGTCACCATAGAAGGCTTGAATCTTATCAATAACTCTCTTGATTTCTTTAGCAACATCTGTTGCAGTAGTAGAGTTGGAAGCAATCTTGAACTCGTAAACGAAAGGCTTACCTTTGAATACGAAGTCATTAGAGTAGTATGAGTTTTGACTTCCAGATAATCTGATGTATAACTTCAACCTGTAGATACCTGCGCCTGGATTAGTAATAGTGAACTCTGCCTTACCAATAACTGGGTCGGAAGCAGCTCTCTTGTACATCGCACTTACGTTAGATTTGAGGAATTTGTTTACACGTCTTACCTCAATGTTGTCTGAACCCTTAACGATTTTATCTAAACCAGTGGTTACATCTTTCAGTGAGTTTAATACAATAGTGTTAGTGTACTGAAACATAAATTAATTATTTTTTGGTTTGTGACTGTTGCTGAGCTGGATTTGCAATAGTCTGATTAACTGCTAAATTAGTTTGAAGCCTTGGGTCACCTGCGTTCTCCAATAATAGCTTTGCCAGCTCATTTATAATCTCTTGACACACATAATCTGGAAACTCCATGACTTGTGATGTATCTTCAACCATTTCAATCTGGTCTTGTGTTAGTCTAATTTTTTGAGGAGTCTTTATATAATCAACAAATATATCAGTTAGTTGGAATACAGAAGAATCCTTGCCATACCTAATTTCAAGTCTAACTTGAGATGGATTTCCATACCTATTAACTCCTGGCTGTTCTACTAAATCTACTGATTTACCACCAATGGTAATCTTAGTTGGAAGTGAACCATCAGTACCAGTAGTTTGTTGAATAGTTGTGTTTGGTGATATACTTCCTTCTCCAGCAGTAAGTCTTACTGGATTGGTAGGCATCGTTGTAGCACTATTTACGTTGTGTATGAAGTAATAAGGATTTCTATAAGAGGGTTGCATATAGAAGTTCCTTATTATTTGTGACCAAAGGTCTGAAGTTAAACGCTTAGCACCAATTTGTACATAAGTACCAGCATCATAACACTCATAAGTCTTTACTACTTTGAAATTGCATACACAATTCAAAATATGTAAATAGTCTAGTGGTAGATTTACTTCATAAACAGCACCATACAATGAGTTAGTTTGGGAACTAACAGCAGCGTATGTGTTTGTAGCCAGAGTAGGCTGGAGGATGGCAGTAGATTTTAAAACTCTAATGTCATCAGTTGATTGTTGATTTACATCATAAATGTTATACTTCTTATTAATGTATTGGTATATAGTCTTATTTAATAAGTAGTTAAAGTCCTCAAGTAAAATACTAGGAGCAGCAGTTTTATTCATTTCAACTAGTGCTCCACGGTACACTTGTTTTGCTGTCATTTAGGTAATGTTATTTCTTTGATGTACCTTCTTCTAAGTACATATCAGGATAAGTATCTCTCTTGATAAGTTCAAGCACCTTACTGTTAGTAGGGTTCTTCATCCATGTGATAACTGCATCATCAGTTGCACCTAGTACAATGCTATCACCATATAGATAAACCTTGTTCTTAACATATATGACGTTTTTGTCTTTAGCGTCAATAAACATCAATCTCAGATTAATATCACCACCTGTGTACAGGTCAATAATCTTCTCTGGAGATTTATGTGAAATTTCAAGTAAGTAGTCTGTAATGTCTGCGTCTGGTGCATTACGCATATTCTTACCAAGTAATCTAGCTTTAAGTGCTCTACCTTCTGCACCTTTAGGGTCTCCATATATGTAAGAGTCAGCATCATGGATAAGTTTCTTCTTAGAAATCCTCTTAGCAGTATCATATCCAGGTCTTTCTACATATAGTTCAGCAGTACCGTAACGTGCATGAGCCTTACCTTCAGCTATTTCTCCGTCAATTAGTAGATTACCTTTAGAATCCCTTGCATCTCTAGATAGAGCAATGAGAGGGCAATGTTGGATTGAGTGCCACTCAGCAGCTTGCCATTCATCGTTAAGGTTAAATGTAGTTCCATCTTCAATAATGAAGACCTTATTCTCAGGGATTAGGGGTTTGCCTTCATTTCTATCCTTATCAGAGATAATCATATCACCCTTGCTATCAACTGGTCTAACACAATCAGGGAATCTACCAGTTTTTGGGTCTCTTACAGGATTCATAAAGTATTTCTGTCCGACTTTACCGAACACACTTCTCAAAATAATTATATCGTCTAAAACATCAGCCATATTAATTCTTATTTTTGTTGTATATCATACACTATCTTTATAATGAGTATGAGAGGGACTATATTAGCCCCTCCCAACACATCTTGATTTTTATATTATTTATTAGGCTTCTTTCATAATGAAGCTTCTGTATGGAGAGAATACTCCAACACCAGAATAACCCCAGTTGATAACCTTAGATGCAGCTGTAGTACTTGAAACAATACCAGAGCTTAGACCATCTAGACCACCCACACCTGGGTACTTATTAGTAATGAAGTCACCACCCTTTAATGTGAACATTTGGATAGCTGGTTCACCACTAGTCTTATCAGCAGTAAGGTCAAGCATTAGACCAAAGCCTTTCTCAGAACCCCATTCACGAGAGAATGTTCTATCAACCTTGAAAGAAATAGTGTTACCACCGATTTCGTAGCTATTGAATGTAGCACCAACGTCTACATATCCATTAGCCTTCTTAGACCATAGATAAGTTCCACAAGTTTTGAATCTAGCAAGCCACTCTGATAGACAGCTCTGAATGTCATTCCACATCTTTTCGTTGCAGATAAATACGTACTTGTTACCTGTTGGGTTCTCACTCTTTTCATTCATCATAGCCATAGCAGTAGTGAATGCTTCTGGAGTAAGTTTGTTATATACGTACTTAGATGCAAATCTCTCGATTTGTGGGATGATACCGTCACCAATATAGATTGGACGACCAGTGTCAGGGTCAGAGATTGTTGGTTTACCGTTCTTATCTACGTTAGTCTTATTGAATAATAGACCTTGATTACGAACTTCCAAGAAGTTTCTTAATAGATTCTTCTCAAGAGTATCCATCTTATACATCGTCTCTTTTACAGCACCATTGCCTTCACCCTTACCAATGCTGATGAATGTTTGCTCAAGTGGCTTGAATAGAGAAGTATAGCTATCATCAACACGGTGTGTAGTGATGTAACCTCTGTGTCTTTCAATGTTAGATTGATACTTAACATATCCCTCTTCATGTGCTTCAGGCATAGCGTTAGATTGGAAACGAGTAGTGTCACCAATTTGGCATCCGTCTAAGTCTAGGATTGAAGAATAGTCGTTATCAATTAGTCTTACCTCAACTGTCCAATAGTTATCTGCAACTCTTGTAGGTCTAGAGATAACTTGGCATTGCTGCATAGTCTTGTCAATCTTGAAAATGTCATACTTCTGGTAATAGTTCTCTTTGAACGCCATTACGATGGTTGTACCACCTTCACCATTAGTTGCTGGAACATCTGCGAACTCAACTCTCTTAATGTAGTTAGTTTCAACTTCCCACTCGAAGTACATACTATCAATGCTTCTGTACTTGCTATTTGATTTAGAATCCATGTAGAAGATATTTCTTAGAGATTCTGTTAAGTAAGAAGCAGTTAAGTTAGGGTAGAGTCTTGAAACTATACCAAGTCTAGTTGGTTTTGTGCCTAAGAACTTATAGAAATCTTCATAAGTTCTAGTTTCGCTCATTGTAGGGCGATTGGTTACGAAATTTGCTACTATCATACTTTATAATTTAAATTTTAATCTAAATCATCGATTGTTAATACTTTTTTAGCAGGAGCAGCTTTACCACCTGCTGGTTTCTTGACTACTGTCTTAGCTGCATTAGGGGCTTTACCACCCTTAGCATCTTCAAATCCCTTATTATAATTGTATTTGGATGCTTCTGTAATCTTCTGTTTATAATAATCAGTAATTTGACTAAATGCCTCTTGTCCCTTCAGTGCATACCAAACCATTCCCACTAAGGTTTTAGGGTCATTCAACGCTTTAGCGATGTGTCTCACTCCTGTAACATCTGAATCTAAGATAAAGCTAGCAATTTCATTCATATCGTCCTCAGACAAGGTTAGTGAGGACTCACCCAAATCAATGGTATCATTCTCTTGAATTGCAGCTACAATAGTATCTTCGAACTCTTGAGCAGCTTTTTCAGCAGCTAATCTTTGTTCTTCTTCCTCTTGTTGAGCTAGCAACTCTTCTTTCTTCTTATATTCGTTGCGGATACCTTGAACCTTTTTCTGATATAGAGTCTCATTCTGCTTAGCCAATTCTAACTCAGCAGCAGCATCTTCATCAGTAAGTTCTGGGATTTTAGCTTTTAAATCTATAAGATACAGTTCATCATCTGGAATAGAATCAACCTCATACACAGGAGTGTCTTCTTGGTTATTAGCTAAGTAGTCTTGAATGGCTTGCTGAGCAATATATTTCTTATATTCCTCTACGTTTATATTATTCTCTCTAAGCTCATTAATAAGAGAAATCTCATCCTCTCCTAACCCATAATCGTCGTTTGACTCATCATAGTTTAGGATTTGTAATTGTTCCTCTCTTGAAAGCTCATCAAAACTCTTTTCCTCAATCTCTCCTGCCTCGTTCTCAAACTTGATTGCTTTAGGATTGATTCCTTTATCTTTTAGTAGACTAGAGATGAGGTCATCATCCTCTGGCTCGTTTGAAGGTTCACCATTATCAGGCTCTGGGTCTTGAGGTGCAGAACCATCAAGCCAGGGCTTTTCATAGGTCTCTTCATCGAACTCTTCTTGAGGGGTTACGTCTTCGTCTAATCCTACATCGTCAATGTCTAAATCCTCTAATTTCATACTCATATTATTCCCTTTTAAAGTTATTTGCAAAATTAAGGAATTTTTAGGGTGCCCCAAAATGAAAGATTGAAATTCCTTAATATTTAAGGACACCCTTAGTTATTATCCCTGTATTGCCTTGATGTAGTCCAATATACCCTCTACGTGTAGGCGAGCTATAGTTGCTCTACCTTCATCTGATAGTAGATATTCTACGTCCTCTTTATTATCTTGAAACAGATTCTCAGTTAAAACTGCTGGGCACTTAGTCTCCCTGCATATAGCTAAATTCTGTTTCCAATATACTTGTGTTTGTGAATATTTCCTTAGTGCTAAACCCTCTTTACGTGCTGCTTCGAACAAGCACTCTGCCAGTTTCTTACTCTTACTTGAGCTATTGTTGGAGACAAATACGCTCCAGCCTTTAGCATTCATCCAATCTACCCCGCTACCAGCAGCATTACAGTGAATCGACACCAATACAGTATTAGCTTTTCCATGTTTATCACAGTATTGGTTTACTATTCGGCATCTCTGCATCAGTGGTACATCAGTATCATCTGTAACTACCAATTCTACATCGAAACCTTTATCCATTAATTGTTTCTTTACTTCGTTAGCAATCTCTCTACAGTATTTATACTCTCTAAGCCTTCCATCTGGACTCCTTTTTCCAGGTGTAGACTCTCCATGACCTGCATCCAATAGAATTATCATAGCTTACTAAATTTTAGACAAGTGTCAAGAATATTAAGTGTTATCTTGCCTTCCTTATCTAAGGAGTTTATAGTATCTTTAATTACCTTTAATTGTTCAAATGTAAGTTCAACTTCCTTCTTTGTCTCAGAATCAACGTTCCATGTTACCTTCCCATTGTCCTCCTTGTAGTTTATTGCTTTCTTCTCCTCTTCAGTAAATCTTACTAATCTAATAATGTCCATAACATCTACAAGCTCTTGAATACTACCAGTCGTTGGTAGTATATATATAAGAGTCAGTCTGTCTAAAATACTTAATTCTATTTTCATGTTATTCATTTTGCCATCCAACTATTAATCCGTTCACTACGTTTATGTGGTATCTTCCTCTCTTACCAACTCTATCGAAGTGAGTTAATCTTCCTGTCCAACCACCATAGTAATTGCCAACTACTGGTGCTTGTTTACCATCATTACTAATGGCGTGTCCATAAGCATCATATGAAATCATACCCTTACTTTGTATGCATTTCGTAGTATAAATACTAGCGTGGACTCCACTGGTGCACCACAAGTTACCATCAAAGAAGCCAGCTACCGTATGTGGATTGTTTGGGTTAGCTTCTACGTCAAGTGGATAGGTTATTGGGTCATTCTCAGAACCATATTTAATTCCACTATGGGAAGATGAGAATATACCTACTATATGATTCCCTGATACTTTTATACCTATAGCATCTCTAACGTCATCTACAAAGGAATTATACTGAGTGTATATTTCCAAGAAACCACCGTAATTATCAAACAATCTCCTCTTTCCAACTCCAAACTTAAATCCCTGCTGATATCTACTACCCATGAAATCAGTCGGACCATACTTTTGATATAATACATATGGATTGGTGTTCCATATCCAGGCTCCCGTAGTTGTTGAGTTCTGCTCTATAACAAAATCCCCAATCTTTCCAGACTCAGCGTTTATTTCACCACTAAAGTATCCAGACGTTGCATATATCTTACCTTTGAAGTACCCATCTCTAGCATATAAGTTACCCTTAGTATTAATAAACGAATTAATATAGTACCCTTCTTGGGTAACATAGTCACCAGCAGCATCTATGTGGATTTCTAGGTCTGGGTCCCACGTAAATGGTGGACGAGAACTCATTTCTGTACCATGCACTCTTAAACCTCTTGATTGAACAGCACCTTGTACATCTAATAGAGCTTCTTGGAATTGTCCTTTATCGTTAAACAGACCACTTAATTTCATAGCTGGATTACCTGCAATACTAAACACGAATTGGTCAGCATTCATATAAATCTCAGTCTTATTCCTATAGGTAGGATTACCATTCTCATCCAAGATAGGCTCTCCTTCTAAGTTAAGTGCTGGTACTTGGTCAATAGTTCCATCCTCGTTGACTACATCTCTAATTTCAAGACCTGCGTTTCTAAACTTTAATAGAATACTTTCCTCAGAGAAGTCTACAATAGAAGTACCATTATTAAGGTAGAACTCTCCAGTCAAGAATACATTCTCTCCATATAGACCATAACCGTAAGGCTGTTTAGTTCCAAAGATTTCATTGTGTATTCCAGATAGATTACCTAGCCTAACCTTAGTAATCTTGGTATAGGTACACTTATATTCTTTATTCCTAAATAACAGAGCTGAGTCTATTGTAGGAACTTCAGTTAAGAAGTAACCATACTCAGCTGGGTTATTGAGAATCTCCTGAGTAATTTGATTGTTCTCACCATCATTTATAAGGACTTGATTCTTATCCTTAGTCTTTAAGAATATCAATGGGTGTTTCTTATCAATCTTACCTCCGAAGTTGTCTGGATTTACACTACCTGGGTTAGTAGTCTGATAGTAGAAGTCACTAGCATCCTCTCTTACATATATATCACCCTTCTTCTTAATGTTAGCTTTCTTAGTAGCCCAAGTAGGAGTAACATATAATACAGAATAGTCGGGTCTGTTAAGTCCAGCTAATACATCAATGTAAGGACCACAATCGTCAGTAGATGTAATATAAACAGCATTCTGTCTTTCAATATTGTATATATTACCCATCTGAACCATATCATCATCCTTAGCTATATCATCAAGTCTTTCATCCTCTGAAATAGCATTTCCATCAGCTTTACCATTATCAGTAGTTCTTGCAGGCTCATACTCATTAGTATTTGAGTTGTAGAGCTGTTCAGTCTTGTTATACTGAGTATCATTAAAGCTCTGCTCAAACTTAATTAAATTACCTTCATCATCATAAGATATCTCTGTATATGTGTCAAATACTGATAGAGCTTTCTGCATTATATATGTGTAGGAGTCTACTTGCACAGTTACAATAGCATCATAGTATTTAATGTTACCATTATTGTACTTCTGGCATCTAACAATATCTCCAGGTTTAAAGTAAGGATAATCCTCATTCTTGCACTCTACTACCCATATATTAGATTGTGAGGGCATTCCTGTGTCAGGTTTTTGAAGTCCAAAGTACTTATAATAGGGGTAGACACTATATAAGTTAGAACCATCACTAGATGTCTTTCCATCCTTTTTATAGTTCACTTCTCTACTTTTAGGAACTATGAAAAATTGTGTCCTTTTATTAAATGAGTCTACGTTAGCCCATTTAGAAGGTTCAGTACCTGACAGTGGGTCTCCTGGAACTTCTTTCCACTCAATAACTTCCCTTGACTTACTTATGAATATAAGTTTAATATTACTTTTGTAGGTATTGAATACCTTCTCAGTAATTATACCAGGACTAGGGTTGTTAGTATTATATTCAGCCCATGACTTGTCTAGTACGTTTAAATCATATAGACTACTCGGACCTTTAAACAGTGGACTATTTATTACTACTGTATCGTCCTTACTAT